ATCTCAACAGGAGCTTGGGCGTTTCAAATCAAAATTAGGGCAGCCACGCGGTTGTAATCGCGGGACGGTACTAAGACTAAATTGGATATATTTATTTGAGGTACCGTCCTGCACCTTTTTTGAAAGTGAATCTAACGGGGAAAAGGACATATTACTTGCTTATTAGTCGCATGCATCCCGGAGGGCCAGTTGCTGGAGTACCAGCGTCGGTCGGGAACCAAGTTGGGTTGGTCTCCGGTGACGGCGGGGATGATCTTCGAGCGGGAGTTGGCGGTGATGGGTGAGGACTTGCCCATGCTCAAGTGGCTCCTGGGAAAGGCTGGGGTGGATCTGAAGGCCCTAGTAGAAGCGGAGGACCTGGATGACCCCCTCGACGACGAGTGATCCCCAGTACCCGATCCATGAAAAGCTCCAGGCCGTCCAGGCGGAGTCTCAGGTGATCGGGGAATTTCTGGAATGGCTGGAGAGCCAGGGAGTTCACCTGGCGGTTTACTACGAGGAGCGGGGACTGTCCCCAGATCGGCGGAGCATCCAGACCGTGTTGGCGGACTACTACGACATCGATCTGGACGGGCTGGAGGCCGAGAAGAAAAACATGTTGGAGAAGGTGAGGAAGTCATGACTGAGACTGAGATCAAGTTGGCGGTGTTGGCCAGGATGCTCTGGACCACGACAACATGCAGTTGTACGCGGAGGACCCGGATCAGAGTCCAGGATCGGTTTTGTTGTCGAAACAAGCCGGTCAACGCAGAATGAGATGTTCTACGACGAGTCACCACTTGTACAAGTTGTTAAGACTCCAGCGATTGAAGTTGCACGGTTCCTTGAAAAGCTACCACCCCAAGAAGGTCTAGACTAAATTGGATATATTTATTTGAGGTACCGTCCTGCACCTTTTTCAAAAGTAATTGAACGAAGAGCGTAAATGTTTTTCAAGAAAATAAAAATTAAGGAGAGTGCAGATATCGGCGGCTTGCTTTTGCTCATCAAAGGCTGCACCAGTAAAGACCCCGCACGCATGGACATTGCCTCACAGTGTTTATTGTTAGCCGGTGTTCCTGCAGAGTACGCGGAAGGTGCGGTTGAACATGCTATGCACACTTGGCGCTATTACTTGCTTATTAGTCGCATGCACCCCGAATGTAGTCAGCGAGCTAATCTAAAGTCCGCCATCGGTCTAGCAGGACCGGCTAAGAAATACCTTAGTCGTAGAGATAGAGAAATTCAGAACAAGCATTTCAGATCACTGCATTACCAATTTCACCCGTTCCAACGGATACGGGATTCGCTTTTGCAGCGAATGGCGCGCACTGCAAAAAGGAGTACCCCTTAAAAAGGCGCTAGGCTGGGGATATTTGCTGTAACCCTCTTCCCTTTTCTCAAACTTTTGAATCCGGTCAGTGGCAATTAAAAGAGGGGCTGACCACCTTTATTCTTTTTCAAAAACTAATGTATAATGACTTTAGTCGGATCCCGCCTAGCTGGCAGTGGCGGAAAAGTAACACCAGCAGGTTGTGATGGTACCTTCCGCTGTGGGTGCCAGGCGTAACCAGGAGCCCTTCCCCGTGAGGGCTCCTACTTATCTTTTTTCTTGAAACCTAAGTGGGAGGACCTTATGAAAGACGAATTTAAGCAGAATTTGTTTACGGTAGGAACTGTAATGATCGTATTCGCGCTTATTTTGGGTTTCTTTTTTTTGGCTCTATCGACAATGACTTGAGGGAGATCCAACCCCTGCCCAAAATGTTGATCGGGTAGGTTTTCGTAGTCCTCAGAAACACCTGCCGTTGTTTATCGTCTAATAAGTCCGAGAGGTTGATTTTTCCCTGCCTCAAGAGCACCTCGGTCTCCGCTAGCTTGGCTGCAACAAAGGCGTCGGCTAAATCTGCGCTAATTTCGCAGTCCTTGACTACCTCTTTTGTCTTGCTCTTCTTTATTTCGCCCCTGAACTTCTCGAAGCTTACACCCCACCTTTGGGATACCTTGGGCTCAACAATCTCCTTAGGGGCGTTCCCAGAGCCTGTAGCGAACATTTTTAGCGAGTGGGGGTCGTATGCGCGGAAGGGAATGCGAGCATGAGCTAAGCTTAGCCTTAGCAAACAACCAGCTTCTCCCAAGTAGTGGGCTCCTTGGCTTTTTCCAACTGCGTAATCCTCTAACCCTGCATAATGGGGCTTAGCTTCTTTGATTATTTTCTTTAGATTTTTTCGAATAAATTCTAGACGCCACAAATTTCGTAGGTGCATGTCCTTTTTAATTTGGTGCGGGACCGTTAGTTTTACCCCGCGCTTGCTTAGTTTTGCCAATTTTGAAGAGGCTGTCCAATACCAATACTGGCTAAGCTTCCCGTCTACAAGTAGTACAGCCCCCGTGTGATTTAGAGCTAAGTCAATCCCTAATATTCTCAATCGTCCCATACGATCCCCACAATGCTTTCAATTACTTCTTTTGATCGTCGGGGAAACTTAGCGTGGAGTTGGTCTACGGTATACCCCTCCTGATAAAGTTGCTTGATTTTCTCAGGACAGCCCCAGTGGAAATGCATTCCGAGGCTAATCTCAGAACTAAACTTTTTCCCGCATTGTTGGCATTTCATTGGAAGATTATACGTGTATTACCACGAGTGGAATAGTAGAAGGCTCTTTGGCAGGAGTGTCTGCGATTCCTAAAATTATTTCGTGACCGCAGGACGGACATTGGTAAAGGTCTGCGGAACGGTAATATACTGCAGCACCGTTGCGATTGTACTCGATGGAAACCCCATTTTTCTTGCACCTATACTCGTTACCGCATTTTACGCAAATCGCTTCCATTAGTTTCTCCTAGTGATAAACTCGTTTGTTAATGTTGTAAAGGTCAATAACTTTTCCGATTGCCTGTGTGTGGGGGTCCGCAGAGTGCATGAATTTCTCATTCGTTACCTTGTTTTCAACAATTTCCCCGGACCGCTGGTAGTATTGGGTCGGATCGGAGTAAAGCTGAATCAACACTTCTTTTCTGCCTGGATCGTCAGCTAAGGAATCGGGAATTTTTTCGTCTTTTCTGAAAGTCGATTGCCACGCGGTTGAGATAAACCCAACGCATTTCGACTTAGGTGCAACCGACACCATTAAGTCAAAAACTTCGTTTTTGGAATCTAGTAGTAGGTGGTCTACTACTGTCAACGTTAGTCTGTCTTTGTAGTCGACGTAGTAGACAGAGGCGCTAAAGGCTTGGTCTTCGATCATCTCTTTAGCCATGTCCCATTGCTTCTCTGAAATTTCTTCAAGAGTGCAGTCCCCGACATTAACGACAAAGCCTTTGGCAAATGCTGTTTTCACGGTGTTCCCCTTACCAAGATTTGATTTCTTCGATGACTTCTTCTGGAAGCAGATCTACTAACCATTTCGACCCGTATCGGTACCCCCGATCTTCATACAGATCGGAGTTTTTCAAAACTATGCATGCCCCTGGGTAAGTATATTTTTCCTCGGTTAGCCTTTCTTTTACTTTTTGATTTTGTTCACGGGTACCTGCGTTTAGAGTGTTGAGGTGCCAACGATCCCAGATATCCAACAATCTCTTGAGCTTTTCTTCGGTGAGACTTTCGTCGTGAAAAATTAAGTCTTTATCTTCTAGTCTACTTCGTAGCTCTCCTTGTATTTGCCCTACACAAATGTAGTCTGTGTTTTTGAAATTCCAAATACCGCCGCTGATTCCTAACTCTAGGTGGCCTTTGATCGGTTCGAGATCAATTGAAATCCCTTTTTCTTTTTGGCGTAGCTCGATTTTGATCTCGACCACACGCCCCTTTTTGGTTTTGCAAACTAGCGTCTTTTTCATTCGTTTTCTGCCTCTCTTTCGTACATCAAACTTTGGGCTAAATCGTACCCGCCCAAACAATCTTCCGCCGCTCTTTGAGAATCAGTAATTTTTGTCAAAACCTCTTCGTAATGTTCCCACATTTTTTTCGACATTGCTGGTTCGATTGCAGACCACAAATCGCATATGTGCTCACGAGCCTCGTCCAACCAGCCGAGAATGTCGACCAATGCGGTCGTTTCTGCCGAAGCCTCCCGAACGGGAGACGATACAACGGCTTTTTCGCCGCAAAAAATGCAGAATTCTGTTGCCTCTCCAGAAATCCCGGTTGCGTTTTTGGAAAGTCGGACCGGCGAGGTCCACTTATTCTTGCAAGTCATACACTCTCTATCCCTTACTTGCATATTTCTTCTCCTTTTGCACAAACCTTGCAGAGCGGTAGGTTAGATTCTTTATGCCAATACCTGGTTAGGTTGTCACACTCGGAGCATTTTTTTAGGTCTCCGTTAGGGCCGCCCAGCCAACTTACTCTTCGTGTTTTTTTCATGCATGTTCCCACTAACTGGCGAGGTGCGTGTCGCCGCTCAATTTGATTCCGTCTTTGTTTCGCCAGTACGGCGCGATCCATTGCCACCTACGCAGCATACCTTTTGGCCCATGCACAACCCTTCGCCAGTGCCCCGGAACCCGTCTAGCGACCTTCAGGGCGGTCTGAGGACCGGTTGCCGATTGGTGCTCGTTGCTCTTACCGCCTTTACGGCGACTTACTTTTATTTTCTGCCCCAACAGAATTGTTAGTTCGGGGTCCAAACTAGCAAACCGTTGCTTAAGCTTTTTCTTTTTTGGAGACTTCTTGGGAAGCTTTTCGATGCGATCCCAAAGTTGGCGGGCTTCTTTGTTGGCGATCCAGTGCTCGCCAGGTTCGACGTGCGTCACATACAAGCTAAAATTCATTAGCCAGTAAAAAATATTTTTCCATTCCCGGATCATTAGGCTATTCGGGTCATCGTATTTAATTGAGTCGAAGGTTTCTTGCGCCGCGTTGACGGCGTCCTCGACCGATTTACCTGGATGGAGTTCTACGCGGAAATAGTTTACTGCGTCGTCCGCTACCGCGTCGCCCGCCATCGCTTTGTCTTCGCCAACAACCATCACCCGCCACACTCGATAAGGAGTGGTTGTTCCCGCCGAATGTCCGATGACTGCGCTTTTGTCGGGTGAGGAAAACTTTGCTATTTTTTTGTTGGTTCTTTCTTCTGTAAGGTATGCCCCTACGACTCGATGCCAACCACTTTGATCGTTGTAGGTGTACAGGTTGGCGGACTTGGGAATACTTACAAACTGACTCTCGTAAGGTAAAGTCAGGTCTTCGTTATTTACCCCTTTGAGGGTAGTGGCCCGTAGTTGCTCTGCCAACCCCGAGCTAACTTCGTACGTATGCTTACCCGCAATTTCGTACGCGCATACCTGGTAGTGCAGCACTGCACTAAAAGATAGATGTGCTCTCAGGTTTGCGAAGTCCCCTTCTGGGTGTAAAAGCTGACCAAAAAACGTTAGCGGGTCAGCAAACCTTCCGTTATCTACTAGATCCGTATAGGAATAAGTTTCACGGTCTAATATCTCCCTTATCAACTCCATCAAAAGAGCCGAAAAGGACATCCCGACTTCCATTTTGTTGTTTGCTTTTTCCAATAACCTCTGCAAAGCCTCTACCGAATCCTGCGCTTCTTGCAGGGTCTTGGTAGCCAGCCCGCTACGGGGGGCTACCATTTTGATAAATTGGCGGTAGTGAAAGCTCATCGTGTGTCCTCTAACAAAGACAGGCTTGTTTTGAAGATTTGGTCGAGGGGGTAGGGGTACTGCTGCATTAGTCTCAACAAAGGCGTTGCTTGTGGTCCTAGCTTATCCACGAGCACCAAAATGCTTTTGAGAGTGTTGCTGCACGGGGCATTGTTTTCTACCAGCATGACGAAGTCGCAAACTCTTGAGTGCAGCAAATACCTGTCGTTCATTTAGGTGATCTCCTTATTCTCAAGTGTAGATCTTAGTAGCACCAAAGTCAACAAAAATTAGTTTATGGCTAGCACAAAAGATCTTACCCCAAATCGTACAAAACCCCCGGTATTGACACGTTCAAAAAATCGGACCATAATACCACCCAGACGAGAGGAGTGAACCGTGACGAACGAAGAAAAGGCAAAAGTTTCAGAGTTACGCTGGCTACCGGCGCGAAAAATGTGGGAATTAGGGTTTTCGAAAAAAACGATTGCCCAAGTTTACGGGATTACCGAAAAATCCCTACGGGCGAGAATTCAAAAAATGCGAAAGCGGGGTTGGTTTCCGAAAAGAAATCCTCGGGCCGGGGGGCAAGGCTAACCAGGAGCATCCAGGTGAGCACCGGCCCGAGGAAACATTATTTTTCTTCCATCTTCTTGAAAAGCGGATCGCAAACTTGGATGTGCGCAGCCGCCAACATTGACTTCATGGACTTCAGGTGCGCCTCGCTTAGATTGATCGTTTTGCTTCTTCCATGGTCCCTGACGAACCTAACCTTTACCAACTTTGCAGTAAGGATTTCGTCAAAAAGTTGTTTGTATCGCTGTTTCTCCGTATCGTCTAAACTTAGCAACGGCTTATCTATCTGCAAAATGTGATTAGGAGGATTGTAGTCGGTTCGAATGTTTTTGTACTTAACTTCAATAGTAATAGGGGCATGATCATCGATCTTAAATATTAGCTGCGAGACACTTCCCATCTCTTGATCCACGAGCAGCGCGTACAGTCTGGTGTAGACTAGATTTTTGCCCTCGCCGTAATAAAAAGTAATTGAGGTTCTTCGAGTAAGTTTTTTGAAGTTTTTGCTGAAGTAGTATGTAGACCCCACCATTTCGTCTTTTTTGACAGACAATCTTTTCAGTTGTGCTTCCCCAAGCTTCCTAACGTCGTCTGGAAGTTTTGGAATCTGTGTGCATAAATTATTGTAGTTCATTTTTTCATCAAACGTTAGCTTTGTTTGATCGTGTTCTTTGAGTCTTTTTTCTTTCTCCTCGTCTGCAGCTCTTGTTACTTCGCAGCCACAAATGTGCAGTCGGTGGTTAAGTTTTCGAACCTGCCCCTTTAGCTCACGAACCTGGTCTTCAAGTTCCCAAACTTTTTTTGTGTCGCACGACGCGGCAACCAGTACGAGTACACCAATAATAAGGATACGCATGTTCTTACCCTCTCTTTGCAAAGACGCCAAACGAATTCTAACCGAGCTGTGATTTCAATTTTTGCTAGCGGTTCCACTGCCTTTTTCCTTTCGGCAGATCCGGAAATAGGAATAAATCGCTACTGTCCCGACCACCCCGATTAGCCAGGCAATCGCCATTTCGGGAAGTACCCCTTGGATAAAACCGTTTGTGATCTTGCCTCGCAAAGCTGCTTTGAAAAGTTGTTGTTGGAGCCCGGTTAGGAAAAGAAAGTAGTGGACGGCCCCGAGAGCAATTACCACTGCTACAATCCACATTGCCAAAGACGTAGGTTTTTTGTTACTGGACATTTCGCAACCTCCTAAGAATAATATTTCGGCAAAGATTGAAAAACTTCCGCTACACGCGGAAATTGCTTTTCGACGAGAGCGACCAAAACCCTATCTGCGATTCTGTGCCCCACTTCGATGTCTAACTCGGCGCATGCCTCGATAATGCGTACGCATTCCGTTTCGGTGTAGTTGACGTTGCAAATACAGATTTGTATTTTTTCGGGGTTGGGGTCCTGGCACACTGTCAGTACCCGTACTAACTGATCTTCGATCGTGCGTAAGTAATCTCCCTCTTGTAAATTTTCGACGTCTTGAGACCAACAAGAGATTACTAGCGTCTCGCGAAAACTTTCGGGGATATCAAAATAAACGGTATGGATTTTCATAGCAACACCCACCCTCCTAAAGTAAGGACAAGAACAAAAACGGACACCTTACTTTGCGCTGGCGATCCACTTCGCCAGCAATTCTTTTTGAATTGATAAGTTTTCTGGCAGTGCCCCATTGCCATCGAGAGCCGCAGAGATTACTTTGGCCTTTTCGGCCAAAAGCTCGTCCATCATCCTGTCAATTGTCGGTGGTCTCGTTGTCGGTGGTAGCAGGAGATAGGTAAGGTTGGCTCTTGATTGATTCAAGAGACTCAACCTCTCCTGCGCTCAATTGGGTGTTTTTGTAGTTGGCGGCGAGGCGCTTGGCCACCTTGATGGTGAGCACGTGCCGCACGGCTTCATCGCCGTGCATCCAGGACGCCACCGGGCTGGCATCCGCCGCTGACAGCCCAATATGGTCCTTTGGCCAATTGGGGTCCGTCAGCGCGAGCATTCGGCTGGCGATTGGGTAGAGTGTTTCGACCGCTGTACCGGGCTCTGCAGGTACTTCCGGCAAGCACGCCACGTGGGCGTACTTGTACACGCGGGTTTGGCACAGGCCGATTCTGTGCCAGAGAGCCCGAGTCTCCTCGAGCAACAGGGCGATCTCGTCGCCCTTTTCATATTTTTTACCACAGCAGGCGCATTGCCCGCTGTATTTACTCACATATTTCCTCACTTTCGCTCTCCCAGTTTGAAGCCTTGCCCTACTTCTAAGGCTAGCAAAATAATCCCTAGTAGTCAAGTAAAATTTGTAAAAAACCAAATAAACTTTAGTAAAGGATACAATAGGTTACAAAAAACTAAAGTTTTTTTGGGTGAAAACGAGGGCTAAAAAATCGTGCAGGTGTTGGTGATTGGTAGGGGTCCAGCAGGGGTCGGTGTGGTATCTAATCCAGTAATCAAGACAAACACCGCTGTTGTTGTGGCTGAATGAAAAGCTGTAGCAAGGGAATCGGCTTTGCTTGCAGCACTACCTCCCAGAATCGCAAACTCCGTCACCAATAGATTAGTTAGGGTCGAAGCTGTAACGGCACTAACCACAGAACTAATTTCCGAAGACCACAATCCAGTACCGCCTACGCTAGGGCACGCAGAAGCTGGTGTTGGCGAAAAGCCAATCGAGAACACAGCTCCGGTCCAATACGCAACAAATGCCGCGTCAAAGGCGTTTGCAGCCGCTGTAGCGTCCGACGAAGACTCCAAGCCGCTTTGCAGTGCACTGACGAAGCTCGCTGCGTTGGCGCTTACTAAAGAGTCTCCTGATACGTCTACTGCTGTACTGGCGTACGTGTTGTAAGCGTTTCCCCAGTTGCTGGCAGCAGCACCTAGATTAGCGGGGTAGCCCACAAAATTGGGATCAGAGCTATCAAAAAGTTTAGTTAACTCTTCAGCCAAAGTTGCTTGTGCTAAGGCCATTAGTCAACCAGTCCTTTTTCCAACGCCAGCCATTTCGGTATCGAAACCGTCTCTTCATCGGCCATTTCGATCTGAGATTTCGGAAGCCACAGTTCCAACCCGTCAATTATTAGTAGCAGTGCCAAATCGGTTTCTCTGAGAATTGTTTCTATCTCAAATTCGATAAGTTGGTCCATTTTGATCTCCTAAACCACTCGTAAGTTTTTGCTAGCCCCTCCGACAAACTAATGGTTGGGGACCATCCCAACCCACAAAGACGATCAATGTTCAGTACTTTTTTAGGCGTTCCGTCCGGCATTGCAGGATTAAATTTTAGCTTACCCGTATAACCTACCGCTTCTTTCAAAAGGGTAGCTAGTTCACTGATTGAAATTCCATACCCGCAACCGACGTTTAAGTAGCAAAGATCTTTGGGTTCGAATTCTTGCATCATTGTAACCAGGGCTTTTGCGCAATCGTCGACGTGCAAAAACTCCCGAATTGGATCGCCCGATCCCCACACCTCGACCTCTGGTTTGTGTTCTGTCTTTGCTTCGTGTATTTTTCGCATTAGCGCGGGTAGCACGTGGCTGCTTTGTAAATCAAAATTGTCTCCAGGCCCATAAAGATTGGTGGGCATCGCTGCAATGAAGTTGGTTTTATGCTGACGGTTTGAGCTTTGACACAGGGAGATACCAGCAATCTTAGCAATTGCGTAGGGTGCATTGGTTGGTTCAAGCGGTCCCGCTAACAAACTTTCCTCTCTGATTGGTTGATCTGCGTCTCTAGGGTAGATGCAACTACTTCCTAAGTAGAGAAGCTTGGTTGCTCCAAACTGTCTCGCGGCACTGATAACGTTCGACGAGATTTTTAGGTTTACTTCAATAAAATCTGAGGGGTAGGTGTTGTTTGCGTGGATTCCTCCGACCTTAGCAGCAGCAACAAAAACGTACTCCGGTTTTTCCTCTTCAAAAAAGTCATACGTTTCGTTGCTATTTGTTAGGTCAATCCGTTTCAAAACTAAGTTTTTGTATCCCTGTGACCTTAGCTCTCTAACTAACGCAGACCCTACCAAACCGGTTGAACCCGCAACGTAAACTACGGCATCTTTGTGCATTAATCCCTCCTTTAGCTTTCAAGAATATCCCAACAAGGATTAACGAGTGCAAGCGGTGATCCGGTAACTTAGCGGTATGGCACTCGAAGATTATGACGACTGTTTATGCAGTTGGGTGGGCACCGTAGGTGCCCCTGTTGCAAAACAGCTAAAAGCGTTTGTCGAATCAGTCAAAGCGATTGTAGAAGTCACAATTGCTTTTGAAGCCCTCTTGCGCAATGACTACGAGGATCGCTTAGCTGCAAAAGGACTCGAACTTAGTTTAGAATTGGCTAAGACACTGGTAGAGCCCGTTCAGCAACCGCTGAAGTACTTAGACAACCTAACTAGGCCTTACGCCGATTGCTCCCCAGTAGGAACTTTTTCAAAAGCAATACGTGACCTTGACTCGTTTGTTTTGGAAAGGGTCGAAGAAGCCGAGTTTGAAATCCAAAATTTCATCTTAGCTTTGGAAAAAAACTCTCAGCAACAGTCTCGCCTTACCGCCATTCTAGAAGTGCTGGAAGGGATTATCGAGGCGTTGGAGTATTGCTAATGGCCAGTACGACGCAATACGAACTAAAAGTCGATTTGCCGGTTGAAGGGCGATCAAAGTCAACCTTGAAACTTAGCCCAACCGGAGACCTTGAGCTTGTCGAAGGCACAGCTAAACTCCAAACTCAAATAATCCGCGCAATCGTCAATGACCAGGCTGGTAATCAAAATTGGCTCAATACAAAAACGTCAAACGTTCGGGCTATTCGAACCATGGTAGTAAACTTACTTAGGCAGTATCGACTAAAACAACTCAACTACGTCAATCGAAACGATCCCAACCTTACGGGGTACTCCGTTTGGAGACGTGCGGCAGGAACAAACGAAGAGTACGCTCGAATTTCCGGTAAGGGAATAAAATACTCGTTTGTAGATACAGACGTGTATAACGGAACAACTTATGACTACGGAATTACCAGAGTTTTCAACACGTCTTTTGAGTCTCCCTTTGTCGATACGTTTAGCCTCACCCCACAAGCCCAGGCGGCAACGTCTTCGACAGCCCAAGGGACTTACTCGGTTGCATTAGTTCAAAACAGTCAAGTTACGTTTTACGTAGACTACACAAAGACGTTTAAGGCAACAGAGATTTTGGATAAAATCATTGACGTTTTTGTTGTGCAGGAGACCGCGTTGAAGGGTGGGACAGATCCAAGAAAATACATCATAGACGTTAAACTGCAAGATTATGCAGGGACGCAAACTACAATTTCGCCTATCGGATCTCAGACTCCTTAGAGGGCAATAATGGCAGATACAAAGTCGATCCAGGTGCTGTTGGCAGAGATCAAAACTTTTTTGAGAGCGAAGAACCCGTATTTGGATGTCTCTGAAAATAGTTTGATTCAGGACTTGATTCTCACGCCCTACTCTGTTGCAGCTAAGCTTGTCCTTGACCAGGTGGAGGCAGTAAAAAACCTTCACATCCTTAGTGAGATCAGCGGGCAGGACTTAGAAAACGAAGCTTCGAATTTTAATTTGGTTAAGTTACCTGGGGATTTTGCCACAGCGAGTCTTACTTTTTACGCCGCAACAGCGCCCACTGAAGACGTTGTTATCCCAGCCGACGCACAGGTTAGAACAACAGGGACAGCTTTTTCAAACGCGATCACTTTCGAAGTAGACGCAGAAAACCGTTTTGCGGTTAGTGACGTTGGATCTTACTACTCTTTCGATCGCGGTCGCTACGAATTTACGGTAACCGCTACCGCAACAACAAGGGGTGTTATAGGCAACGTCGCATCTAACTTTTTGACGAGCTTGGTTACAAACGTAGATCAGATCGAAGGCGTTACTAATCTGTCTGCCGCCACAGGAGGTACCGACGAAGAAAGCGACGACGACCTTAGGGAGCGTGTCCGACTTTACAAAACAGGTAGAGCGCTTTCGACGCGCAACGGCTTGAGCCGTTATTTGCGCGGATTGGGGTTTGTTGACGCAGAAGTGATAAGAGCAGAAGAAGAAGGTTACGAAAGAGCTAATGGGGTTGATGCTTTTGTCGTTGACTACTCCACCGATACGCAAACAGATACGTTCAACTACAACCCGGCGCAAACAGAGTACTACCTAACGAAACGTCCGGTGCTAGCGGTGACGTCCGTTACAACACAGCAAATAGGTGCTCTAACAACATCTCAGTACAGCGCAAACGTTGACGAGACATCGCCTCTTCGTAGGAGTTACTACGCTCAAGACTACGTCTCCTTTAACACCTTGCCGATTGCGGTAGGATCGCAGATAAGCGTTACCTACACGTACGTTTCTCGTTTGCACAACTCGCAAGCAACGATCAACCAGCCAGCTCAACGTGTTTTGACCGCAGGCATCTTGCTAAAGAGAGCTTACCCACTAAGCCTAACCTTGAACGCAACGTTGACGCTAAAGGCCAATGCTGACGGACCTTCTACGCGCAATACGGTACGTAACGCCCTTAGTCAGTACGTTAGCGAACAATACCGTTTAGGTGATGGTTTGCAGAAGAGCGATTTAATTATCGTGCTGCAACAAGGCTACGGAGATTTTCCCGTAAACAATGTCGATGCCGTTACCCTGAATAGTTACCTTTTGACGGGTGAAAACGGTACAGTTTACCAACCCGTGAACGAACAAATCACCATTAGCAATAAGCAGCACATAGTTTACGGGTCTGCTGTGGTGGTGTAAAAATGCCTTCTGGTCAAGACGGCGCATTCCCTTCTTACTACCGCTCCGAAGCCACCGTAGAAGGCTTCGACGACGGAGCTTTTCCTGTTGTCTCGTTAGGAGGTTCGGGGCCAGGACCCGGTCCTGGTCCAGGCCCGAGCCCAACGCCGGGTGCAGGGACGTGGATGGCGGAAATGCTAATCGGCGGGGTTGTTGTGTGGTCTACCCCCTACTCTTTTGAGCAACAATCAATTACAGTACCTACCTCAAATTACGAAGGTCAGCAGTTGGTGCAGTTTAGGATTAGGAGGATTTCGTGAGCATCCATTGGGTAGCCACGACAGGAAACGATACTACCGGAAGTGGTAGTCGAGACAACCCTTACAAGACAATCGAAAAAGCTCTTACTGTTTTTGAAGACAAAGATCAGATTAGAATTTTAGACGGGACATACACACCGGTAGACTCTGTTGTGGTGTCTGGAAAAGAGGGAAGCATTTTTGCTGAAAACCCTCAAGCAGTTTACATCCAACCGCAAAAAACAACGGTGCATCGAGCTGGTGTTGTAATCCTCGACTCTCCGAGATTTTCGATCGTAGGAGTAAACATTCTGCAAGCAGCGGATTCTAGCGGAAACTTAATTGGTATCTACGCCGAAAGCGTACAAAACTTTATTTGTTTTACTTGTTCGGTCCAGGGATTTGTGGTTCCTAGTGGAGACGCTTACGGAATTTTCGCCGCTGGGTCAGGCAGGATAAAGGACTGCGACGTTGCGGATCTGTCTGCCAGAGACAATCTTTATGGGATCCGAACTCTAGGGTTAGACGTAATCGATTGTTCCGTTACTGAACTTTCGGGAGTGCAAGGCGACGTTTGGGGAATTTATGTCGACGGCGGTGCGTCGTGATCACTGCTTTGCTTTTAGAGGGATCAGGGAGCCTCCCGAAAAATGCGACCGTAGGGTCTTTAGTGGGACTTACCGGCCCTGCAGGTTACAAGCGCTACGAATGGACGTTGCTGTCTAAGCCCGAGAAATCTACAAAAGACATTGTGCCGACAACTGGAGTAAGCACAAGACTTCGTTCCGATGCTTTTGGGGCGTATCTAGTAAAACTTACTGTAGACCGTGATCTGCCAACGCAAAAAACGTGGACTTACTCTTTTTCCGTCCCGCAAACTGCAACTGGGGTTGTCGCTGAAGAGCCCTCTTTTTCAGGAACCTTTGGCGTAAAAAACGGTGGTTTTGAAAGCCCTGGGGAGCTTCCTGGCTACGCTAAGCATTGGGGGGTAACTGACACCGCAGGTGCTTTGCAAAACCTCGCAGGGATAACCCGAGGGCGTGTGGAGCCTACTAATTTTCGTACTGGTAACGGTCGCTATGCAATGTGCTTGGGCGACGAGTTGGGGGGAAGCGCATTCGGCTCTTCGTCAGTAGGATCAGTATTTGAAGTTAGTCAGGTAGTAGATCTTTCTGGTTCCGACTCCATACAGTTTCAAGCGAAAGAACTGTACGGTCCTGAACCTCCTGCAGGCTACGTGCCTCCTGGTGGTGGCGCTACTCCCCCAGACGATTCAGGCACTGTTACTTACACAGACCTTGGTGGCAATTTGTGGGAAGTAGAAATTACTATTACCACCCCTCCACAACCCCCAGACCAAGAAATATCATATTTTGGAATAGGTGGCAAAAACACGTTTCCTGAAACCAACGGTGTAAATTTTTCAGAAAGCTCGACGCAGTTGACTAGTAACGAAGTTGTACGAGGGTCAGACGCTATTGGTAAACATTATAGGCGGTGGCAGGCTCCTGTAACAGGAGATGTTGTATACGCCAAATTTTACAGCACCCCCAGGTATTATGGTTATTACGGTCAAAGAGAGTACAACCCAACCATAATTTATGTTGGTTATTCGGTTTACGGTTTGTCTGTGTCTGGGCCCATTATACAATCCTACGGGTGGTTGACTAACCCGTTTGGAACTGCTTTGTACATGTCTGGGGAAATTTGGGAACTCCCTTCTCCTGCAGCTAATCCTTTAGACTACATGGCAGCAGACGGGACTACCGGAATTAACGTTGGCAACCCAATGGTTGCGTATGCACCTACCGGACCTTGGTCTGTTCTAAAAGATGAGTGGCATACAATTCTAATTATAGGTTTTGGTCAGTATGATTGGATAAAAGTAGATGATATTAAACCGACCGTAACTTTGAGAGTGCAAGGGTAAGGGAGTTCAGATGGCAATTCCCGCTTTTTTTATCGATAACGTCACAGTAATAAAATCCGGTACTGTAGTGGTGCGAGGCAATAGAGTAACAAACCTGAAAAGTGACAATGCTTCGGTTACCGGAATTTATATTGCAAATTGCAAGTCGCTTCGGGCTTACCGCAACCAAGCGTCTACGCTATCAGCAAAACCTGATATCGACCCGTTTCGAGATCAAGAAGTGTCGATCGGAATGCAGTTGGTTAGTTGCGGTTTGTTGTCTGGAGGCGTACAGGGCACAGCAATACTTGTTTACAACACCCAAACGCGCTGCGACTTTGGATTGGTTGCTGGAAGCAGATCCAACCTTCCCAACATCTACAACAACACAACGTACAACTGCAACACCCATTTGTCGTTGGGGTCAGATACAGAACTAAAAAATATCAGCATGTCGAACGCTGAAGAGCATCGGTCATTCAACGCGGGTGTGGCAATCAATGCCTTGGGCACAGTGTCGATCGACAACTTCATCAAATACGGTGTAGCTAATTTTGACCCCGATATTACCCAAGGTGAAAACGCATACACCGAAAAGCCTTTGTTCATTGACGAAAAGAACGAAAACTTTACCCCTGACTACGTGTCTCCTGCTATTAACAAAGGTGTTGCAAATCCTTTGCAGACGACTTACGTCGACATCGGCGGGGTTACGACAAAGATCACAACAGAGGATACTGTCCAACCTGACTACCAATGGGACTTGCTTGACAACACTTTTTGGGATGTAGATAACGAAGACTCTGTTGAAATGGCCTTTATCCGCACGCTGCAAAGCCGTGTTGTGGGGGCAAACCAGGCAGCGTTGTTTTCGGCGGTGCGCGACTACAAGCTTTTAGATGCGGACAGTAACTTAGGTTTTTCTGAAGTATTTCCAACTTACTCTGTTTACGCAAACGAGAGCAGAACTAAGAAACGTGTTCAGGATCTCTGGTTTGCCGCGACTAATCCGGGGACAATTCAAGCGTTGCAGAATGCGATCGGTGGATACAACCGTTACCCGAGCTTTTTTAGACGGCTTGAAGACCGTCCAAATGCGTGGGTGATAGGAGCTAGCACCTTAGGCGTTGACAACGTCCTGCTGGGCCAGGACGGGCTTAGGTACGGTATTCAGATTGAGGTGCTCGGCACCAACACACTAAGCACGTCAGCGAGTGGGGAAGCTTACGATCTGGTGCAAAATTCGGTAGCGGACTTAGCTCCGACCCATTGGTTTCTGAGGGATGAAGCGCAACCAGAAAATTACATTATGTTCGCTGAGGACTACAACGGGCTCGAAAACAGCACGTTGAACAACATGCGGCTCAACGATGACAACGGAATTGAACCACAAGGAACGGGTTCGTGCTCGTTGATAAGCCCGTCAATTTCGACAACCACCGCACCTGTGTCTGGATCAACAATAACGGTTGCGGCGTCGGGGTACGAGCTAAGCGTCCTCGACAGGCTTTACAACCCAGATGTTTCAAGAAAAGTGTACTACCGCAAAGGAGACAGCACGGCAGAAGTTACTTCTTCGGATTGGACTGAAGTGACTTACCACATAGGGGAGTTACTAACGCTCGATAAACAGTTTATTCAATTTCGAGTAACGTTACAGGATGTGGAAAATACTTACGACTACGAATTTGTAAGCTTAGCTTTGAGACCTTATCAAGCAAAGAGAAACTGGCCTTCCGGATTCAGGCTTTTAGCCTAAGGAGCTACAATGGAACGAACTAAGTACTTCAACAACACGATCCCGACTGAGACCCAACTAAGTTGGACCGAAAGTTCTAGGTCCCGGTCGATCCTTAGGCGACAAGATGCGACAGCGCAGATGGGGATTGTTTCGGGATTTCAGATAACAATCAACTCTGCAGACTCGTCAAAGATCGATATCGCAGCAGGAACCGCGTACACAGGCGGTAAATTCAAGCAAACAGAAGTAACCGGAGATGGCATCGGTGAGCGTATTTCTACGCTTACTACCAGTGCGAGCGGGGGTAGCCTAAGCGGTTCGTATATCGTTCAGGGGTTGGGCTTAGCCAGCTACAGCAACGGCGAGTCTAACTATGTGGTTGTCAAATACACCGAAGAAGACACCGTCCCCCTATCCGAGGTTGATTACCCGTTTACCCAGCACAAGACAATTGTCTCCGAAAAGTACACCACCGAAGTCTACCGCGAAGCGGATTACAGCGCGCTTACGAACGAGCAAAAACAGACTAGGATCCTAGTAGGGATCGTGGTGGCGCGCGGCGCTGGGGTGGCGCTGTCGCTTGCAGACGTGACTCAGGTGGTCCAGCCCCGAACGCATCCTATCCCTTTGCAGCCGTCGAGTATTACAGGAGTCACGATAGAGACGATTTCGGATGAAACTACGATAGGAAATGCTACGCTACGGTACGAAGGGAGCACCAAAAAATTATATTGGACTGCGCCCGGTGATACCGAAGGGACAGGTGTTGCACCCACGTCTTCGGGAAATTTGGAGATATCTAGCGCGAACACGACATACACACTTCGTTTGACAATTGTGTACGGTAATCTACCGTCTGCGGACATAACCGAAACCATTACGATTCAAACGCTGTACGGTTCAATTATTCCCAGGTACAGTGCGGTCGATAGTCTTCACAGAGATTTGCAAGGGACGGGCATTCCAACGGCAACTAATCCTCACGCACTTAGCTTAAATGACATTACGGGCGGTACGTTCGACCATGCCGATGACTTTCATGTAAACGGCATAAGTGTTGATGCAGATACAACTCAATTAGCGACCGAGATCGATACGTTCAACGATCGGATTGTGATCACTAATTTGGGAGGAAGCAACAACAAATTTTTGATTGATGGCATTGATTACGAAACGATTGCTAATGTGGCCGCCGGGGTGAGCGCCTACGTAGAATTTGACACTACCCCCAATTCAGCCAGTGGCGAATATTTGATCTATCTCAATTCTGCAGGTGCTCAAAGTCAAGTTCAGATATCTGACACGGCGCTCTGGGATACTGATATTTACCTCATTGATATGCAAAATAACACTGCGGGCAATTGTACTATTACTTGGGATTCTACGACGCAAACTCTGTCGTACCAAGCGGCAACAGATGTAGCAGCAGGATCGGAAGTACCGGTTGTGTTGGATTCTAGTGGTAATCCCACCGGATACTATAAACTTTACTCAAACACGTTAGACAATTGGGTGATTGTTAGATGCGTGGGCGCATTAGGTGGTGACAACTCAACCACTTTTACAACCGCTATGAATAATATTGATCAGCCGAGCGAGCGAATTTTACGACTGGCGCTTGTCAACTGGGATTTGGTTACAGAAACGCTAAGCCATCTCAGAGACATTAGAGAATGGGCTACTGCAGATGTGCGCCTGAGAATTGACGAAGAGCACGATACAAATGGGGCGCATACGATACCCCTTAGAAATAAGCTTCAAGGAGCCGTCGAGACCGGTCCTGCTGCTTATTTCCGTGCAGTATCGGATACGGGAATTGAAGGTAGCGCTGGAAACGTTGGGGTCTACGGGCAAGCAGAAACAACTATTGGCGGCGGGTTCGTTGCATCTGACGTGGGAGTTAGCGCAAGTGCAACCAATACTGCTGTTTACGCAGAAGCTGCGGCGACTACAGCTATTTATGCCACGGCTCAAAGAAAAGCAATAGTTGCGGAAGCAGCGAGTGAGTATGGAATTATTGTATCCGCGTCTTACTACGCGGTAACTGCTCATGCAAGCAACTACGCCCATATTGCGACTGTTTCAGGCACTGTTCTGGGAACCCAGTATGGAGTTTATGTTGTTTGCGTAAATCAGGCTGCTGCAGGCACCGAGGTAGGTGTTTATGTGTACAACGGTGGTGCTACTCAAGATATTGGAGTATGGGCATTCAACCTCTCCGGAACCGGTATCTACGGTTATCAAGGGGGGGCTGTCGGAACTGGAGTTGTTGGAAGCGCCATTTTGATGACTGCAGTTGGTGTTGCTGCAATCCACGACAACACCACGGGCATTGGGCTTAGTTTAGAAGCTCGTATGAAATTTGAACACATCGAAGACACTGCAGCCAATGCGGAGTACGCCAGTTGGATACCAATTTACGATTCTAATGGCGATGTACGATACATTAAACTCTACACCCCGACCTAAGATTTTCTAGCGTCTTCCAAATTTGGTATCTTTTTTTCTTCGCATGCTGCTAGATCGAACCCCGCGTCTAACGTCTCAGAATCCACAACGCAAGTCTGGTTTGCGCAGTGCCAGTGCATGACCCCACCGGTTTTTAGGTTTTTGTATCCTGGCATAAATTTATGAATGCTTCCCACCGGGCGGTTGCAAGGCCAAAGAGGGCACTGGCAATTGCTGTTAGAAATGTTGATGTGATTTTCGTAACCGAAAAATTTAGGATCGGTTGCGTGAAACGCTACGATGCTCTTTAGTCTGAGGGCTGCGCTAACGTGCGCAAAAACAGAGTCAATCAAGATTCGGTGTTTCGCCAATGGCAATATTGAACAGGTATCGCGCATCGGCATTCCCAGAGCATTGTGCGTATTTTCAATCGGTGGATCGTTTGCCGCACCGATTTGGACAAAATCAAACTCGTTCGAATAGCTTCTAATAAATTTTTGCATTGTTTTGGATGGAATGCTTTTCAGACTCATAACTCCTTGTGTGTGTAGCAGCACAACCGGTTTTGTGAACTGCATCATCCATTCTTTGGCTGCACACTTCTCGAACTCTGTTATTACGTAGTCGGGAGGCTTCCCGTCGTATTCGACGTTGTTGACTCGGCAGATGTACTCGGGAAGCGTTTTTGAATTGAATCTCGGATAGTCAAAGAAAGCGTCATAAGGAAACCTGTCTTTGACAAATCTTAGCTCGTCGAGTTTGTGAGGTTCGATAAACTGATTAAATATTTCACGAATTTCGTGTTCGACTTGAAAGCTTAGCAACCGATCGATATGCGGGTTGCCGTACAACATGTGCGCCCACGTGCTGAGAACAATTAGTTCGTCCTCGGGATAGGTTTTTTTCAGTCCTCGGATTGTGGGGGTTGCCGCAACAACGTCCCCTGCACCACCTTGAATGATGTAGACGATTTTCATAATTGTCGGGAATTATTTTTCGGTTAGTTTTTTGAATGTGGCTAGTGCGGATTCGAAGATTTCGTTACGCTTGCTTTCGATTACGACTAGTTGACTTAGCAGATCGTTTTTTTGCGCGTCTTGGTCAGTAAGTTTTTCCAGACTGCAGATCCAACGGTTGTTTCGTTCTACCTCTTCCTTATGGGATTCGATTAACTGCTTATGGCGGTCAGCCACAGTGCGATCATACTCAATACGTACTGCGCGCCGTTGGTTGTCGTAGTTGACGACTTCTTCCCAAGTTTTTAGGGTGTTTATTGCCTGCTTAATTCCTACACGTGTCGACAATGTGTTATAAACTTCTTTCCATGGGCCTTGGATATCTGCATCGGTTATCGTATCTAATAGTTCGTACAATTCTTCAAGTGTTTTCTTTTCGTCGGTCATTTTTTCGTTCCTTTCAAAAAATGATTGCCGTTATTGCTCAACCCAATTGTTGTGCAAAACTTCGTTAGCAAATTGTGCAGTCTCGGGGTCGTCGACACATTTGTGGACGATTAGTTCTAAAGCTTTGCGGTAGTAGTTAGCTTTTAGCGTGTCTTGTAAATCGATCTTGGTAACCTTGTTTTTGGGGAATTCCTCCTGGTACTCTTCGATTGTCATGGTCTCGCCAAAATCTTCATCAATAAAATAAACTTCAGGCTCGCCCCAGTGGTTTTCTCGGTCTGTTGCTAATCGAGGTTTTTTCCCTGTCCCGTCAATGTCGCACGTGATCAAATAGTAACTCATTTTGCTACCTCACTAAGAATTTTATTGTAAAGCCGTACGTCACACATCTCGTTTGAGTTATGTTCTACTTGGCCACGAACAACACGACCATCCTGAACCCGCGTGAATGTGTACCCGTACTTTCTTTTGGGGCGTTTGACAACAGGAAAACCCGTTTCGTCAGTTATTGAGATCACACCGATTAGGGTGCCGCTGTATCTGATTTCGATTGTTTGCATTAGAAATCCTCTGTGACGCAAATGTTGTACGAACAATGGGCAACATTATTGGAGAGTTTTACGATTTTATCGACCTTGCCTGTTTGCAAGTTGAGTAGAAATACGGTTAGAGGAGAGGTACCAACTAAGTAACTGGCACCTGCGAAGTGGGTCATTCCTCGTTGCCAACCAGCTCTTGCAAAATGAACCGATCGGTGCTTAGTGCTGTGAACATTGGTAGAAATGGTTCTAACCCGCTTGTGTTTTTCCAAGCTGTAAATGCAAACGGATTGTCCTTGGGTGTTGTTGACTGCAATATTTCCATTCGGTAAAGAACAAATGTCGTGAGGGGCTCCAAGGCCACCGTCTTCGATTAGCAATTGGCAAGACCCGTTTTTATTCAACTCGTAGATTTGTTTGTTTTTGCAAGATAGAAAAAGAAGGTTGCCTTGATGTACACACAAGTTGTTGATGTGCATTGTGTCTTTGTCTTCATAAGGACCTAAGAATTTTTTCCAAAGCGTGTTGCCTTCAAAATCCACTTTTAGAATAAGATCTCGAAGAGAGCAAGAAATGGTAATTCCTTCGTCGTCTACTAAAATATCATGAATACCTGAAAATAACGGGTGCGTAATCGTTTGGACTAGGTTGAGGGTTCGGTCAAGTTTTCGAATTGTCGTAGCCGTTGCTACGTACAAAAAACCGTTGTGGTGTTTGATTCCTCTACAGCCTCGATTTCCCCCTCGTGGGTTCCAGAACCCTTCTTTTTCAATTGATGGCTCTGGTATGGCTACTTTTTGTTTTATGGTTCCTTCATACCAATTTAGCTCTAAAAGGTAGCCAGTGAGTTCTTTGTTTGACCCACGTTTGACGGTCGTCAAAAACACCCTTCTCATTTCAGGTGTCTCCTATTTCTTTTTCTCGATTCTCTTAAGAAGAGTCTTGCCGGTTTTGTTGATAAGTTTTCTCAGATCTCTTTCAAAGTCTCGGTGTATTTGGTTGGCTTCTGCCGCCCAAGCACGAATCTCTTTGTTCGAAACTTTTTCCTTTTTCGCGATTTCGGCAAGAACTGTTAGCTTAGCAAAAATACGACTTCTGTAAATAAGCCAAGCTTCATGGACTAGGTTTTCACCTAGAATTTTCTCGTTTTTGGGCATCTTTTATCAGCTCTTTACCTGCTGCGGTGATTATGTCTTTGAGTTCGTTCGACATGTACTCACGAAAGGCCTTGGCTTCTTTTATCCAAGCAACCACTTCTTTTTTGCTAGCTTTACGGGCGTCGTTTATCAAAAATGAAGAAAGCCCAATTAGGTCAACGTAGGCTTTTGTTCGCAGACCTGCAAAGTTAGCAATGTGGTTTTCAAGCATGGAGTTGCTCTAAGGTGATTATTTCGTTAGCTACTTCGTCCTTGACCAACCTAAACGGGTCGAGCTTTGGGTATCCGGAGGCTGTAGCGTGCCCACCTCCACTTAGTATCTTTGCGATGTCTGCAACATTGATTAGTTTTGTGGCTTCTTTTCGAGATCTCAAAGACACCGTAGAGTGTGTGACTATGGCAACGTATTCGATCTCAGGACACTTCTTGAGAATGGTGCTTGCTAACTGGCTGATGTCTTGAAACGCAACCACAACGGTAAAAGTGTTGCCCGCTAAATCCTGATAAAGAGGCAAGTCTTTTTGTAAGTACTTGCTGATTCGTTTTTCTTGGTTGCGCAACAGAGCTTCCACAACCTCTGTGTCAACAGCCCCGTGCGGTCCTCTGGTGATCAACCGATTAAAAAAACAATCACGACCTAAGAAATGAAGCATAAGGTTGAGGTGCTCTCCCCATTGTCGGTGAGGACTGTCGAGAAGCCAACAATCGTAGGCAGTCACTGCTTTGACAAAGTCAACCCAACGCTCCCAAATCTCGCCTACTTCGACCATGTGATCAAACATGATCTCGGTAGCCGACACTTTGAAATTGAAGACCGTTTTTGCTTCTGTCTTAGGTGTGGCGGTTTGATGATGATCGAAAATAATTAGCCTTGGGTCATCAACCTTTGTTGGGCAGAGATCGCTAATCAAAAGAACGTCTTTAGGGTGTTCTGCGAGTATTTTGGTTGCGTTGTCATCTACGTTGTACGGTTCGCAATAGTAAATGTCTCCCGCGTCTTTGTGGAATTTAGAAAACAAAGCGGCGCAAGCAACCCCGTCAAGGTCGGTGTGCGTAAGTAAATGGGTGGTCATACTAATCAGCCTCCGGGTTTTTTACGTGTCTTGTCCCGCAGAACGCCAATATTGTGTCTGCGAATACCGTCCACGTTTAGGCCTAAAGCAGAGAAGGTTGTCCGGTGGTGGTGCATTACAAACGTCCCTAAGCTCAAAACCAATTGCAACCCTGCAGACCGTAGGCGGTGACAATACTCGTCGTCGTCACCTAATCCATACCCGAAATCCTCACAAAGAACACCGTATCGATCAAAGGTCTCACGACGAAAAGCAGCACAGAAAAAACTTAGTGGAAGCTTCTTAGTGTCAATGTACCTTTTGCCAAAATTGCGATCTAAGTCGCGGGCGTACTCCCCAGGATTAGCTCGGTACGTGGGCAACCCCAATTGCCAACGTGCGTTTAGAGAGCACGCCTCCTGCCAAGCGATTTTGCTTTGGGTAATTGGGCCAACACATCCGACCTTAGGGTCTTTTGCCAAAGGGTAGATTAGTTTTTTATCCCAGTTGACTGTGACCTCGGTGTCGTTGTTTAGCAAGACGACGTACTTACCCTCTGCTTCTTTGATCCCCGCGTTGGTCCCTCTGACAAAACCTGTGTTGTGCTTGAAGCGCACCAGCTTGGTGTGCACACGGGGACACCTGGCTTGCTTCAAAATAATGTTGTGCTCCTCTTGTCGGGATCCGTTGTCCACCCAAACAATTTCATAAGGTGTCTTAGTCCATTTTCGTATCGAGGCAAAGCACCTGACAGTCAGAGTTGCTTGGTTGACCGTGGGGATCACAATACTTAGTTCGGGTACGAATCCGTCTTTATGGGGCATTTGCTGGTTTCCTTAGACGTGACGAGGGCCTTTATTTTTTCTTAGTTCACGATCCTTGAATTGGCGGTAGCCTGGTGCGTCGGGTTCTTCGCAATGGATTATTAGTTCTCCAGGGACGTGCCAAAACCCAACCCGGTAGCCGTGTTTGTAAGCTGCTTTGCTTACCCGAAAGTCGATTCCGTACAGAGCGCCTTTCGGGTGCCCCCCACACTGCAAAAACTTATCTCGTGGGCTTAGGCGACAAGCTCCGTTGACCAACCACTTGTGCCCCCAATTTGTGATTAGCCCGGTTCCACCTTTGATCTTGGCTTGGTACCCTCGGTCATCTCGGTACATCTGAGTACCGCTTCTGAGGGCAAAGGATGCTGTACCTGCCCATTGAAGGTCCCAAGACAGGTACAGTAGCTTTTCGTCGTCAATGAGCCTGTGGGCTCTTACAAGGCGTTGAGCAAAGTTACGTGGAACTTCTAAGTCGTCATCGATTTTGAGAAAGTATTGCCCTTCCCCCATGGCAGCGATGCGGTTGAATGCTTCCATGCCTAGGTTGCACGTGCTTCCAACGATTTTTATTTCTTGCGGGATAGATTTAGACCACTCCCAGAGCCAATCAAACGTGCCGTCGTTTGAAAAGTTATCCCAAATAATTATTTCTGCGTCGATGTCCCCAACGCGCTCAACGATCGAAGGAAGGTATTTTGCAGTGATCGGCAGGCGGTTGAACGTACAGACACCGATTGTAACTGCGTAGCTCATTTAACCGCTTCGAGGTTGAGGGAAATGTGAATGCCGCTGTCTTTGTCCATGTGAGGTACGTAAGCCTGGGAGTAGTCGTCGTAGTCCATATCGGCAAAAACTGTTCTCCAATCCCAACCACGTATCGTGTAAAACCCTGCATCGACTAAAACGTTAGTTAGGGTAGCAATATCGTAGCAAGTAGCGTGTTGCATTTTGACTTCGCCCGTGGTCCAATGCCCATACAAAGGACCAAGAATGTAATCAAGCTTCCCTGTCATTTTGTAAACGTCGCACAAAGCTGCAAAGTCAGGAACAGCTAAACGCAAAACGCCTTCTTTTTGCAGCACCCGCCGCCACTCATCTAACACGTCAGGGACTTGCTCTTTCGGAAAGTACTCAAACACATGAGAAGCATAGATTAGCTCAACGGACTCCGATTCGAAATTGGTTAGGTCCGTTATACTTTGACAATAGTCGATATGCGGCCCGCAATCGTAAGAGACATCGACATGTACAAAGCCTGGCAAATAACGTTTTCCACAACCTAGATGCAATTTCATAGCTTTTTTAGTACCTCGCAGACTGAGTCGATTTCCTCTTTTTCCAAGCAGCACGAAGAAGGCAACCACAAACCTCTTTCCGAAATGTTTTTGGAGTTACTTAATCCGTTGGTTTGCGGGAGGTAAGATCCGTTTAGTCCTGAAAACACAGGTTGTGTACTAAGGATCGGGTAGAAAGGTCGTGATCCAATTTGTTTGCCTTTCAAGACTTGTCCAACGTAGTCGCGATCCGTTTTGTCTTTGCAAAGAATCTCGACGAACCAAGGAACGTAGCCCTCGCAATTACCCTCTGGAATTTCGAAGCGAGTGTCTTTTAGGTTAGATCGATACCTGCGTAGTATGTCTCGTTTGATGCTGGTTCGCACTTCGATCGTACTAAGTTGTGAAATGCCTAAAGAAGCTTGCAGATCGGTGAACTTGTAGTTCATCCCAAAGGCAGTGTGTAAATCTACACCCGGCTCTACCCGACCGAAATCTTTTAGTTGGCGAATAGCTTTCGTTACCTCTTTGTTGTTCGTTACAATTGCACCGCCTTGACCGGTCGTTATTATTTTGTGTGGTGTGAACGAGTAAACACCAATATCGCCAATGGTTCCTACGTACTTTTCCTTGTCAGTTTTCGATCCAAAGGCTTGGCAAGCATCTTCTATCAAGTACGTGTTTGAGCTTTTACATTTTTTGGCTAACTTTTCCAGCCCGTCAGATCTGCCATTAATTGCAACGTAGATAACAGCATCGCACGGTTCTAGTTTTTTCAGATCCAAACAAAAACTTTTGGGGTCAACGTCAGCAACAATGGGCTGTGCTCCTGCTGCAATTACCGCGTTGATCGTTGCGATCATTGTGTAGTTGGGGACGATGACTCTTTTTCTCCTAAGCTCAAGAGCCTCCAAAGCTAAGTAAAGAGCAGTCGTTCCGCTAGGGACCATAGTTGCGTATCGAGAACCTACGTAGCTTGCAATCTCGGCTTCGAAAATGTTTGTGGTTTTATGCTCTGTGATCCACCCGCCAGATTTGAGATACAGATTTACTAAGTCTTGGTCCTTTGGGGTTATCCAGGGTTCGATTTGAGGAATCACTTGATAAGCTCCCGATCTTCGGAATCGGATTTGACTTTGTAGCTTCCGGCTTTTACCTCAAGCATTGCTGCCGGTCCTTGAATAACTTCGTAACCCACGCCTCCTGCTAAGTACGTGTAAAAGTCTCCAGGGCGTAAGTGCTGTTGATGCACAACTCTGCGGTCGTTGCCGTAAACAACTAGCTTCAGCAATCCGCGAAACACGAACAAGACTTCTTGGGTTTGTGAAATCACACGCGGGCGGTACAGATGTGCGTGAGGTTTTAGGTTGTCTCCTGTTTGGCGCAAAAACTTAGCAACTTGGATATCTTGTTTTGGGTCTGTAATAAACTCCAAAGGATCGACACACGTATGCAGGCTGTCTACAATCCCCAAAAGCTCTCCATCGTTTCCTACTATCTTAGTCACAGCTTGCTCCGATGCTCTTTCATCGAGCACTCGATCATTTCATCAATCAAGTCTTGTACTGTGATTTCGGGTTCCCAGCCGATCTCTTTTTTGATTTTAGTTGGGTCTCCTTGCAACGCAGGAACCTCTTTAGGTCGGGTGTATCGAGAGTCGTACCGTACGTACTTTTCCCAGTCCATATCAAGCTTCTCGAACACCTTGATCAAGAACTCTTTGACTGAATAGATTTCGTGTGTGGCAACAAGCCAGTCTCCTGGTGTGTCGTGTTCCATCATCATAAAAATGGCACGCATATAATCTTTGCTGTGGCCCCAGTCACGCTTAGCTTCGAGGTTGCCTAACACCAATTCTTTTTGCAGCCCCAATTTGATCCGTACTGCAGAATCGACGATCTTTGCAGTCACAAAGTTTTTTCCACGACGTGGCGACTCGTGGTTGTGCAATATCCCATTTGTCGCATGGATGCCGTAGCCGTCTCTGTAGGTTCGTACCAGCCAGTACGCAGCAAGCTTTGCAGCACCATACGGACTGCAAGGGTGAAAACACGTCTCTTCGTTTTGAGGGGGAGGGCTCATACCAAACATTTCAGAACTGCTGGCTTGATAAAACCGGGTTTTCTTCGTCAAACCTAATTTACGAATTGCTTCAAGCAACCGCAGGGGACCAATAGCGTTGACGTCCATTGTGTAGATCGGTGTGTCAAAGCTAACTCTAACGTGGCTCATTGCAGCTAGGTTGAACACCACGTCAGGACGTAGATCGTACAGCACCTGGTCAGCTTCTTCTGCCAAGTCTCCGTAAACCACATTTATTTTTTCTCTTGGAAAAAGCAAATGGTCAATACGTTCGGTGTTGAACGTAGATGCCCGACGCATCAAACCGTACACTTCCCAACCCTTTTCTAAGAGCAACTCTGAAAGGTAAGATCCGTCTTGTCCTGTAATGCCTGTGATCAAAGCCCGTTTCATACTTTCCCCTTCACAATATCGAGAAGTTGATCTGCTCTGTTGGCGTAGGTGTGTTCCGCCAAAATTAGTTTTTGGCCTGCTTTAGCAATTGCTTTGCGTGCATCGTCGTGTGCAAGGTAGTAAGTGAAACGGTGTTTGAAGGTTCCCCAATCTCGGTAGTAGCAGACATGACGGTTGTGCTTGAAAAGTTTTTCGATTCCTGGGTTGTTGTCCATAAGTAAAAAACCGCCAGCCCCCATAACAAGAAAGACTCGGTCGTTTAGATAACCCGGAGCTTGTCTTACGTGGTTGCTAATGTTGATCCGTGACGAAGCAAAAAGATTATGAAGGTCCCGCCAATTCTTGAAAACACCCTTGTAGTAAGGCCTCAAAAACGGGTCGCCTTGAAACAGGCTGCTTGACCCTTTTTTTGTCCATGCAGCAGCACCGAAGATTTTTAGTGAATGCCCTTGTTCTGCGATCCACCGCATAATCTTAGCCCGAGGGATATTTGTTGTTTTGTACGGGGAGCCAACAAAAATAACATCCGTCTTAGAGGCTCGGGGAGTCACTGAACGCTCAATCGAGTCCCAAGCAGGGTAGAAGGTGTGGGGTTCGATCCCAACCTCTCTGTACGGTTTGTGGACGTTTGAGCACGTCAACGCAACATCGTATCCTCGATGCATTTGGAGATTTCGAAAAGTGGGGATAAAAAAAGGGTCGTCTTGCGACCAATAAACCATAAGCCCCACCATTTTTTTGATCTTCAAGTTGGTCTCGGGCCAAATGTGTTTGTTTTTTGCAAACCCTTTTGAACAAATGTAGACGTCCGGTTTGTGCTCTTGGATTAGTTGCGGAAGGATTTTTTGATTGTACTCCTGCCAGCGTTGGTCTTTGTTGACGTATTTCCGAAATTGGCAGTTGTGTTTAACAACCTGGTGGCCACGGTCTTCAAGAGTCTTGACAAGTTGGGTGTAGCCACCAACGTTAAATAAAAATTTCATTCCTCAACCTCGCGTACCGCAACCATCGTTGCGACCGAGAACATGCGTATTTGCATGCTTTGTTGGCACACACCAATTACCATGAGTCCGTTCTTCGTCTGTTTGAATCCCATCGGCTGTAACGCTCTTTGTGCGCCCTTGTAGAGAAAACTAACTTTTTTGTGGTTCTTGATCGCTTGTGCGATTTCCAACAAAGGCTCGTGTGCGATATCTTGATTTTTAGGGCCTTGGGTTTTTCCACCCGACTTGTCTTTGACAACAAGGCCACCAGGTAAGGTCTGGGTGGCTCCTGAGGCCTTTTTACGTGGGGCCTTTTTCTGGTCTGGCTTATCCGGCTTTGTTGGAAACTTAGTTCTCCCGATAGCCATTAGATCCAATCCCAGCGCTGAAAACTTTCTGAGTTCGCAATGTCGAAAGTAATCTTCATTGTGCTGACAGACCCGATCAAATGATCAAAGTTGTTTTCGTTAGGTTTGATTCTTTCTTCCTTGAAATGTGCCGTAACTACCCAAAGCCCGCCGCTCTCTACCTCTGTTAGCCCCAGACCCGCGAAGAGCAGCGTTAGGTCCGGTGATGCGTTCCAGGCTGCTCGAAGGCCACAGAAGCAATCCTGGGGCTCCTGAAAGGCCAACGGTAGGCAGTGTCCATCTTCGAGTTTGCCGGGGTTGTGAACCGCAAGAAGTACCTTACATGTAACTGCCATTTAGTTAGCTCCAAAGTAGCGCCAAGCAAATTCATTTGCGTTGCGATAGGACACAGGTGTTCCAGCATCGTGCCAAGCGCCTGTGAATAGGTAGTAGCTTAGTTTTTTATTTTGCAGGAAATGAAGGTTAACGTCGGTAATTTCCAACTCACCTCGATCGCTAGGCTCCAATTCCCGAATCGTGTCGAACACACTAGGCGGATAGACGTAACACCCAGTAACCGCAAAGAGCGCATTGTTTTTTGAAAGCTCCAAAAGGTAATCAGTAGAAGGCTTTTCGATTATCTTGCTAATTTGGCAAGAGTCACCAGGTAAAACCGCAACGCCAAACCGCTTGAGCCTTTCAAGATCGATATTTGCTAAGACAACTACCCCGTGATCTTTGTTTTTGTAGAATTCTGTTAGCACAGCATTGAGAGGGTTTTCAAAAACGTTGTCGCCTAACAAGACACAGATTGGATCCCAACCAGCGAAGTTTTCTGCAAGGCCTAGCGCTTGAGCAATTCCACCGGCCTCGTCTTGTACGCGGTAAGTAAAGTGTAAATCAAACTCCTTACCTGACCCCAAGGATTGAACGACCGCTCCCATGTGTTCGCATCCAGTAACAATCAACACCTGTTCAATTCCCATTTTTTTCATTTGAAAAATTGAACGGTAGATCATTGGCTGGGGACCGATAGGAAGTAGGTGTTTGTTGGTGGCTTTTGTTAGAGGAGTTAGTCTTGAACCTGTTCCGCCCGCAAGAATTACGCCTTTCATACGCATGTCTCCGCTAAAACAAGAAGTAGTACAGGCAAAGTAATACTAAGCAAAAAGACGACGTCGAAAATAAGATCGTCTCTGTCACCCATTGTCCAAAACCGAATAAAGTAAAACCGCTTCTGCTGTTAGCAAAACAGCACCAGTTGCAACCCAAAACCAAGGATTGCGATACCACACGTCGCTATTGTCTAGTTGTCCTTCCAAATTTGCATTGTACGTAGACAAAACCTTCAATCTTTCGTTCAGTAGCGTATTTTGCCCCTCAAGTGTTTTTATTTGTTTACTTTTGTTGTTGATTAGTTTTTTCAATGCTTCCATTTTCTTTTCAACGTGAGGCATCTTCAAATCAAGTTGGAGCAAGTAAATCGAGTCGTCTGAGGTAAAACAAACAAACTCCTTACCGTCAAACTTTTTGGCCCGCACATCTTCAAAAACAGTGAGGGACAGGAGGGCAAAAACCCAAATCATTGTTTTCTCCTAAGCCCAATCTCACGAAACTTAGCTGCTATCTCTTCGTTTGACATGTAAGGGTCGATACGTTCTAAGTCTTTTTTTAGTTTAGCTTCTATTTTCAACAGTTCTTCATTTAGCTCTATGTCTACTTCTCTAAGTTCTACAAGTTCGTTTCGCTTTAGCTGGTACTGCTTTGAAAGACGTTGCATTTCTAACTTAGCTTTTTGTTCGACTAATCTTTGTTCTAGGCGATTTATTTGAGAAGACTTGCGCCACAAAATAAGCGCCAGAACTGCTATTATCGCCGCAAGGCCCGCTACCCACCAACGTTTGAGGGTGTTTAGCATCTTTCCTCCATGTCGCGAATGCAGTGCTCCAAACCCTCGTTGAGGGACACAACGGGCTTCCAATCTAAGGTAGTACGAGCCTTGTTTGAATTTAGTGCATACCTAAGATCATGGCCTGGTCTGTCATCGACATACTCAACGTAGTCTTTCCAAAACACCCCGAGGTTGTCACAAATAATTTTTACTAAACTAATGTTGCTAACTCTTTTTCCAGAACCGAAGTTGAAGATCTGACCCTGCGCGGTTTTTTTGTTCTGGATTACTTTTTGGATTCCACGCACGAAGTCTTCGACGTAGAGCCATTCTCTAAGGTTTTGGCCGGTTCCGTAGACAGGTATTTTTTTGCGCTTCAGGATCGCCTCTATGACCGTTGGGATAAACTTTTCTGTGTGCTGTCCTGGACCGTAGTTGTTGGTCGCTCTTACGATCGTAAAGCAGAAGTCTCCGTAGGTTCGTGCACACGCTAGAAGCCACAAATCAGCAGATGTTTTTGTGGCACTGTACGGGTTGCTCGGTTTTAGTCGATCGTCTTCGACAAACTCGTATGAGTCCTCTAAACCGGTGTCTCCATATACCTCGTCTGTGGAGATTTGAATCAAATGGATATTGAGATTACTTTTTCTAACGGCTTCGAGTATTTTTTGTACTCCTGTGTAGTTGCTGCGACTAAACTTTCCGATCCCCGCTATTGAGTTGTCGACGTGGGTCTCTGCGGCAAAGTTGATTAGTACGTCGGGTCGTTCTGCCTTCAAAATCTTGTGCCAATCAAGCTTAGAAATATCTTCTTGGTAGTACTCGATAGAAGGGCTTACACGCCTCAAATCAGCAGCGTAAGTGAGGTTGTCAACAATAACGACACGGTTCGTTGGAGATAAGTAGTTAACCGCGTGCGACCCGATAAAGCCAAACCCACCCGTAATAAGTAAGCGCATATCCGAATCCTTGAAAAGGGTATTTCATTGGACATACCAGGTATTAGATTTTAGAAACTGATCCCAAGATTTAGCTTGCTTATCTTTTTCAGAAACTAAGGCAGCTTCAGGGAAAGGCCAATCTATTTTTAGAATTGGGTCGTCCCACGCAATAGTTCCCTCTTCTTGCGGGTTGTAGTAATCCGTAACCATGTATTCGACTGCAGTGTTTTCACGCAGTGCTTGAAAGCCGTGAGCAAACCCCGCAGGGATCCAAAGCATGTTTTGATGCTTGGCGCTTAGTATTGCGTGCGTCCACTGTCCACAATTAGGACCGTACAAACAAACTGCAACGTCGAAGATTCTTCCTTCTACAACCCGAACTAACTTACCTTGGTACCTTTGGTAGTGCAGTCCTCTAACGGTGTGGATCTTCGATTTGCTTAGGTTGGTTTGATAAAAACTGAAAGGTACCCACTTCTGAAAGTCTCGAAAGGCATACACCTCTGCAAATAGCCCACGATCGTCGTTGAAAATAGTCGGGAAAAACTCATAAACTTCGTGAGGTGTGTGCTGTAAGACACGTTCGATAGGCATGGGGCTACCCCCTACCGAGATAGTGAATCTAACTTAGTGTGAATTTTTATAAGTAAGGCATGTGCTTCCACAATCGCTGCTTCTTCGGGGTCAAGCTCCCCTGAATCAACAAATCCTTGAAGAAGCTTTGCTGTAGTCCCATTAGCGTTGCTGACTGCTTGAATGTACTCCGTCAAAGACTTTTGCATCGTAAAGGCCCTTTCAACGTAGCCTACGTTCGTCTAACTTATCTATCTTTCGGTAAACCGCTTCTAACTGAGAGTTGATGGCTTGCATTTCTCTAATTACGTCCGCACGTCGGGCAAACTTTTCGAGAAATTCGCTCTTTAGCTCACTGAGATCAGAAATCTTAGTTTGAAGCGCTTCTACTATTTTCTGTGCGGTTTGCAGTTCGATTAGGGACTTTGTTGATTCTCGATCCGAAGCGTCAAGTTCCTTGCACGTCTGCATTATAGCATCTATCCTGCGGTTGATCGATTCGAACTTTTTGGTCATTTCTTGAAGGCTAGTGTCTTGTGCAGACGCAACTCTGCCGAACAAGTAGCGCAACCACGCTCCGATAATCAGGGCGAAAAAGCTTACGCTTAGTCCGAGAATTGTCAGAATCTGGTTGCTCATTCACCTCTCCAAAATCAGATTGAATACTACCTTTATGAACCTTTTTAGTTCGTCTCCTTTAATCGGCTTGGCAAAACCATCCGTCGCCCCCCGACGAATAGACTCGTATCTAATATCAATGCCATCGATTGCGGTGATCACTAGTACAGGTAGTTGGGATCGGGATTTATCTTTTCTCAGTACTTTGATTAGTTCCCACCCGTCCATTTTAGCCATTAGAATGTCAGTGATCACAAGCTCGTAGTTGCGGGTCTCTATGTACTTCAGCGCCTCTGCGGCGCTCTTGGCGTGGTCAAAGCGCATTTCCCAAGTGCTTTGGTAATACTTCTTCTTAGCCGCTTGCAGCACATCTTGAACAAAGGTTGCTGTAGCAGTATCGTCTTCAACGATTAGGATCCTAGCCATTGTTCAATCCTTTTGGTTGAAGAGGGCGTTTACTTTTACCATCTCTTTTGTAGTAAGGTTGCCGCCAAGAAAATGACGAAAGTTGTCCATAGGCATGTTCGGACAAGTTTTGGTTGTACCAGGAACCTCTTTGTGGCCGATAACGTTTTTGATCTTTAAGTTGTGTTCGTTGCAAAGCCTGTTTATCAACATTTGAGAGCTAGCAAGTTGCTTCTCGGTAAAATTGCCATCTCCTACTAAGCAGACTCCAATGGTGTCTCTGTTTCTGCCGTAGGCGTGTGCTCCTACTTCGTAAGGCTCGATGATGTGGTTGTGGTCGAGCGGTCTGCCAATCTCAATCGTACCGTCAAACCAATCCCAAAAAACGTCTTTGTATGGATGCCCGTTGCCGATAACAAAGTGGTACCCAACCATCGTAAAGTTTCTGTCACGATGCCATCGATCAAAAAGAATTGCGCAACCGTAAGATAGCTTACCGGAACAATGCACCACAATTCCGCTTATCGAACGTGACAGCATTACAAATACTCCCGACTAAACAATTTCATTGATCGCTGAAATAAGGTGTTTACAAAGGGTTCTGTCGAGTAAAGGGTCTCTGATAGAGGGAAACCGCCCTTCGGGACCTCTAGAACGGTCGAAGCGAGCTAAGTCGCGGTTTCCGGCGTCTAGTTGGTCAACGATATAGGCAGACCCCCAATACAAAAACGCAGGACAGTCACACGCAACGCCAACGTCTGACACTAGGATTTCAGGGTATGCGTCGACAACCTCGTCCCAACTGTCTGCCTCTAAAGCCTCTTCAGGAGCAAGTATGTTCCAGTCAAGAATAGCAATGACCTGGCTCCAAGCTCTGTTAGATCCCGCACACTGCGTAGAGCACTCAAACACTCCATCTTCGATCACAAACTCCACGTTCGACGAACACCGTCTAGAACGGCTTTCTGACTTATTGTCAACAGCTCTGATCAAGTCTTGAAGAGACATCGCTTGAATGAGCATCATATTACTTTCTCCAGCTCTGCTAGGGTTGTTGCGGCCCTGGACAACTGTTCTCTGCGCAGTTCTACAATACGTTCTTTGTATTGGTTGGTAACTCTGCGCAACAGATCCGACATTATGCCCTCGGGCACGTTGTAGTTAGTTTTTCTAAGCTCTGTGATCAAATCACTTTGAATCAGCATAAACGTTTGCTTCAACGTTTCATTTACTTCTGAAAGGGCTCTGTCGATCGTCTCTTCCAAAAACCTTAGTACCATTACCTTAGGAGCACGCAGAGCGTTTACGTCTTTGAGCTGTTCCCGCCCCATCTCGTGCATCTTTGCCAAAACGTTCAAGCGGGAAAGCGGTTCTAAGTCACTAAGCTCTAGAAGAAGGTCTAGTTCAAAATTTGGGTTAGAGATTACTTTGTTGAAGACCTTGTCGACCTTATTGACGTAGTCCGCCGTCATTTTGGTGAGGCGCTGGTAGGCAGTATTGATTTGCTCGTTTTGTCCAAAATCGGTAGGAAGAGGCCCAGTGTTATCCAAAATCTCTGCGATAGGCTTTTTCTTCGATTCTTTTTTGATTAGGTACCGGGATTGATCGATGTGACGTTTGAAGTGATCCGCTGCTTTTGCGTAGCTAATGTTCAGCCCGTATTTTTCTTTTAGGGTTTTTCGGATCTCTGTGTAGCCTATTTTGTGGATGAACCGCATGTCGTGTAAGTTTTTTAGGTCGTCGTAAGGTAGGTTACAGAGCTTACAGGCTGGATCTGCGTTAGGTACCTCCGAACGGTTTTTCTTCGGAATGGTCATAGTAGGAACTCTCTTTTCGTTTCGTGGGCACTGCTTTAGATCTCGATTTCTACGTCCGGTGCTTTTTCTTGCTCAACGATCAATTCCACAAGTTGCCGATACATTCCTTCGAGTGTGTCTGCTAGGGTGTCTTCTTGAATGTCCCTAAGCAACGTAATCGCTTTGAGCAACTGGTTACTGGCCTTTTCAAGTTTGACCAGTTCCATAACTTACTTCCGTGTGCGCAGAAGCTTAGCTGCAGCTTCGAGGTGCTTCGAAGCTCGTTCCAACTTAGCTTTTTTCTCAGACGCAGAAGCCGGTTTACGGCTTTTCAAACGAGCACGCATCTTAGCCCGTTGTAGGAACCGGTCGAAGTTGGGGTTTTTCACCCTACGTGCGCGTCGACGAGACCGAGACAGGGCCTCACGAGGCGATGCTGTACGTCTGAGGGGCTTCTTAGTGCGTGTAGCCCTTCGGGCGAGGGCCCGACGTCGGCTGCGGATAGGGCGTTTTGTAGCGCGTCGACGAGGAAGACGTTTAGAAGTTTTTCGGCTTCGCTTTGAAGCGTAGAACTCCTCATCATCGTCCATTTCGATTAGTACCAAATCACCCTGATAAAACTCCCAGAGCAGGCCCTCTTCGGTATTGTCGTTCAACACGTCCAACGCTTCGTCTTCTTCCGAAGCGTCGTCAGACATGGGACCCCGGAGTTCTTTCGCCAAACTCGAATGCCCCATTTCCTTCATAAGGTCCGCTAGTACTTCGCGGATGTGGCTATGACCCAAAACACCGTCAGCCCAAACACCTGCATCTTCAGAAGTAAAAAAAGCAGCATTGCGTTTCATAGAAGCGTACCTCCCTTGTATCTCGTCACGCTTTTTCTGCGTCAGTTCGTTGTACCAAATATCGCCCACAGTTTTTTTAACCTGGTCTTTTGAATAGTCGGGGTTGCCCGAACTAATCTCTTTGACCATTTTGTCCCACCACTGTTTAGGTGGTTTTGCGTCTTGAGGCATTAGTATCTCCAGTGGTAATTCTCAAACACTGTAGAGTTTGGTTTTGCGCTGCTGTCTCCTGGGATATCGTAAAGCGGTAGCGGAGATTGCCTTACGTTATTTCTGCCGGATTGACTGTCGCGGAACATGTTTTTGAAGCTAGGACGTACCTTAGGCTCAACGTGCAAAGAAGCTAAGCTTTCCATCGATACCGTTGCTTTTTGATTTCCCAGATTCATAATCGAGGGGGAGTACACAACCCCTCTTCGAATAGGGACAAAAAACGATACCCTTTTTTTGTAGGCACCAGCGACTTCTGCAAAAACTTCAACTGTCGCTTCTCCTAAGTAGTTGCCGCGATCAAATCCTCTAAGTGTTCCTGGAAATACCTCTGCAACGACGTCCGCCTCGTCGAGAAAGTCTCGCAAAAATTCTGTGGCTTCGTAGGCAATCCACTTTACCTTCTCGTTGTGGCTTGCCTCTGCCGTTAGAATGCGATCGTCGTACAGTTCTCGTCTCATGGCATTTTCACGTTTTCCAAATCGCTGGGGGTAACCTTCATAATCTGAAACGGGTCCAGGGCAACGAGATACATGTCTTCGTCAACTAAATAGTCAACGACTTTACCGACGCGGTCTTTGCCTTTTAGCATGACCATGTCTTGTATCTGGAAGGGGATCTTTTTCGCCTTGACGAGGTGTCTAACTTCTGCGGAGTGTTCATTCCACGTTTGCTCACCCGCAGCGATACGTTCTAACCGACCTGACGTAATCATTTGTTTCAAAGACTGCAGCCAAGTAACGTCATCCTTTTGTTGGGTCATCTTGGCTACTTTGATTAGCTCGTCGAGTATTGCGGTAGTTATTTTTCCTGTAGGTTGTTTTTGGGCCACTCGCTTCGCAAAGACTTTTAGCCTTGGCGAGCGGTCCTTGGCAAGATAAGCAAAGTCTTGGCAGCTAATCATTTGGTAACCTCTTACTCGCCGCTCATTTTTTCAGTGAGTTCTTTGGCAAACGCGGGGTCGCCATAAACCTCAGCGTAGTACTCTTCGAGCTTCTTGCGCTCTTTGTTTACGTCGTACCGTTCCATGCTGTCAGCGGCCACGAGCCGGTTGCGGTCACCGAAGGCCACTACCGCGTTGCCAACCTCATCGAAGCGCTTGATGCGCCCTACGCCGTCTGGTGTCGAAACGGCGTCGCCCACCTTCAATTCTTCGCTGGCTTGCTCTACCACGTGCATGTCGTTGGTGTTGCGTACGAGTTGCAAACCGCCTTCAGTCGTTCGCAACTCCCAGATCTCAGCCACGTTACCCGAGGCGTCGACTTTGCGCCGGTACAGCGCGGTTCCGATCGGCTGGAAGTCTGGGGGAATTTCTCTGGCGCTGGCGACGGGGATAATGTTTTGACTGGGGCGCAGGGAAAGGTTGACCAGACCGGCGTCAGTATCTACAACAACCTGGGGCCAATCGATCTCCATGCCTTCTGCGTGCTCGCCTACCAAAGCCATGAGATCCGATTCTGTGGGAAATCCGAATTCCTTGTTGTAAGCAACTTCGACTTTTTGGTACCCGGTGGAAGCAACCTTAGCTCGCTGCACGTACTTCAGATCCGCACGGTACTTCTTCTCGGACAAATACTTCGACAGGGTTGAGGTAACAGATTTCTCTAGCCGATCTTTGTTGTGGTTAGCCACTCTGCGCATTTTTTCCAGTCCTTTAAGCATTTCGACGCCTCCTAATGAAACTTTCTTTGGTCGATCTTTTGCTGCTCACGTTCGGCTTCTGCGATGCGCTTTTCAAGCAAGCGCTTTAACTCATTCGTTACAATAACGAGTTCCATGTCAAAGGTTAGGGTAGCGAGGAGTTTGAGGGCTTTGAGGCCAGTGCGGACTATGTTTTTAGTGTAGGAGTTGTTGTATCCTAACCAGGTTGCTTCTTTTTGCCACGACTTATCTTTTCTCGGCGTTCTTTCCATTTTTCTAGATACTCCGCGTGGCGCTCGCCAGTTGTGTTGTGGACCAAAAACTCTAAAGAATCCCCACAGTACTTTCTGATCGTTGCGTACAGGTGAGGGATGGAAAGTCCCAAAGCCTCACACTGTGACCTAACTTTTCCGTACTGCCTCGAAGTCTGTTTGAGAATTTCAACAATGTCCATTCCAAACTGCATTTCGAGGTTGATAATTTTTGTGGGCTTGTACGTGTAGCATTCTCGACAATCCCACCGGTACGGGCGTAATCTTCGTAACGTGCTTAAGGATTTGATAGGCTTGCCGCAAACGGCGCACGTCGGGTTTTCGTCCCCATATCGGACCCAACGGTTTAGCAGAAAATTTTCTTCGCGTAACTTGCATACCCTAATAAGTATCGCTTTTTCAATAGGATCGGATAAAATTGTCCTAATCATAGTATAAGCACCCGCAGTAGTGTAGGTTAACTACCGTTTGTCGCGAATCATAGTCCAAGAAACTTGACTCCGCAAGATTGTCTTAGCTTAGTTTTTGCCTGTTCTATTACCTGTTTTACCTCGTCTTCGCTAATCTTTTCGAACGCTGCTATCTCAGCTAGGGTCAAACCACCCATCCCAGGATTGTTGTGGAAAATGTCTGCCAACAACCAAAAGCAATTGTTGAGGCTAAGTTCTAGGATGTGCCAAGAGCAGTCATCTCTCCCGCAAGGGTAAACAGGTAGGTGATTGCGATTATCGATGCAAACGTCTCTAAACAAGGCTATGCTCGCAAAATAAGCTGACTGCCTTTATTGGTACGCTCTACTGCCCAAAACTCGTCGAAAATATTGGCTGCAAGCGAACGATGGCTGACTACAACAACGGTCTCAAAACCTAAGCGATCCACCAACTGTCGCCAAGTCTTAGTTACATTGTCAACAACATCTTCAGAGACGGGCCCGAAAACCTCATCCATCCATAAGCTGGACAGTAGCGTTTTATCGGTCAAAGCGTGTGCTGTTTCAATAATCGCAAGGGTTAGAGCAATCTCGACTTGGATCTTTTCACCGCCAGAGCAAAGACCCAAAGGGATTTGTAACTCCCCCGTGCTAACTAGTATGTCTACGTAATCTAGCAGATTCTTTTGTTTGGCGTCTAGTCTTGTAGTAACTAATTCAGCAGATAGTTTTTTTGAGCTAATTTTTTGTAGGTTCTCTTGTAGCTTTTTGTTGAGGTAGGCAAGGTTTGTTTCGAGGCGTTGGTACTGCAAAGACTTTAGAATATCAGTGGCTTTGTCAATCAAAGCGACTGTTGTCTTCGCTTTAGTCAACTGACGTGTTGTCTTCTTTAGTCGCCTAACTTTCTTTTTTCTGATCCTAGCAATCTTTTTTGCACTTTGTGCTTCAACTCGTTTTTTGACCAGTGCCTGCCAAACTTCTTCAAGACGGTCTTGCTCGTCTTCCCACTTCGCTAGTTGTTTGTTGAGCTTTTTCTTTTCTTCCTCGATCTCGTCTAAACTTGGTGCGTCGTTTAGGTCTAATTGCTTTCTAAGCTTGTCGAAGCTTTCAAACTTCCTTGCTGCTTGTTCCTTTAATTCTGTCAACGAGATAAGTTTTTTGGCCTTGCTCTCCACCGATTCGAGTTTAGCAATTCTCTTCGAGCACCTTTGCTTCACCTTATTCGCTAGTCGAAGAGGTACGTTGACCTCGCATAGTTCTTTCGATATGGGGCAAATGTTGTCTTGTTGGTTTGCCCGAATTAAGCCGTTTTGAGCCGTTCTAAGCTCGTGTCTGGTCTTTCCTAGTCCTAGCCTAAGTTTTTCGACCTTTGCGCTGTAGAAGCTCTGTGATTGTCCTGGGCGTGACTTAGGCAGATCCACATGTAAGGCGGTGCGTGTTTTTTCCACCCTTTTCAGTTCAGCAATCCGCTGCTCAATAACACGTATCCCCTTTTTTACCGCTCGACTCCTAAGTTCTGTTCTTGCTAGCGCCTGCTTGATCTCTTCTAGATCTTGCTCCTTGATATTTTTTGGGAGATCTTTGAGAGTGGCCTTGATCTCTTGACTGCGCTGGCTAAATTTTTCTACTTTCCTGCTGACCTCTTTTTTTTCTTGGGTAGCTTTAGCCAACGCAATCAAGTAACGTTCCAAATCGAGCAACCGAATTAGTTCTTTTGCACGGGTGTCGCTGGTTCCTACTATTAAGGACCGACTAGATCCTTGCATCCAAAGGCATGTTGCGACGTCGTTAGGGCTTATTTGAAAAGTTCTAAAAATGTTCTTGCGGGTCTCTGCGGCAGACTTGCCTCTAAGGTCGTGAATAACCTTGCTACCGTTTTCTAGGTACTCGTGCCGTCCGAACGAAAACCCAGCGTTGACGCGATCTCTGACTTCTTGGATTGAATAGTGTTCCCCCTTAAACTCTAGCACCAATTTTATTCGGTAGCCTCGGATCGCTCTGTTTTGGTTGTTGGCTAACTGCGAAAGATGTTTTGGTTTGCGGGTTAGCTTACCCGTCAATAAGTAATTTACAGCTTCGAACATCGAGCTTTTCCCTGCACCCGTGGAGCCTTGAAGACTAACAAATCCCCTTCTTGTAAGATCTATTTTTTCTTTTTGGTAACTCAACCAATTGTCAAGTTCGAGGCTTAGTAGTCGAAGCAGGGTCGGCATTATGCTCCCTAGTCACAACGTCCAAACGTTCGATAAGGTTTTCTTACCTTTGCGTTAGTTTTTGCAAATGCTTCACAAATGATTTCTACCGGATCAGGAAGTTCATACTTGAGGGTTCTGGATCTAAGAAGTTCTAGGTTCTTTTGCATAACCGGATGTAAGCTTTTTCTAGCCTTCTTACTTCGATCGCAAATCCAAAGAATTTCTTGTCGCTTTCTATTCCCTAGTTTTTTTTGTTGATGTTCTGGTCTTGTCTCTGCCCTTCCCTGTTTTACCCTTTGCACTTGCGTAACAATATGTATCAAACGACTTCTTGATTTGAGCCGACTTAGGCTCATGTTTTTGAAAGTAGTTGCTTAGAATGTAACTACCTTGACAGTTATCCAGTAGATCACACAGCCTTGCATGATCTTCTTCCGTATAGCCAGAATAATCACCTTGGTCTGTTCCTGGGTAAGGTGGATCAAGGTAAAACAATGTTTGAGGACTATCCCAACGATCAGTCACTTTTTGATAGTCTTGGCAGTCGATGCAAACTGCAGAAAGACGTTGTAAGCATTGTTTCAGGTTTTCTGATTTTGTTATAAAGGTTGCTGCAAAATTTCTGCCAAGAACACTTGTTCCCCACCCGCCGTGTAAGATATTACCAAAACTTGTTTGGATTTTGTAATAGTATGCCCAAGCAATTGCTTTTTTGGAAGCTTTTTTGCTTTTCAGGATGCGTTTAGACAATTCATGATCACTTCTAGAGTAAGGCGTTGCTCTAATCAATCTTTCGAACTCTTCAGGATGAGATCTTGCATATTGGTACATGGTCATTAGTTGTTCAGAATGATCGTTTATGACTTCTCGGTAGTGACTAGTGTTACTGACTGCGGGGAATCCTTTTTTGAACAATACAGCACCACCACCAAAAAAAGGTTCACAATAAACGGAATGGGGAATGGTACAGATCACGTCAACAATGCGTTGAGCAACTCTCTGCTTACCACCATAGTAACTAATCAATGGTCTCAACAGATGCCTCCGTTAGATACCGCATACAAAGTTTGTGGACAGTTTTGGGGTTGGCATCTTCAGCATACTTTTTTGCAAGGGCCTTAACCACATCAATGTCTTTGTTTGCCTTGGAGGCCTCTTCACGCCGTTGGGTATCTATTGCAGGGGTGTTGTCGATTTTGACTTCCAAAAAATGATCTTCGAGAAGTCCTACAAGCTCGTTTCGGCATTCAGCCAACGTGGCCTGTGGAAGGTTGGTTTTCAACCTTAGTAAGTTGCCCTGGGGAATTTTCTTTAGTTCTTTGGTTAGTTCACCAATTTCTTCTTTTGCAAAATCAACCTGTTGGGTAATTCTTTTGGGCTGGTCTAGCTTGCATGAAATCGGTTTTTCGCCGTCGAAATAAATAAACCCATCTTCGCAGGAATAGGTCTTCGGGTACAACGACCCACAATACCAGCACCTGTCATGAAACACCGACCGCTGCTTATGAATGTCGCCGAGAGCCACATAAGAGACTTCGCTTCTAGAAAGCAGCTTCTGAACGGCTTGCTTGCCTTCTACAGGGTCTCCAAGGATAACCCCTGGTACGGTGCCGTGCCAGACAGCAACCGCACCAGGAGCTTTTATTGTGCCCCATGTAAACAGGTCATCGGACAGAACCAAAAATGTCACACCACAAACCTCGTGCAACCCCTCGTCTAAAACGTAGAGATTGCTGAAGTGCTTACTTAGCAAATCCAAGTAAACTAAGGTGTGGTAGCTTCGAGCCTTATCTAAGTAATCGTGGTTGCCCACTGTAAAAACAAAATTAATCTTTGGGTTGTCTAAGATTAGTTGCAAGAGTTTGTCTTTGTCTTGCTGAGACGGGTTGTGCTTATCAAACACGTCACCCGCGATAAGGAGTGTAAATACAGACTTTTCAAGACATGCGTCTACCAATAACTTAGCAGACGCATGTCCAAAACAGTCTGGTTGATTAGGTGCGCCAAGATGCCAATCGGCGCTGTGGATCAGGCGGGACATTGGAATTACAGAGCGACTAGCGTACGTTCGATGACTTCGTCAGACTCATTTTTCAGACGGCAGATTGTAGCACCAGGAACAAAAGTCAGGGCTTCTGCAATCTGATCTCCTTGTTGCGTAGTAACCTGCACGACGCACCCGAGGCCTACAACCTCCATCGCCTTGGTCGATTTCATCCAACCTTCTTTTTCGCTCCACGCCTTGCAAATAAGTTCAAATGTGTCGGGCTCACCCCAAAACTGAACGTCTCCGACATTTTTTTGAACCTCGTTTGCAGAGGTGTTTTGCTTTGTCTTCGTGGCCGGTTGTTTTGCTTTACGAGACATAATTAATCCTCATCATCATCATCGTCATCGAAGTCGAAAAGGTCTTCTAGGTCTTCGTCATCTTCCTCTTCGTCTTCTTCGGGCTCTTCCTTCTTTTTCTTTTTGGGCGTCTTTTTTGAAGTTTTTGTGGCCTTCTTCGTTTTGCTGCCCTTGGGACGACCCCTTTTCTTTTTGGGCTTTTCTTCTTCCTCTTCTTCGTCTTCGTCCTCTACTTCTTCCTCTTCGTCATCTTCATCGTCGTCTTCGTCTTCGGGTTTAGGCTCCTTCTTCTTTCCCTTGCCTTTCGTGGAAGACTTTTTCACCTTCTTTTTCTTCTTGGGTTTTTCCTCTTCTTCGTCATCCTCATCATCGCTGTCGATCGGCAACAATTTGGTTACACGAGAGTAGACGGTGTTATCTTTGCCCTTTTGGTGTTCGATGACGACCCGTACTTCTTCGCCCAAGGCATCATCAAGGTCTGCAACTTCTCCGTCGTCTGTGTCGACCCCGCAAGCTTTGAGGAATTTGTCAAGCTTACTTCCATCGCTCAGGTGCACTGGCGTTAGCCCAGACACCGTTACTTCCTCTTCCTTCGGAACCTTCTTTCCATCGCGGCGTGCGTTTTTCAGTTTGAAATCCCAAGCAAGAAAGTACCCCCGGTTGCCTTTCTTTTTTTCGATGTTGCTAACAACACCTTTGTAAACGTCTTCGTCTACCATGTAAGGATTGCTGGAGTTGTCTTTTTTGATTCTCACGTAAAGCCTCCTAGTAGTTGGTGACTCCATGTTCAAGTTTCAAAACTTTGAACATGCGGCTAAGGTTAGTCATTGTGTTGCTAAGATCTTTTTTCTTACCCTCTGCTATTTGAACAAACGCCTTTGCCTCAGCTTCTTTAGTTTTGACTACGTGTTCGAAAGACAAAAGCCTTTCAATCTTTGTTCGTACAGCGGCGTTTTGTGAAGCGACGTTCTTCATACCCTGAATGCTTGGAAGCAACAACAAAGAACTTTTGCGTGTCTCTACCAATTCAAGGACATCCATTTTTAGCCGATGCCACATGGTATGGATCGCGATCGCATCCATTGAGATTCTAGAAGCTTCCGTAAAATACCTCTGCACAATTGCAAAGCGCTTGTTGATTTCGTCAAGGTCTACTTCGTCTTTTTCTGGTAGCGCTACAGACAACGTATGAAGCTGTTGTACAAGATCGTCGAAGTTAGGCGTTGCTCGATTAGCTACCTTGTAATGCTGCTTAGCAACTTTGACCCGGTCCTTAAAGGTCAATTTACTAAGATCCCCTAATTCCGAATCGGAAAAATGGCTGTTGTCTTTAGTCAGCTTCATAAGCACGTTCGATTTTCTTATCTCGTTTGATTTGCTTTTTTACGTGCTGCAGTATTTCTTTGACGATCGGATCTGCTTGTGCGGCTTTTGCTAAGTCCTGTCGGGTTTGCCGTCGCACTTTTTCTGCCAGTTCGTCTGCGTCTGCGTCTTCTTCTACAATTTCTGTACCGGCTGTTATGGTAAGCAGCGTGCGGTCAGAAAGATGCTTTGAAAAACTAAGTCGGTATGTCTTTTTTATTTCTCCCATGATTGGTTTATACCCGACTTAGTTAGCCCGTAACGCTTGTTTGATTGTTTTTCGCAAAACATTATCTTCGCGGATCGCTTCGATTACGTTGTCCTTGCCTTTTTCGATCTTCTCGTCTTCAAATAGGTAAATCGATCCGCGCTTTTCAATTACCCCTTGGTCCAAGGCAAAGTCAAAAAGTTCGGTGGCGGGATCAAATCCTTTACCAAAGTACAAACTTGTTTCCGTTTTTCTAAAGGGAGGCGCTAGTTTGTTTTTGGTAACTGTAACTTTTAGACGGTTGCCTATCACCACATCCTTTTGCTTCAACGCGCCTATTCGTCTTACGTCAAGACGTACGCTAGAGAAAAACTTTAGCGCTTTGCCTCCAGGTGTCGTTTCCGGTGATCCAAACACCATCCCAACTTTCATCCTTAGCTGGTTGATAAAAATAACCATGGTGTTCGTAGACGACGCCATCTTTACGATTTTGCGAAGGCCTTTGCCCATCATTCGAGCTTGCAAACCGACTTGCATGTCTTCCATATCGCCTTCTATCTCAGCCTTAGGCGTAAGCGCTGCAACAGAGTCAACGATAATTATTCGAAACTGCCCAGACTCGCAAAGCATTAGGGCGATATCAAGCCCCTGCTCACCATAATCAGGCTGGGAAATAACTAAGTCTTTGAAGCTTCCCCCCGTACCTTCAACTAAGTCAGGGGAAAGTGCGTGCTCGGCATCGATAAAAGCACACTGAAATCCTTGCTTTTGCGCTTGGGCACTGGTGCACAAAGCTAAGGTGGTTTTGCCCGACATCTCGGGACCGTAGATTTCAACGATTCTTCCGCTTGGAAGACCCCCAATCACTAATGCTTCGTCAATCAGGGAGGACCCCGTTGAGATCACGTCCGCTTTCTTGATCGTGCACCCTTGCCCTGACCCTCGCATTACGGAACCTTTGCCGTACTTCTTCTCAACTGCAGCAAGGATGTCTTCGCTTTGATCGATCGATTTGTTAGTCTTATTTTTTCCGCTAGTCTTTTTCTTTACTTTCATCGAACCAGCACTCCACACAACGATTGCCCGCTCTGAAAGACTTTTTACCGCAGCGAGAACAGGTTTTTTTCTCAAGACTCTCTACTTCCCTACCCTGAATACTTCGACCGACCTTGTAATCAAAGACCATCGGACAATGGAATTTCCCCTTAAAAAGATTATTAAGTTCGTACTCCATGATCTCGATGACTTTGCCCACACTGCCTTTCTTTACCTGCAAAGCGTTCTCGTCATGTGTTGTCATAGCAGGGTAGACTTCAATTCCCTCTCTGCGTGCGTGATTGAGAATTGCTACCATGTATGCGTTGTTCATGTCGCTAGCAGCCGCTTGAATAGGGCTGTTACGCGCTTGACGTTCGCTCTTTCCTTCGTCGTCCTTGCTGTTGATATTTGGGAGTCTGCGCTTTCGCCCCATCCAAGATAAGCAATAATGGTGTTTGTGGGCGTGGGCGACCAAGCCTTCGATGTACGCCATTGCTTGCGGGTAATTTTTCCCAAACGTCTCTAACAAAGCTTTGCCTTGCTTCTCTGTAATCTTTTGATCTTTGCAAAGCTTCTTTAGGCCAATGCCGTACATCATTCCAAACACAGCGGCTTTGGCTGATTGCCTCTGTTCTTTTGTTACGTCTTCTAGTTCTTTCGCACCAAACACGGCTGCTGCGGTCTTTCTGTGGATATCGAGACCTTTTTCAATGTCTCGAATCATTTGTTTGTCGCCCGACGCTGACGCCCAAACACGAAACTCTGCTTGACCTAAGTCAGCTTTGACAATGTGAAAACCTTTGTCTGCAACAAAGCACCTACGAAAAGCTTTTTGATCTTTCGGTAGGTTTTGCATGTTTGGATCGCGAGAAGAGAGCCTTCCCGTTTTGACGTCGCTTTGTACGTAGGTGGTGTGAATACGCCCGTCAATAGCGCTTTTTTCGTAAGTTGGTTTCAAAAAGGCGCTAACAAACTTAGTAACTTTGTTCCGCTTAGCTAACAAACCAGCCAACTCAATGTCGTAATCGTCTGCAAGGATTGCCATAACCTGCTTATCGGCTGCAGGCTGGGGATTACTTTTGTTCTTTGTCATCTTGATGGGTTCAAGTTTCAACATCTCAAAGAACAATTCTTTTAGTTGCGTACTTGAGCTGGCGTTGAACTCGTGCTTGACTAACTTTTTGCCTGTGCTTTTTCTGTGGGCTACGTAGTCTTTGAACTCAGGAAAACGCGCCTGTGTTGTTTTGCCTTCCGTCCAGCTCTTTTTCCAGGCAGTCAACGTTTTTGTTTTCCAGGTGTGCTTCGTCTTCCATGTCTCGTAGCGTTTGGTTAGAGGATCTTTTTTGATCAACGCTGTCAGATCCTCTATTTCTTTCTCACAATCGTTGATCATGACTTTGATCTTGTCTCGCTTTACTTTGATCCCTCTGTACTCCATTTCTGCTAACACAGGAGTAAAGGGCATCGTGTAGCGATAAAAAAACTTATGTTGCTTTTCCTCTTTTAGAAGGTCCGCAAACAGTCGAAAAAGACGATAAGTTGCGTCTGTATCTCCTGCACCGTACTCGTAAAGAACCTTAGGCGGGATCAGATCGTAGCTAAACTCTGTGTCTTTGATGCCGTGCTCTTTGCAGTACTCCTCTTTGAATCGGTCAAGCTTTGACCAGTACGCCCCCATCGGCAGGTACTTCAAAACAAGGCTGTTGAGGTTGTGTTCAAAGGCGTTGTCATCGAGAAGGCTGTGAGCAAGCATTGTGTCGAAGTGGGGGCCTTTGACCTCAAAGCCGTACTTCCACAAGAATTGAATGTCGAACTTTAGGTTTTGCGCAACCTTTACCGCAGGGCCTTCTAGCGCATGCTTTAGTAGCTTTGTGTTTGTTTCGCTGTCCTCAATTAACTCCCAAGGAATGGTGACACCCGTCTTGAACTTCCACGTAAACTGGACGCACAAAATATTTGAGGTTAGGTAATTCTTTCCCGTTGTCTCAACATCGAAAGCAAAAGCGTCTTGCTGCGCAAGCTGCCTAAGAAAGGCACTTGCCTGCTTTGCGTTTTTAGCAACCAGGTATTTAGTTTTTTCTTTTTTCTTGTTTAATTCATTGACGGCAGAAGAAAACCCACTTCTCAGAAGCCCTATTGCAGAAGGGTTGCGCAAGACATAAGCAGGGTGGACTACTGGGATTACGTTGCAATCAAACTCACTACTGTAGATCGTTTGGTTCTGCAACTTCATAATCCCTGTCTTGCCTAAGACAGTTTCTAGGGCGGCATTGCCAGACGCGATTATCAAACGAGGCTTGACAATCTTGATTTCTTTTACTAGGTACTTTCGGCAGTGCCGCAAAAGAGGTTTGCTGGGTTCCTTATCTTCGCCCGCGAGTCCGCATTTTACGGCGTTGGTAATGTAAACACGATCTTCTAGACCAGACCCTCTAAGTAAGTTTTTTAGCAATTTTCCAGAGGGTCCAATAAAACACTTGCCTTGTTTTATTTCTTCCTGTCCTGGGTCTCTGCCAACGAAAACTACGTCAGCATCTCTTGGCCCCCTACCGGGAATGCACGGGTGGGCAAGTGCTTCATTGTATCTAGGGCATTTTGGGTCGCAGTGTTTTCGACTGTACATTATTTTATTCGGTAGGTTCCTTTAGCGACTCTTTCGACCTTGTACCCGTCTTTCTTTTTCAAGTTGTTGATCATGACAGATACGTATTGAGCAACAGACTTGACATCTGTCTTTTTCGTGTAACCGTGCTCAATAAGTTGTTCGGCAATTTGCCCACGTTCCCACTTCGAGACTTTCAACAAAGACACAACAAAGTCTTTTGCTGTTTTAGGCATCTCCTTTTTCTTTGCGGTCTTCTTTTTCTTTGCGGTGGGCTTTTTCACAGCCTTCTTTTTCTTTTCGGAAACCTTCTTCGCAGGCTTCTTTTTTTCAGCGGGCTTTTTTGTCCGTCTTGTCTTTTTCTTTGGTTCTTCTTCTGGTTCTTCTTCTTCTGGTTCTTCTTCTTCTGGTTCTTCTTCTTCTGGTTCTTCTTCTTCTGGTTCTTCTTCTTCTGGTTCTTCTTCTTCTGGTTCTTCTTCTTCTTCTGGTTCTTCTTCTTCTGGTTCTTCTTCTTCTGGTTCTTCTTCTTCTGGTTCTTCCAAAACCTCTTCTAGGTCTTCCTCGGTCAAAATTTCTTCTTCAACTTCTTCTGATGCCTCAGGACAAAAGTAAAAAAGTTCCTCTGCTTCAAGGTCGTCGCTTTTTGAAACAGAGTTATCCTTGGTGATTTGCATGTCTTTGCGGCTTGTCTTTTTCGACTTGACCAGAACCTTGCGCTTGGGTTTAGGTTTGTCGTTGTTACTGCTGCTACGAAGCTCTTTTTCGAGAGGCTTAGATTTTTCGATCTCTGCTTCAATTTGATCTTCGGTCGACGTCAAAGGTACCGCGTACACTTCGTATTCCAACCCTACCTCGACTTCAGTGTCGATTGCGGGAACCAGAACCCTGGGCTTTGGCTTCAACGCTAGCAGCTTGATAATTTTTCCATACTTAGTAAGGTACTCTTCTCCAACCTCGCAATCTTGAATCAACAAGGTTTGCATTTCTCTAGGTGTTTGTTTCAACAAGGTTTGCATTTCTTTAGGCGTTTGTTTTTTTTGAGGCATGGTGTTTTACTCCTTTAGCTATTTTGTGTAGACTCAGACGCATTGAAAGATCGTAGTCAAGCAAATTATTGGATTTCGCTGTAGCAACTAAGTCTGCTCGGTCAAACGCTTCCCACACACGGTTTTGGATTCGAGGGCCAAGGTTGCCTTTCGCGATCAGCTTGTTTACCACAGAGCAAAATCTAGACCTAAGCTTTTTTGGGTTGTACCCGTTTTTCGAAAAACTTATCTCTAATCGCGCTACGTTCCAGGCCAAATCCTCTTCGTCCCCTAATTCCCACAAATCTCCATGGGCTAAGCAACCGAAGCAGTGATAAGTTCCGTCTGGGTAGGCGTAAAAGGATGGCTTAGTTTCTTTGTGGAAGGGGCATAAGCAGCGGTACTTCCCGTCACCGGCTTCTTGAATTCCCGTAAATTCAAGAGTCTCCAAAAGAGTAAGAGTATTCATTCTTTCTTTTTCTTACTCTTTTTTCTCCTTTTTACAACGCGCACACCGGGAATATTTCCAACAAACCGATCGCCTACGTACGAGTGGCTCCACAGTGCAATTAGAGAAATCTTAGTCCCCACTGCGCTGTAGCGGCTCTTGTCCACGACAATCCACAAACTGTTTTGGAGTTTGTCTTCCTCAGTCTGGACTAACCTTAGTACCGTCTCGCAGTGCACGGCCATGTAATTACTTAGGCCGATGTTTTCGATATCTGGTTCGTAAGGGTCCTTATCCTTCTTGTTGTCGTTGCTCTGGCGCTTCTCCTGGGTAGCTGTTAGCAAAGCAACTCGCTGTGCTCGGGCAAACTCGTGTAGCTCTTTGAAAAGAACGTCGTACTTCTCAGAACGGCCAGCGTACGATCTAAGCGGTTCGAGCAGATTGGCGTAGTCGAGGATGGCCAAGTCGGGTTCGAGCCCTGTGACAGCCCTGTAGGTCTCCACAGCCTCGTACAAATCTGACGTGGTTGCGTTCGAAGGAATGTCCACAATGTAAACACCGAGCTTTTTCTGAACTTGCTTTTTTAGCATTATTCGGTATTTTCGTTTTTCTTGTTGACTTAGCTTAGAAAATACGATTTTGGAAGAGTCTAACCAAGCTAATCGACTGTCGAACACAGCCCCGATAAGTTCGGTTGCCATCTCAAGCGAGAAATAGATAACATTTTTGCCTTGCCTAGCCGCATTGATCGCAACGTTGACAGCGGTCCTGGTCTTACCACCACCGGTTTTGGAGTAGATCAAAGTCGTGAACGTTTTTCGCATGCCTCCTAAGGCTTCGTCTAGGGGGTCCATGCCAAAGCGAATAATGTCATCCTTGTGATCCTGCCGCACAAACGTGTTCCAGCGCTCCTGTGCGGTCTCGTGCAGAAACCCCATACGGTTAGCCGTCCTCGTCTCGTCTGCTCGCAGAAGGGACGTGAGGACCTTACGATGGGTCTCCTTTAATTCTCCGTCAGACTCAAGAGCGTTTTTTATGTGGTCCGCTACGTCGTAGAGGTTGCGGGTTAGAAGAAGGTCTTTGCCTCGGTCAAGTAAGTATTCAAACTCATCCTTACGTGGTTTTGGGAGGGTCGCCATTAAAGACATCGCTGACCCGATCTCGTCAACGTTTGAGTGCCGTTCTGTGTCTTTGGTGTATTCGTACAGAACCTTTTTGGTAGGCGGCTGTTGGTATTTTTTTATGTAGCTTTTGGCAAGACGGGCTAAGGTACGGTACTTCGCACGAGTAAAAAACTTGTTCTCGTCGAGATCGACAAGCCTGGCAAAGTAAGGCTTACGAAAGTAGAAGGACAGTAATCTTTTTTCGACCTTGTCAGATCTAAGTTCGAGCATTTGCCTGCGCCAGTTTACGCCCCGAAAACTTCCCCGTAAATCGTAGAACTTTCAACAAACGCAACCTGTCTGCAATATACGTAGGGAACTTTTCAATTACCTTAGCGGGGGAACAGTTTGAAGTAACTAGCAGCGCTCTTTTCGAATCGTATAAGTCAGAAAGAAAATCAAAAAATAACGTGTTTGGTAGCGTGTCTTCCGAAGCTAGGTAAACTTTTTCTATTTCCTCAACCGCAATAATGTCTACCTTAGATAACAAGTAGTCTACTAAGCCAGAAGCCTCAGCAGATCGAAGAGCCTTCATCCTAAGCTCAACAACCTTTGCTGCTTTCAAGAAGTAAGCTTTGTGCTCAGTAGCGATCGCAGATCTGAGAATGTCTGCAATACAAGTGCTTTTACCCATACCGGGAGGGCTCCACAACCAAAGCCCCTTACCGTTGCGGATGTTTGCCCTTATGCGTTTGATGTACGCTTGTACTGCATGGAATTCTTTTTTGTTGTCTTCTTTGAAGCTTTGGTGAATATCCGCGATGTGAAAATCCCAGTACTGCTTTGGAATGTTTGCGTCAATAAGCTTAGCTTTTTGACGAATCCGTTGAACGCACTTGCAGTATTGTAGTTCGTCGTCAACGAGAACCATTCCAATACCAGCACAGAGCTTGCAATTTTTTTTTATTTTCTCAAGGTCAGTGTAGGCACTCATTAGCAATCATTTCGTCCAAGTAAGCGTAGGGGTCGTGCTCGTCTTCGATAAAAGATTCTCTAGCGATTCGGTGGTCTAAGTCTGTCAGTCTTTTACTTGGTTTGTGCTTTTTCATCACTTTCGAAAAGATTGTTTTGTTGATAATGTGTTGAAGTGTTGGAGGAGCGAAATCGTTGAAGTGCCTGGCAAAAGCTATATCGATAAAACTCTTAAACGTCTTGTTATCTGCGTCTACTTCCCGCATAAATTTTTCGATTTGATCATAGGCACGAACTAAACTTCCTTTTAGGTGGTATTGGCGACGGTAGCGTTGTTCATAAAGGTCATTGAAGTAATGTAGGAAGTCAAAAGGTCTCCACTGGTCAACATGCTTCTGGGCTGCCCAAGCGCCAGATTTTTCGATCTGTTTTTTTAGCCGGTCGTTTTGACTAGATAAGGTAGAAGCCATTTCAATAATTTTTCGTTCGATAGGGTCGTCGGTAAAAAGCAAGGTTCTTCGTTTGCAGACCGGCTTATTTCCCATAGTAATCCTCCGGTACTTGGCGTTTTTTGATCACAAACTGTTTAGATTTGTACAACTTCAACCTCTGAATACTGTGTCTTTGCGTGTACTTCGAATGGTCCAAGAAGTCGATAATCAACCCGACCCTTTTGCCTTCAATGCCGGTCAATGATCGCAGCTTCTGCACTGTGCTTGTTTTGCTTCGGTAGCCTTCTGCGTTGATCACTGCATTTAATTTTGGTAGGTCTAGGCCAAGTTTGGAGACTGTTGAAATCACGCAAGAAAGCTTCCCTTCTTGCACAGCACGATACATGTTCCATCTAACCTTAGTACTGACTGCTCCTCGAACGAAGTAACTTTTGGGGATAAGCCTTTCTAGTTCCTTGCCGTGCTCAATCTTAGAAACCATAACGAACGAGGATTTGCCCTTTGAATAAAGGTTATCAACGATTTCTTTGATGAACTGGTTGCGGTAAGCGTTCTTAATAATGTTTGAATCGTAGTCTTCTCCAAAATCATAAATCCCGTCTTTGAGATACCACTGTGCAGGAAGCTCGTACCAAATTGTTAGCGGTTTTGCCAACCTTCCGATTTCAACCATTTGTTGTAAGCTTACTCGACAAAGGGTTGGTCCTAGCGCAGCTTCTCGTTCAGTTGTCTGTGTGCCTTCTCTGTTAGGCGTTCCAGACAAGCCGATCTTATAAGCTGGACTAAGCTTCTTTAAGGCCTTTGCGGTTTTGGGCGCTAAGGCGTAATGGCACTCATCGAGTAAAAGCACGTCAGTATCCCCAACAAATTTTCTGATCTCTTTGTTGCGTTGCTTCGTTTTTTCTGTTGTTTCCGATCGGTTTTTTAGAGCAGAGATAAGAGCATGATAGCTCGTAACCAGCACCTCTCCCTTTTCATACTTGGAATCTACAAGACTGCCTACTTCAAAATCTGTGAAACGCTCCAATTCACGGGATGTTTGAATCACTAAGTCTTTACCAACGGTTAGAACAATTGCAGGTGTTCGATTAATTTTGTTTAGGATCGCCCCCATGATCGCTGTTTTGCCTGACCTGATTGCCCCGTCGATAATTCCGTAACGCCCTTTTACAGCAGCCTCTACGGATCTTATTTGGTGGTGGGCAAGGTCTAGGGTGTGTACCCATGGCTTCTTTTTTCCAAGAGGTTTGCATTCAGCCCAAACAACTTCGACATCGAATTCTTCGTTTTTGAAAAAATTTTGAATACGCCGCCACAAACCAGCAGGAGCCTCTTGTTTGTAAACGTTGAACGTATTGACATAGCCGTTCCATCCTTCCTGCCCCCTAACGGTGTACTCGTAATTATCAACCCTGTAACGAGTGTACAAACACAAATTTTCAAGCAGGTACTTTGGTATTTTAGGAGATACTTTTAGACGGTGCGGGTCAACGGTGATTAAGATTTTCATTGCGTGCCTTTTGACAACGTAAAACTATGTCCTTTACTCTTGGATCGTCTTTTACCACTCCTAGCGGCAAGACACCTGTAGCAACTAGATTTGCAAAAGCGTCGTGGTAGTCTGCCTCGCTTCTAAAAGCTTGAACAAATGCGTCTGTAACTTTGGCGTTCATCGTTACCCTTTTCTAAGTTGTAGTTCCGCTTGTACCAATTCTTGGTAGAGGTTGACGTATTTCTGGGCATCGTCTGCGTTTAGGTTGTTTGAAATAACACTTACGATCATTCGGTATTGTAGAATTTTTATCCCTTGTACGAACCTTTTTAGGCGATCTTGTTCATTGCTTTCCTCGTTGAACCAGCTCTCCAAAATTTTTTGAATTTTGTCGTTAGCACTGGCCATCTCCTTCAAAAACTTTTCGTACTTATCGAGCTGGTCTTTTATCCCTTCTGGGTAGACATGTGTTTTTCGAATGTCTTCTACGGTACACGTTTCTGGAGGGTCCAACTGCTCTAATGGTATCTTGGGTTCGATCGGTTTTTCAACCAATTGAGTATCCAAAATATCAAAGAACTCGTCGTCTGTGGTCATTTCACTTTATCCTTTTCAAGACATCTCGAATATCACGACCATCTACTTCAAACCCTGTACACCGCCAACCAGGAACCTTATCTGTGGCAAACAATTCGATTTTGCGTTCAGGGTTGCCTACAAGCCTAGCCAGCTTTTTTCGTATTACATTAGGTTTTCGAGAATGTGTTTTCGAAATTGGGTAATGCACAATCGAATGAATTGCCTTGTCCACACGTTTTGGCTTTCCTCGCACGCCTAACAAAACAAACTCACTATTTGCGCGTGTCCAGTTGCCCATCCCCCAATGAAGCTTTTTGTTTTTGGTTGTCTTGACCCAGACGAACCCAACGCTTTTGTACGTAAACCCCCAGCCCTCTAGTGCTTGGCAAACGATTGGTAGTTGAGGCCACGTCCCCCAAGTAGCACAAAGACAGTTGTCTGATGCCAGCTTCCAAATAGGAAGGCTAATAATGTTTTCTAAACTCATCACTGGGTACTTGTGAACAGCGCCTCGTTTACCCGCAGAGCACGTGTCCTTGTATGACCAGGGAGGATCAACGTAGATTAGATCGAATCCTTTCATTTGATTTCGTAAACTCCTTTGCGTCCCTTAGCACCAACTTTGATGACTTTTACTCCACGTTTTTTTAGCGCAACGAAACGTTCATTGACGTACCCAATAAGGTCTCGGATGGTGCGGCCATCGTTGAACTCTTCGTGCAAAAGTTCAGCAAGCTCTGTCTTTGTACACCGTCTCTTTCGCAGAGTGTTCACTATGAAGTCTGTCTTTGTTGAAGACAATGTGTTGCGAAGCGTTTTGATTGGTTTGGTTCCGTCTCGCACACACTTTCTGAAAAGATCGGGGTCTTCTCGAATCATCTCTGCGATTGTGTTGTACCGCATGACCCGTAGGTGTGAGTACGCCGTTCCTAAGTCCATACAGCCAAAGTCGAGGTGCTTCTTATCCGCAAAGGTTCTTAGGCTTTCCATCGCCTTGTGCAGGTGTGGATGAACTAGCATAAACCCCTCTCCTTGTAAGGTTAGGCTTTGAAGGCAGCAGGAATACGGTTGCGGGTGTCTACAATGACAGGAAACTTAGAAATCTCTAAGTAGTTTAGATTGTCGTGATCCGTCACTAAAATCGCGCAGTCAATACCGTGGTCCTCACAAATGTCGATCGAAGCAAGGTCGAACTCATAATTGCGGGTTTTTGGGAACACGGGGACAAATGGATCATGATAACACACGTCGGCCCCGAAAAACTTTAGTTCCTTGATAAGCGGGAATGCGGGACTTTCGCGGGTATCGTTGATATTGGGTTTGTATGCCAGTCCAATTACCAAAACCTTTGAGTCTTTTAGGTCCTTGTCCAAAACTTCCTTGAGGGCCTGACGAGCTTTTTTAAATACAAACCATGTCATGGACTTGTTGACTTGTCCCGCCAGCTCGATGAAATTGACCTTAGCACCGATTTGCTTGGCCCTGGCTGCGAGGTACATCGAATCAGGTAGCAGGCAGTGCCCTCCAGTACCGGGGCCTGGATAGAAGGCTTGAAAGCCGAAGGGCTTTGACTTAGCGGCTTCGATTACTTCCCAAATGTCTATCCCCTCGCAGTCACAAAAAACCTTTAGTTCGTTGACCAGGCTAATGTTGACCATTCTGTAGACGTTTTCCAAGCACTTGGCCATCTCCGCTACTTTGCAGGAACTTACCGGAACTACGGTTTTGCACACCTTTTCGTAAAGTTCGATAGCCTGGTCCAAGCTTAGCTTATCGTCCGCTCCTACGATCTTAGGCGTGTTGAACACGTTGTAATGAGGGTTGCCGGGGTCTTCTCTTTCGGGAGAGTAAGCTAAGCTGTAATGCTTTCCTGAAGAGTCTAAGATCGGTTTGACGATCTCTTCGGTTGTTCCGGGATAGCTTGTTGATTCGATTACCACGAGCTGTCCGTTTAGGTGTTCGGCAATTTGTTGGCAAGTGTCTTTAAGGTAACTAAGGTTAGGTTCGTTGTTTTCGTCGATTGGTGTTGGAACGCAAACAATAACCGCAGCGGATTCAGCAATTACTGCTTTTTTAGTTGTGGCATGAAACCCAGAAGCGAAAAGCAATCGGTTGTCGTGGACTGTGGTTAGGTAAGATTTTTTGCGGTTGAGCATTTGTACTTTTTCAAGATCGTGATCAATCCCCCAAACGCGCAACCCTACAGCCTCAAACGCCAGAGCCAAAGGCAATCCTACGTACCCTAACCCAACAACCGAAACTGAGTGCATGCCTGTCCTCGCAAGAGTTTTTGAGTGTGCTTAAAACCTACCTGATTTTTTGGAATTTTCAACGGAAGAATTGAGGGCTGGTACCCTACGGATACCTTGTGGCTGGCCCTCACAGCCTAAGCCTGGACCAATGTGGGGGGGAACATCGACCGCAGGCAAATTAATTGTACCGTGCTTTTTGAAAAAGTCAACTAATCGTTACGGTAAGCTTATCACAGTATAAAATTAGGTTGTCTGAATCCCCAGGGTCGTAAGGATAGTTGTAAGCACCTACCGTTGACGTAGTAGCTTGTCTTGTTGGGTTGTCGGCGCTCAATATGTATGAATCGTCGACCATGGCCCAACAAGATACCGTAACCCGAACAACGTCTGTGTAGCTAGCAGTTCCAGTTACTGTAAGGGTATCCCAGGTGTTTTGAATATCCTGCATAGTGTCTAGCGTTGAGATACCACAGCCTTCCATGTGCAGTTTCGGTAAGCGAAAATCAGATTGCACTGCTAAATTTTTCTTGAAGTCTAAGGTTACTGTTATCTGTTCCCCGCTCGTTAGTGGGATTAGCAACGGTCTCGCATAGGTTGCATAAGTTCGCATGCCTGGGTTAAACGGCAAAAACTTTCGGGCATAAGTTCCATCTTGATAACCGGCGGCTTCTCCAGAACTTACTTTGTGCATCTCCCCACCGCCGTGTATAAAGGCTACGGAATCGGTGTTCGGATACAAAGTGCTCCATTGATCGGCGTCGGCTGCGTTTAGTAATTGGCAGTCAACCAATTCATATGACCCGTTAATTCCAAGTTGCATTCTGTCGTATTGCGATTGGTAAGAATTTAGTCCAAGCGCCCACAGTCTTTCTCTGTCGCCGTCTCCGTACCAGTCATAGGTTGTGGTAGGTGACCAGTTGGCAGGTTCTTTGATTACGCAATTAGAAAAAAGAAGTCTAGACAAAGCGCCTCGTGGGTGTGTGTTGAATATGGTGTTCCACCGATAATTTTGAGTTGTTGTTCCGAAGTTGCACGAACGAAAAATTAACGAAGATCCAGGAGCTTGGTTAATTGCGATTGCTGCACGAGCGTTGTTATTGCCAGTATTGTTGCCGTCAAAAGAACAACCAACAAACTCAAACACCGAAGTACCGGAGCATGCGTTGTAATTCAAACAATGCCCAAGACAAGATTTCCATTCAACGTCTTTGAAAAACCAATTCAAAGGATTGTCTGACCCCGTACCTATCAACGTTCCTGCCACATTTTGCAAAGCGAAAATTTCTCCAGTATCCCATTTAGACTTTCGTTGGTTGTCACTAGAAGTGGTTGAAGATACATTAGCAAAATAGTCAACCCCATGGATTTTGAAGTTAGTCACCAAACTAGGCATGATGTCATCGAACACAATACCGTCGTACACAAACCAAGCATTCAAAACCTCTTCAATCCCTGTTGAGTCTAGGGTTGTGTTTATAGAATTTAGGTGTGTGCTATTAGCATCAATGCTTGTTATTCCGTTTATCCTCCAGCCTGTACCGTCTTGTACTCGAATACAAATGTAGGAGTCGTAAAAAACGAGATCTGTAAATTGATACCCGTCCGCAGGATCGATCCCACAGTTCTCAATGTTGATCCAAGGTACCGTAGCCGATCGGATTGTGTCGAAACATACGTGATTGAAGCTTACCTTGTCTGCAGCGTACCTAGCATTCAACAGACCAAACTCAAAAAGAGCTTCTGTGCTTCTTCCTCCGTTGCTAAAGCAGCACCAGTTAAGGTCAAACTCTGCGTCTCTAACAAATGAAACTGTACTATCCCGATTTGCAAATTGGTACTGGTAAGCCCCACCGATATCGATGTTTACGTTTCTAGTTATGTTTACTAGTACATCCCCGTAATTTGCATCTCCAAAGTGATTAGACCCAAGGTTGGCAGTAAAGGTGCTTGCGTCTGTCTTGCCAGTAAGAGTAACCTTTTCTACACCTGTGATCGCATGGCCAGGGTCGCCGCCTGTGCCAACCAATACGGTGTCTCCACTTTGCCAATCCACACTATCTGGCAAACTTAGCGTAGCTCCTGCACCTGCTCCAGCGTCTGTGTCAATTCTAGAACGATAAGAATCGGCGTCTGCCATGTGGTAAGACGGGTATCCGTAGATCTTAAACGACCCTGCTATCCAATTGTTGACCGTAATGTCGTCGAAGAGAATATCGAAAGTTCGGTTACTAGGAATTGGATTATCGCTGTCGGTACCGATCGTAAACGTACCGCCAGTAGCTACGTAGATTGGACCGCGAAGCGTAAGGGTGTAGTTACCTGCTACGGTATGCGGAACTCGAAGGGTTCCACCAGTTTGGATGTACACCGAACAATCGCTAGTTGGGTTAGGATCGAGCCCACTGGCAGGACCCACCGTAATATTTCCGTCAATGTCTACAACGTGAGTGTTAGCGATAACCGCAGAGTCACCGGACGCAGGAGCAACACCACCTACCCACGTACCGCCTGCTGACCAATTGCCGGAAGCGTTAGAAGTAATGACAGCCATGTATTCCTCACTAAACCTTAGTTTTGCTTTCGATTAGCGTAAAAGGCTCTATTCGGGTCAATGACCAACGAACAAGTTGTTCGTTTTTGCAATCCAATATTTCAGTAACTACGTTTTCTAAGCAGTTGAATCCTTTTTGTATCTTTCCGTTGTACCAGTTGCTAAGGTGTGCGTACCTCGTAGCATTGTTGTCTATGTACTTAAACACACAAACAGTATGACCTTTTATTCCATAAAGCACGGTAAGAAGCCCCACAAAGGTTGCTTTCGTAGAAAGGTTAAAGCTATTTTCGATAATCGACGCGGCTAAAAATGCATGATCATCACAGTCACCTGCGGGGCGGCCTTGCAAATGCTTGTACCAAGTCGCTTCAGCAGATTGGCAGACGTCAAACAAGTGCGGCCAAAACTTATCAGGTGTCCATTCTAATTTACCGATTATTTGTTCAAGGTTCTCCCAAGTGTCTGCGACTGGCAAGGTGACCGATTTTTTTCCATTGCCTTCTAAATGTCTGCGATAGAAACGACTCCACCAGTGCCAAAGGCCTGTGCCGTAAGACAACCAACTTAGAAAACGAAGCAGCAAGCGCATAATGATCTCCTTTGATTGGTTGATTATGCCTTGGCTATTTGCTTAGCTTTTAGGAAGCGAGAAAGGAAGAAGGGAGGGTTGCCCGAAGGCTTAAGGGCCTACCCTCATGAGACCCTGGACTGAACCTCCCCAGGGCTAAAGCCCGGGGGTTCTGGAGGAAACAGAACGCATCTCTCCGCAGCCCTCCCGGACATGGGAACCACGCCGGTACGACGTCTGCGGCCTCGATGCCTTCCTGACCCCCTTCGACGGACGATCCGCTCTAACGTCTGTGTTGACGCGAGAAGCAGCCGAAGCCCTTCTGCTCGCAGATTGATTGAAGCTCAACGCCGCCCGTCGCAGCAGCGGTTCCGCAGCCGGGTAGGCCTCTTGGGCCTGCCGGGCGTTGAGCTTGGCCTGGCTTACAAAGCAAGCCAGGAACGCACTGTACAAGTCCCTCTGCACCGGACCCACTCCGCATTCGCATTCGTGGGTCCGAAGCGACAAGGGCTTCTTCTTGGTCTGGCCACACCCATGGCAAACTTGAGACAGCTTCGTCGGTTGCGTTGGGAACTCCTCGAGCTGGCCGCCAGCACTCTCAGCCTTGCGGCGCAGCATGTCGATAAGCATCCCAGGGCCACGGACCTTGACGCTTCTGCCGAAGTTCTTCTGGAAGGATCGGTAGCTCAACTTCTCAGTTCTGACCGTCGTGCCCAGCGCCAGAATGCGGTTGGAAAGTTCCCCATGGGCTCGCTTGCGCTCTGCGGCCAATCGGCGTTCGTTCTCTGCCCGCTGGGCTGCGAGCCTCTTGTACCGCTCGGAACGATTCCATCTTTTGCGGCCGGGTTTGACGGTGCCGTCTGGGTTGTAGTTGTCCGGGTTGGTGGACCGCCGCGAGCGGTCCATGGCTCTTTGAATCCGACGCGTTTGGCGCCAGGGCTGCTCGACCGACGGACAGAAACGCTCCAGAACGGCTCTTTGCTCGCCCACCACAGCGATGGTGCTAGGTCCGACATCCAAACCAACGACTGCCTTGGTGCGCTCGTGTTGCTTAGGGGGCGGCAGTCCAACTTGCACCAGTTGAACGTACCAGCGGGTCTTTCCTCGGACCTGGCGCCGCACAATGCGGCAGTACTTAGTTCTGCGGCTCAGAGCTTCTGCCTGCCAACCAGCTTTGTCCTGCGGGTCCAGCAACGCTTGCAATGACAAGCCTTTCCAATGAACCACACCATCTCGCCAACGAATTCCCGACGCGTTGGTCTTGCCCTCCACAGACTGCAGGCCCCGATAGCCTTTGAAGCGAGGTCGACCTCGCTTGCCAAACATGTGTTCCTTGAGAGAACAATACGCCCTGGTTGCCAGCTTCTGGATTGTGTTGATGTCGATATGCTGGCCGAGCCAGCCACGATTGAACTGCTTGGCGTATGCGTGCAGATCATACTCTCGGAATCCAAAGCGGATCGTACAAGATCGAAACAATGTGCTTCTTTCATGACCTTTTGGCAGAGCCCGAGCCCGCTGCCAGTCACGGCTTTCACGCATTAGCCGGAGTCGTCTCAGTCCTTCACCCAAACACGCGTTGTAGATTTGCCGTGCGACCTCGAAGCAAACAAACAGTCTGCGTTCATCCTCTCTTGTGGGGTCCAGAGGCAACTCGCAAACGAAGCTTTTGGTCTTAGTCTTCATCGAAAGCACAGCTTAGCATTCGGTGAGACTAGATTAGTGCGTCTAGGTACTGGACCACGGTTGTGTGGGTTCGGCGTGACAAAGTTACAGTTGTTTCTTTATCGTCTTTTTCGCAAGCCCATTTGTGGTAACTTCGGTTTAGTTCCTCAATAATCATCTTCTTCGCTTTCTTCAGCTTGCGTTGCTTCGATGTCATCATTGCTTTGTTGGCCTCCACCTCTAATCTGTTCCAAATCTTTTTCTTCAAACTCGTACGAACCAGGAACTAAAATTTCAAGTGCTCCATCGAGAACACGAAAAAAGCAGTTCGTGTTTGGTGCTTCTGGAACGTATATACCGCATTCTTTCAAAACAGATTCCATTCTCGATCGTCCAAAATTTTGAGATCCGCAAACGCCCGTCAACACTACGTCTAAAAGGTCGATACGCTCTTGAGAGGTTTCGGAGTTTGCCAATTTCCACGCTTCTCTAATTTGTCCTGGTCCGGCTGCTTTGAAAATACGACTCAACCGTTCTTGATCAGTGACACCTTTTTGTCTTAGAAATCTTAGTTGGGCTCGTGCAAACTCCTTACGTGCTTCAGCGGTAATTTCCATCTCGTCTCCAAGTAGCTTTTATTAACTTGCGCATCTTTGTAGGACCGTACTCGTTGACAAATTCTTCGGGATCTAACCCAGGTAAACGGAGTTTGGCGGAAGGTATTCCAAGATTAGCAAGCGACCGAGCAATCTTTTTGGCAGCCTTTCTTCCCGCACCGTCTCCGTCCGTCGCAATAAGGACCTTGTTGGTATACCTTTGAAGCATCGAAGCATGTTCAGCCGTGAAGGAAGTTCCGCACGTGGCAACACAATTAGTGATACCAATCTCATGCATCTTCAAGCAGTCAAAATACCCTTCTACAATTACTGCAGCTTTTGTTCTAATAATTGATTCTCGTGCATTTTGTAAGTTGAATAGTACGGATTTTTTGTCAAACAGATCAGACTTTTTGGAATTGATGTATTTTATGTCCGATTCGTCTACTGCCCTACCTCCAAACCCAATTACCCAACCCGCATAAAAGATCGGGATGATAATTCGATTTCTGAAAAATGAGTTTCCGTTTTCCGTAACCAGCCCCAACGCAGCTAAGGTACTTTGTTGGATGTTTCTTTGTTTTGCCCAGTCTTGTAGGTCGTAGCTTTTGGGGGCGTATCCTAAGCAGGCTTGTCTGCGGATGCGAGTAGATACCCTTTTGCTTACTTTTTTTAGTACGTCGGGGTGGGCCTTTAGGTAGCGTTCAAATCGTTTGGTTAGCTGTTTGTTTGCGCGAATTGCCGATTTGAGATCCATTTTGTTGGCTACCTATTATTGCCTGCAAATGCTCCACAGCGGAGTTGTACAAGAAGTATACCCGTTGTTTGGTAACCTTGCACCGTCGTGCAATCTCGGTTTTTTCAACACCGTTGAGGTAATGGTTTAGAACCCGGTGCTCTTTGGGGTTGAGCTGAGGCATTACTTCTCTTATCTTCGTGTACTCGACACGATTAATCAACCCACTTTCGCCAAAGCAATTGAAGTAACTTGTTAAGGAGTTGCTTTGGCTGGGCTCGATACAATCGTTGACGACGTAAGAAGCTTTAGATTTTTCGTACTGAAAATCCAAACTAATGGGCTTCAATAAGTTATCATTCATTTCAGGCATTTCTGAATCGAGGTAGACACCGCTTTTTGTGTAAGTACGGTCTGCGATCTCGTTTAGTCGCTTTCTCTTGTGCATTGCCTCTTCGGAAATTTTCAAAGGGCTCATCGACTTCATGGCCATCTTTCTGACGTACTTGTGGACCCAGTATTGCGCGTAGGTCGAAAACTTAGCTCCAGCCTTGTTCTTCGGATTGTAGAGCTTTGCAGCGTGGCACAATCCCACAAACCCCTCCTGCTGAAGGTCTAGAAAATCCTCTTGCTTATTCCCCTTTTTACGTTTGAAATACTTTGCCGCGATGGTTGTTGCGAGGTACGAGCACTCCTCCACCAGCTTTTGCTGCTCTTTGATGCTAAGCATGCTGCCCCCTAGAAAATGAATTTTTTGTAAACAAACCTTGCCCAAAAGTGGGAAAGAGACTAGCATGGAGAATTGGTAGTAGTCAAGGATTGTTTGCAAAAAACAAGGTATGGATCGGATCACAACAACTTAGTTGGAGGTAAGTAAATGACAACTAGTCCACAGAGTTTTCCACAGAAGAAGAAAAGACTGAAAAGCTTGAAGAAAACCAGGCAGAGCGTAGGCTTTAGCGTAGCCGCTCTGGCCCAGGAGATTGGGTATACCAAGATGTCCCTGTATTCTTGGGAAAGCAGAAGATCGGTTCCTAGCGAGAAAGCTTGGGAGTTGATCAAAGAAGCGCTAAAGATCAAAGATGACCGGGACAGTTATTTTGTGGTTCCACTAAAAGCTACCTATCCGAAGCAATGTGTCGCTAATGAGTGCGACAAAAAATCAATCAGTAAGGGGTACTGCTCGACGCATTATTCGACGCGGTATTCGATGGCCAATCGACTGCAGATTAGGCTTGAGATGGCAAAAAAGAAGAAGAAAGCAAAGCTACCCTTGACTGAAAAGGAAAAGGAGGTGTTGAGCTACGAAGAGAAGATAAAAAAACACAACAACAATTTGTTTGAGTTCGTTTGCAAGGAACTCAACAACGAACACGTGGGTAAGGAAGAACCGAAAGAAACCATCAAGCTTGTGGCTAAGCCCAAAAAGAAAGCCAAAACAACTAAGAAAACTAAGCGACACGTAACGAGAAAAAAGGTCGCTAAGACACCTAAAAATAGAAAAACCGTCCAGACTGTTGTCGAGAAGGCTCTTTTATCCGGGGTTGCAAGATCGAAGGATTACCTGGTCAAAAAGATTATCAAGGCCTTTCCCGATAGAGATCCTGATAAGGTGGACCAAAGTTTGGCTCAAGCTTTGGTTAAGCTAAGGAAGGAATGGGAAATAACGAAATCTGCAGGCAAGTACCAAATGCACTAGCAGGGGACGGGGAATGGACCGACGCCGACCTAAGCTTATTCAAAAGTACGTAGGCACTTACTCTGAAAGGTTGGAGCAACCCGAGAATAGAGTGGAATGGGTTTTTGCCCACGAATTTCAAATGCTCAACCTTCCCCAGACACCAGACCTAATTGATCAGTTATGCGCTGGGCCAAACACCAAGGTTGAGCTTGTACCTGCCTCAGACCCTCGCAGGGTCGCCGTGTGCTCTTTCGTGCAGTGGTTGGGTTCGGGGTCTGGACAAGCTTGGCTAAAGCGCGTACAGGCAAGGATAAAAGGTATTAGAGATTAGTAACTGTTGAGAACCGCACACTGCCTACGCCCACAGTTCTTGGATTGGTTTCTCGTCCTGCCTAGTGAGTAGTACTTCGGTTTGTACTTACGCTTCCTTTTTTTAGGTTCTGGCAAACCCCTCTTCCAAATCCAGTCAGGCAAGCGACGCTTAGACGCAACCCTAAACTTAGGTTTGTTCGGTAACTTGATCTCAGCAAGAAAGGTTCCGGTACTTGGCTTGAACAAGGCTTTGCCTGCGTGTTTTAGAAGGCTGCTGCGTAAGCGTGTCCTTCTAGTGAACTCGAACCTGTGCTCTGTCTGTAGAGGGGGAACAAAGAACTTGTGGTCGGTTACCATAACAACAAGGTGGGTCGGTGTTACAACTAGCTTGCCTACTTTTCGACCGCTTTTGACAAACAGGTATATGGGTTTCATTTCTTATAAGTACCAAACTTAGAGGCATCGTACCAGGCTAAAAACAGCCTTTGTTGGGGGTCCAAAGAGAGGGTTTTCGACCCCCTCCAAGCCCATCAACTTTTTTGCCTTTTGATCGTTTTTTTTGTTGCAAGTAACTCGAAAATATGCATCCCGACCTATTTTTTCCAAAAAATAACTTTTGTAAAATATCTATTGTATAAAAAATTGTTGTTTGGTTTCGGTCTTCTATCAAATCACCTGTCGCCATATGGCTTCACCCAAAACAAAAAAAGGCCTTCTCGTAGCCACAGAAACCGCGCGGAAAAAAATGCACAAATTTTGCAGGGGACTTTCTTAGTTTCAGAAAAGTAATAATTTGACTAAAACTAAGGTTTTTTTCTATAACCGATTGTATATAAACAATAAGTTTATAAAACTTAGAAAATGCGCTACCTGGTTTTCAGAAAAGTGTATAGTAGTTTCGACTTTTTTTTTCTTGTTTATTTACAGGCATGTAGAAAAAGGTAAAGTAAAATTTGTAAAAACGCTTCACCTCGCAAACTTTTCGTGAATCGAACGATTTCAAACATGTAGAAAAAAATAACCTGACACTCGAGTCCAGTAAACGGGCATATTTTACTACTAGGAACGTACCAATTCCACAAAAAAGCAAGAAACTGGAAAAGATCACTTTATAATTGTAGATCGTACACTATTGAAATCATCGAAAACAAAACAAAAAAATTAAACCGAAATGCTCCTTGACAAAAAATCGGATTTCTGGGTAGCCTCGCGCGGGTTCCCTGCCGCCCCAGCGGCCTACGTCGACAAACAACGACGAACAACGAACATGAGCCGAAGGCGAATATGGTGAGGCAATGTTGCTTATGAGCCGAAGGCGAATACATTGCCTCCCATACCAACAAGTAATGCGAAGTGACATGCGGCGCAACACCTTGCGACGCTAACGAGTATTACTTGTTGCATACTACATGTAATTTACCGAACGCCGCACATGGCGGATTGTACATTACATGTTTCATGTTTTGCTGATAGATCCGTCTAGCGAGTAGACCATTTTTTAGTTTTCGGAAACTAAAAAAACTTTCATGCGGCAAACCACGGCAGGCTGCCTAAGGCAGCGGTTACGGTGGGCCGCCTGGTACATTTCGAGTAAACTAAAAAACCTAATATATACAAAAATTATTTTACTTTTTAGGTAAAGTAAGCCGTACGCTGTTTGGGCAGATCCTTCGCTCCCTTAGCGGGAGCTTGTATCACCCAACCACCGTACGGGTACGGACGCCCTAAGGTCCGTCTTTAGTCCCTCCACCGCTATCGCGGTCTCGGTACCCTACGGACCTTAGGAAGATCATAAGAACCCTCTTTTTGATTTATTCTTTTCAGGGTATGAAAGATGTATGGAAAAACAACCTACAGAAATAATCGCTTATCGAGGTGACTCTGGAGCTTGTTGGTTCTACAGAATTCACCTTCCCTTTTCAACATTAGCAAAACACTCGAAGGAGTACATGATCTCGGTTACAGGGGTTATGGACGAACGACAAGTTGGAGGGTTTGATCTAGCAATCTTCCAACGTCAGTACATGCCTAAGGTCTACGAGACTGCACAAAGGATAAAAACTAAGAACAGGCCTGGGAAAGCCAGAACAAAATTGGTGTACGAGATAGACGATGATCTGTTCTCGATCCCTGATTGGAACCCTGCAAAAAAAGAACTGGGAAATCCTCAGGTGCAAGACTACGTCAAACGCTTCTGTAACTTAGTTGACGCGGTGTTTGTTACCACCGAGGACTTAGCAGAGGTTTATCGGCAGTACAACGACAACGTCTTTGTGCTTCCTAACTCGGTACCGTTTGAGTTGTTCACACCTAAGCCTGACAACTCGGTCAAACCCGTTGTGCTTTGGCAAGGATCGCACACGCACAAAAAAGACCTAGCGCTTATCGAGCCTGCTATGCAGCAACTGAAAAAAGACGGGGATTGTTTTCCGAAGGTCTTCTACGCACCAATGAAAGGGATCTACCAGGTACCGCCTGTGGAGTTCAAAGGCTTCCACGTCGTACTTAGCCAAACAGACGCAACGGTGGGTTTAGCTCCGTTGGTGCCTTGTAAATTCAATCTGTCTAAGTCGAACTTGAAATTTCTAGAATACACAGCACAGGGCATCGTAACGATTGCCAGTGACTTTGGACCTTACCAACAAACAATCACCCACGGTGTTGACGGATACCTTGCTAAGCAACGCAAGGATTGGTACGAGCTGGTTCGGTACGTGCTGAACAACGAACAAGAGAGAAAAGAAGTTCTCAAAAATGCAACTAAGTTAGTCGAAGAAAAATACGACCTAAATAAGAACTACGCTTTGTGGCAAAAAGCCATCGACACCGTGTTGGAGGAAAAGTAATGAAACACGCAGATCTGTTTGTCATGATTTATTTGCCGAACCAAAGAATGCTCGGAACGATTTATCAAAAACCCTATGACAATTTCTTAGCCGGAAATATCCAACCCCTGCGGGTGGTGTACCCTAAGCTCTACGCTGAGGTTCCCAGAGACGGAGGAGCAGCGTTGTTGATCCAACCGTTGCACTCGGATAAGTCCGCACAAGAACAAATCAGGGTCTTGCCCACAGCTTTGGAGATTATTTGCAAGGTCGGCGAACAAGGACCCGAGCTGTGGACTCAATACCAAGACTCTGTGCAACGCTGGAAAGCTTACTGTAGCGGTTTGGTAATGCCGAACCAGAAGGGGTTAGAAATTGGATCAGCCCAAAATCCTCTGCAAGCTAAACACTTCCCGCGTAATCGCTGAGGGCGAGGTTTTGCACTTTCAACGTTTGGAAGGCTCAGAGTGGGTTACAGAGGCTTCGTACGAAAATCCGATACAAGCCCTGGGTCAGTTCTTTCAAGAGGCCCTGAGGGCCTCCAATTGCTCCAGAGAGGCATCTTATGTCAAACGTATCTCCCTTACACACAGTGATGAAGAGATTCCTGATCGAAAGCCTTGACGCGATCCTTTTTTCAAAGACGGCTTATTGGTCAGAAAACGACACTTTCCTAACTTTGCCGCTACTGCATCGAGACGACGAATTTCAACTAAGGGGAGCGATGTGGCTCAACCAACACCAGTACTCGTCTGCATTGAGGATGCTGGTGTGTCTACAAGAAGACGGGACTTCGAGGAAAGTCTGTTACCGAATTAGCTCGGTGCAGGAGATTTACCAATTGCCAGACAGAACGGTTTATCCCCGTCGAGCACCGCTAGACTTTAGTTTGGCCGACGTGAATTTGGGTATGGAACAAGACGCAGCTCTTAGCTTAGCTTGCAACAACGGAACGCTAACAGAGGCAAAAACACTTACCCTGTTGCAGTTCCTGACAGACAGTCAACTTGTGGAACTTCCCGACGAAGAGTTGTTCGGAGACCAGATCGAAGACAAACTAAGTTATCCGCCCTATCCTTCCGATCCGCACTTCCAACCCATTTTTATCGCACGTGAGGACTAGGAAATGAAAAAGTACGTAATCACCTGCGATCGTAGCGACTGTGGTTACTCACAGCAGGTACCTAGTACCGAAGAGAACCTTCCTGAAGGCTGGGTAAGAATAGAAAACATTAGTTTTGGAAATGAAAAACTGGACTCGATGGATCTGTGTCCTAGCTGTGTGGCGTGGTTGTTGTGCCGAAAAAACGTTAGAACAAGCTCGACGTGGGATGGCTAATGAAAACGCAGATCATTGTTGTCGGCTACGGATTACCCGAGATGGAAAGCCAGTGCTTGAAAAGCGTTCTGAATCATACCTCGGTGCCGTTTACGCTGACATACACCGACAACAAGAAAAATAAGCTTACGTTGACACAGGTGTGGAATAAACTGATCCGCAAAAGCGAAGCGGACTACATTTGCTTGCTAAACTCCGATACCCAAGTAACCTCAGGTTGGTTGGAACTTATGCTCGAAGCTTTTGATAAGTTCAAAGACTGTGGATTCGTCGGGCCTAGTACCAACAATTGCCATTCCCCGCAAAAAAAAATCCCTACTCCTGAAGAGGCTAAGAAAAGAAGCGGCAAGTACAAAAAAATGACGGATCCGATTTCTGGCTTTTGCCTCGTCTTCGAAAGGCAGCTTTGGCACGCGCTAAATAAGTTCGATGAGCGTTACACGTTCTACGGACAAGAGTCAGACTTCATAGACCGCTCTAGAACAGCTTTGGGGCTAAATTGCTATTGGTCCCAGGGATCGTTTGTTTGGCACGAAGGAGAGGCTTCTGTGCGGGTCTCAGGTATGGATGTGGAAAAGGAACGAATGAAAGCTAAGCAACTTTACCACTCGGAGCGAAGGTGAAGTCACCATTTCCGTATTTCGGCGGCAAGTCCCGCGTAGCTAAGTTGGTGTGGCAACGATTCGGGCGAGTCAAAAATTACATTGAGCCGTTTTGTGGATCGGCAGCAATGCTGCTCAACGCCCCCCGCCAGGCAAATCTTGAGGTGATCTGTGATCTGAATCTATACATAGCTAACTTCTGGCGCGCCGTGAAATATCAGCCAGATGCCACATGGGCCGAAGCTGACTACCCGGTGAGTCACATTGATCAGTCGGCAAGGCACTGGTGGTTGACTGATCCAGAGAGGGTGGCTGATCTGCAAGACAGGCTCTTGGACCCAGAGTGGCCAGGGGACCCTAGGATCGCGGGCTGGTGGTTGTGGGGGCAGTGCTCGTGGATTGGAAAAGGCTGGTGCGACAAAATAACAGGTCGACGCCTTGGGCCGATCCCGCATATCAGCAACATAGGCATGGGTGTTCAGAGTACATCTGGCGGTGCGCAATTGGTCGCAGAGCTAAGCGCCCGCTTAGAGCGCGTTAGAGTTTTGCACGGCGCATGGGACCGATGTGTCAACACGCGCTATGGACTAGAGGGCGGCGGTATTTGCGCGGTGTTTCTCGATCCGCCATACAGGGGGTTCGAGAGGCTATATTCAAAACAGGTGCCTGTCGCTGCACATTGCGAGGCGTGGTGTCGTGAAACAGAGCAGGATCGGCTGCGTGTTGCGCTATGCGGGCATATCGGAGATTATGACCTGCCAGGGTGGGATGTCGTGCGGTGGTCTCGTGTTCGCAGCACGTACAATAGCACCAAGACCAAAAATCAAGAAGCTATCTGGTTTTCGCCTGCGTGCCTAAAAGAAGAAACAAATACAAAGAGAATATTTTCGAGGGTTGGCTAGATGCGATACGTTTTTCTTACTCCACACACGAAAGTTTCAGGGGGGACAAAAGTAATTATTAGGTTTGCAGAGTACGTAAACAGGATTAGTAAAGACAACCGGGTGGCGATCGTAGCAAAAAAGCTCAATCCCACTTATTGGATGTGCACGCCAAAGCTAAAAGAAATTACCTGCAATTTGGTGGTAGAAAAAGACGCAAGAAAAAAGCACCTGAAAAATGCCGATGTGATTGTGGATTACCTTGATGGGGATCCCGAAGAAGTGAAGGATCTGAAGAAAGACAACGCAAAGCACATTCTTTTGTTGCAGGGGTACGGAACACAGAACGAAGAAAAAGAGAACAGAAACCTAAGCTATCCTTACGACGCAGTGATTGCAACGAGTTCTTGGTTAGCTAGACTTGCCTTAAAAGCGAATCACGAGAAAGTCTTTGTGATCCCACCCGCCGTCGACGAGATATTCCGACCCCTGCCGAAGTTATTTAGTTGCCAAATCCCTGTAGGGGGATTGTTGCACTCTTCTGAGGATAAAAACAGCGACGTTCTTTTGGCAGCCCTTAGTATGGCTGCAAGCCAAGGAGCTAAGCGAGAACGTAAGTACAAAGCGATGCTCGTTGCGGCACGGGTTGAGTACGCCAAAAAAGAATTATTTCAGAATATGCACTGCCAGTACGCTATTTTTATTGATCCCCCAACTTCTTTTTTGCCGCTAATCTACAACCAGTGCAAGGTGTGGGTCGCAACGAGTAAGAACGAAGGATTCGGATTGCCTCCGTTAGAGGCGATGGCTTGCGGTGTTCCCGTAGTGTGGACGAAAAACAAAGGTCTTGAAGATTACTTAGTGTCCGGAAAAAACTGCCTGGTGTCCGACGGGACGAAAAAAGATTTGATGGCAAAGATCGGACGCTTGATCAACGAGCGTTCCCTAAGAGAACAAATTACTAAAAATGGGATGATCCTTGCTCAAAGCTTCAAGTGGAGCAAACAAGGGGCACGTTTCGTAAACACCGTGAAGAAGATAACGGGGGAGTAAATGAGAATCGCTTTTATCGAACCTCACCTTTTGTGCGTTGGCGGTATCCGAAGAATCGTGGAGATTAGCAATCGCATGCTGAAAAAAGGTCACGAGGTAGAATTGCTAACCCCGAAGGGGAAGCCTTGTACCTGGATGCCGTCACAAGCCCCTACGTTCGATATGAGCCGCTTGAAGACCGAGACGTACGATGTGACCCTTTTCAACCTCGCAGAGCAGTACAGACTTTGTCTGCGCTCCAAAGCTAAGCTAAAAGTGTTTTGGGTGCTGGCTGCAGAAGCCGAGTACAAAAACCCTGCGGTACCCCTGGCCGGATTGCAGCAACCAGGACTAACTTACTTTGCAAATTCTAGGTACGTCGAGCAGTACATAAAAAAGCACACCAAAACTAAGCAAGAGATTCCGATTATTCCAGGGGGGATCAACACAGAACACTTTCGACACGATCCGACAGTGCCAAAAGACTTCGATGTGTTGTACTACGGTAGTCCTCGCCCTTGGAAGGGTACACACTTGGTTGAGGGAGCACTTTTAGGAAAATCAGTAAAGCTACTAAAAATGCACGGGCTAAACACACCACAAGAAAAAATGTGGCATCTGTACAACAGAAGCACGCTTTTTGTGTCGGCATGCCAGGTAGAGGGATTTAATTTTCCGATCCTCGAAGCGATGAGTTGTGGGTGCCCGGTGGTGTGTACTGACGACGGGGGAAGCCGAGACTTTGTAAGGAACAACCGCAACGCCGTAGTTGTCCCCAGAAGCCCTCAAGGGATTTGGAAAGGGGTTGCTAAGCTTTTGGCAGACAAGTCGCTTAGACGGGCTCTAAAAGCGCATGGGCTCAAAACAGCGCAGCACCCTAAATTCAAGTGGCAGAACGTTGTGGATCGGTTCGAGCAATCACTTACTAAGTTTTTGGAGTAGCCTATGAAAGCTTTTTTGTTGCTGTGCATTTTCTTTTTTTGCTGTTCCGAGAGCCCGGAAGAAAGAAGAACAAAACCCCTTAGTGAGTTTCCGTATGAATTAGAGGTTTATTGCATCGATGGGTACGAATACTTTCTGATCAAAAGGTCGGCGGATGTTTTTCCGAGATTCCATGAAGGTTATCCGAAACGATGCTCAAAATACACGCTAAAAAAATAAATCTGTTTGTCGCAGACAGTCTGAGAGTAGCAAGAGCCCTAAAAGAAAATTCAGTAGACGCAATTGTGACGGATCCTCCATACGTGGGAAATACGTGATCAAATGCAATGGGTGTACTCCTCGGGTTTTCCTAAGTCCTTGAACGTGTCTAAAGCGCTAGCCAAGAAAAAAAGCCCACGAGCAGAACAGTACGATGGAATACAAAAAAGACGGTCGTTGGCCAGCTAACTTTTTGCACGACGGTAGCAAAGAGGTAAAAGAATTATTCCCGGACGCGAAGGGCGGGACGTGGAACAGAACCCAAGGTGCACGGCATTTCAACAACAATGGCGATCCGACTAATTACGAAACCTCAAAAACAGATACCTCGATAGGGTCTGCTGCCAGGTTTTTTTATGCAGCGAAAGCGTCGAAAAAAGAACGTGGAGAAATAAACACCCACCCGACAGTCAAGCCTCTAGCACTGGTTGATTATTTAGTTCGGTTGGTGTCTCCTCCTAACGCAATTGTATTTGATCCGTTTTTGGGTTCCGGGACAACAGCACTAGCGGCTTTGAAAAATGGTCACAGAGTTATCGGAGTTGACCTAGAAAAAAGCTACCTCAAAATAGCGGTAGCGCGGTTGAAAAAAGAATTCCCAAATTTGAGGTTTGAAAAACTTACTTGATAGGGCAAAAGGGCTTTTTGAAAAACAGTAAATTAGCCTTGACAGCGTTTTTGAAAAACAGTAAAATTTTATCTTAGATTTGGTCTGTGGAATCCTTGCCGAAGCAGCAATTGGGCCTCAATATCTACCGAAGGTTGGCACGCCGGAGGGTAGTGCGCGGCTCCTCCTGCTGTTTAAGTAGGCTTGTCTGTGCCAGACCCAAAGACACGTGGTTTGATCAACCGCCTCTGTATTTGGGCGATTTTACAGGCCAAGTTTTTTCCTTTCTGCTAAACTCCCCCGCAAACTAATCCCGGTACAACCCACCTAAGGGAGAAAAAATGTACCTGTGGTTTTACAATAAGACCGAAAGAAGCGTGGATAAGGATTCACTAATCTTTCAGGTACTGCGAGAAACGCAAGGATACGAACCAGAGGTAATTACCTTGGAAAAATACCAAACCGACGACTTCGAAGTAGACCCTGAATCAGATATTATTTTTCGTATCCTAGACAGCTTAGATAAACGCTACCGCGTGTGCGAAGAGGATGTTACGCTGTCTAACGACACGAAGGACTACGCAGCTAAGTTAGCCGATACCCTAAAGTATGAGTGGCTACCTTTTTACGCAAAGCCTGTAGAGGTTGAGGAAATTAATGTTGAGGCTTGGTTGGTGGATAAGGGGAACGAATGAAATACCTCGTGGATGTTACCCTGCACAAGTTCTAATAGCGCCTAATGACATCAAATGGAAGACGGCTTTGATGTTGAAACAGAAGACGTTCGAGAAAAGCAACCGATCGATGTCGAATAACGAAAAACTAGTTCAAGGGTGGTACGACTTTCAGAAAAGATTAGTCAAAACAACCAACCAAATGCTTAGTGTGTTGCAGGTAGAACCTTCTGAGAGCACCGAGGATACAAGTACAAAGTACGTCAACCAGTCTTCGATCGATTACAAAAGGCTAACTAAGGCTTGGAAAAAGTTGTTGAGGAAGACTTACAGGAAGGTCTTACATGAACGTAGAAGAATCAACAACGTGGTCTGCTAGGAATTCCCAAGACACCCGATCCAAGTTCACGCAAATCGGCACCACGCAAAAAAAAATAGTCTCTCTAGGTTTGGCTAACATATTCATTTTTAGTATATTCGAAGACTTGGCTTCATACCTTCTACGGATTGCAAGCAATCCTCCAGTCCACCTTGTCAACGAGTACATAGCTCTGCAGCGCTACATACCTGAATAGCGAGTTTTTCGGTCACTCGAAACCGCTAGAGAGACTAATTTTTTGGCCTCGCGTTCGATAAATTCGTTCAGAGCCTTTTTCGCTTCTTCGAGGTAATATTCGGGATGTTCCTCGATGAACCTTTTTGCAACCTCGGTAAGGGCAACGTCATAACCGCCAGGACATCAATTGCTCGAATTCGCATCTGCGTCTCCTGTGGCTTACCCTAACGTACGTCTTTTTTCGTATCCTTAGTTAATACCTAGCCTCCTAGCTAAAACTAAGGTTTTTGGGTAAATGCTATTCAATCCCCGAGGAGCTTATGGAAAAGGCCCATTGTATCGTGAACCTAATCTCAGAACATGATCTTGACGATGAATGCATTTTGAAAGAACTAAACCTTTTAGACGCAGAATTGCTGGTACGCAAATTTGAGCCTCAAGGAATGTCCGCCATCTTACTAGACGACCACAAGCACATTACGATCCACACGTGGCCTGAGAACAAAGCGGCGTGCCTTGATATCTACGGGTTTGAAAATCCCGAGGTTATTTTGGCTAAACTAATTTTGTTGTACAAACCGACTTATTTCGAGTCACGTTCTGTAATTAGGGGGTCGTGTGAAAGTTCAAGTTGATTTTCTTGATCTCGGTGCTGGTCACGGGGGTAGTTACAAAATCGCGAAGCACAAGTTTGGGGGCAAGGTTGGTTTGTGCATCGACAAGAATCCTGAACGTGTCAAATTGCTAAAAGATGCAGGTTACGTTGCAGCGTGCCTTCCTATTCAGCAACTAGACAAGCTACAGGGCACTGTGCGCTTTTCGATGGCTTGCCACGTCTTAGAACACCTTCCTAGCTACGAAGACGTTTACACGGCTCTAAAAACGGCTTGCAAGAAGAGCCGGGAATTTGTTTACGTCGAAGGACCTAGTTTCGACTTCGACGACTACTTGGAGCAGAAGGGAACTAAGTTTTATTGGAGAGATGGATGCGGTCACAAAACAAGGGTCACCACAAGCTTTTTGCAAGCTTGCGCCGCAAGCCTAAAACTGCCGTACTCTTTGCTTATCGAAAAGCCCCTGCTAAACAGTACCGACTCACAGGACATCATACCCTTGGATGCTGCCTCGAACTCCTATTGCGAGGCATTGAACTCTATGTGCGATCTGTACATAAAAGAAGGAGCCAAGCCTCGTAAGCCTCTGTGCCCTCCGATTTACCGATCCTTTGTCTATGTGCTTTGGGTGGGAAAACCCTGTAAACAAGTACTAAAAGCCCGACCTAAGTTTTACCCCTATGCAGGATACGGAGCGTAACGTGAAAGCATCTGACTTTGTGTTTGTGGGAGATCGGGGGGAGCACGCTTTTCGAATCAATGACATCGTGGCTTTTTGGGAAGAGCCTGACGCCGTGGTTGTTATTCTCAAGTCGGTAGGTGCACCTATTCGGTTCAAAGATCTTTCTTACGTTGAACTGCAATCAGAACTTCTCAAAAGCTGTTGTTAGGAGATCCCTATGCCTTGCCCTCAAGAGTGTCCTTTGTTTTCTGAGTGGAAGTGCACTAAGGAAGAAAACAGTAAGTTACGAAAAAAAGTAATCAAGTTAGAAGCACGGTTGTCTCGCAAAGAAATTGAGCTTATTCAGTCTAGGTCCGAGATTAGAGAGCGGAAAGACAAAGAAATGTTAGAAATTAGAAATACGGAAAGAGAAGTGTTGCGAGAACTGGTTGATCGTCTTTACGACGAGCGGGGGGTGCGGGTTCTCTCAGCGAGCCTAAAAAAACAGATCGAAAAGCTTGCCCACTATCAAGCAATCTCAAATTCGTACCAGCAAGCAATACTAAACACGAGTCGCAAAAATGGCTAAGCGAATTCTTTGTGCTGAGTGCGTCTACATAAAACTCTGCAAGGATTGTGAGCACAAAGAGTTCTGTCGCCCAACTGGAATAGAAGAGGGGCAGGGTTGCTGTACCCACCTATTAGGGATGGTGGGTTGTTGGTGTCCCTTAGGCTACGGTTGCGAGGAAGGAGAACCAAGGCTATGGGAAAACCTAAAATGATTGAAGTGCCTGCAGTAGCTTGGATGTGGCGTCCGGAGATAAGTGCCAATATTTTGTTTGCTAGGCTCAAATGCGTGGCTAACAACTACGATTTTGTTCCTTCAAACCCAAGAGTTGTTTTTTATTCTAAGCCCCACCAGGCTAAGAACATTCCTAAGACAGCCAAGAAGGTTTGGATTCCTGTTGAGAACCACGGTCCGAATCTCAAGCAGGCTGACTACTCGTTTACGTTTTTCTACCCCGAAGACGTGGACAACAACCCGAGGCATTATCGGTTGCCAAACTATGCCAGGATTGGAGCCGGTCCTGATTTGATCAAACCTCCCCACTACAACCCCGAAAAAATCCTAGCTAGCAAAACTAAGTTTTGCGCGTTTGTTTACTCAAACCCTGAACCTAATCGAATGAGGTTCTTTGAACTGTTGTCACGCTACAAGCGCGTAGACGCCCCTGGGGCGGTTTGTAACAACATGGCTCCTTTGGGTGGGGCAACCCGACAAAACCTCAGACACCACCTTAGACGCCGTCTGTACCGTAAGTTTGATGAGGTGGTGGAGTTCTACCGGCAGTACAAGTTTGTCATTGCCTTCGAGAACGAACGAGATAACAGGTACACCTCCGAAAAACTTTATCTTGCCATGCTCGCTGGCTGCATTCCGATTTATTGGGGCAACACTCAAGTTCACCGCGATTTTAACCCCAAGAGCTTTATTAATTTCGATGGCAGCTTTGCCGCGTTGGTGGATAAGGTTGAGGCTGTTGACAAGGATCCTAACAAATACTTAGCTAAGCTTAGGCAACCCTGGCTTCCCAACAACACGTACACCGATTGGGTCGACCCCGAAAAGATTAGAAAACAATTTGATAAGATCCTACTGCAACCCAAATAGAAAGGGACCCAAAAATGGATATTAGCCTTGTCCAGTTATTCAGTATTGCGGAAGGGTGCTTCTGGGTTCCAGAATTTCTTGTTCGGGATGACGATGTTTTGTGGAGTTCCCTAAAATGAATTGCTACTTAGTAGAACTCAAAACAACGAACGCATTGAAAAGCACCGCTGAAGTAGATGGCGACTACATCGACGTGCAGGACGGACACATTTACTGTCTTGCTAAAAATCTGGAAGAGGTTGCCGAGTATTTTCCGGAAGCGCTTTTTGTTAAAAAGGTGGGCCTGGGTTACATTCCGCCAACGGAGGATGCGTAAATGGGATCGTACTGCCAACAATGTATGAAAGACGTGTATCCGGATTTAGACCAACCAAATGACTTTGTGGGGCTGGTTGAACATGGCTACTTAGCTTCTGTCCTTTGTGAGGGTTGTGGGCTAACCTTAGTGAACTCAAAAGGTGAGTGTGTTGGTCCTTGTTTGAACAAGGGGCACAACAAGCAGGTTTCGATTACTGGTCTGAAAACCGTACAAACAAAGCTATTGAGGAGGTAGCCTTGCTCTCGGTCATAATTCCCATCACAGGGAAAAACAGGCAAGAGCACGCGCAAACGTGCATCCATTTTCTTAGGCAAAGCAGAAACGTCGAATACGAGATTATTCTTGTCGAACAAATCAATGCTTTGTTAGGCGGGTTAAGAACAGGTGGACCGTACTACCAGGATCTTCCAGTCGACAAGTACATTCAAATCGAAGGCCCTGGAGAAAACCACTTCAACCAACCCTGGATGGCCAACGTCGGGGCGAAGATTGCCAACGGCGAACGTTACTTGTTTTACGACATCGATTTGGTGTGTTCGGAGACGTATCTTCAAGCAGTAAGAAATTTTAGAGCGCCTTACTTTATTGCGTGGAGTACGATGCTGGCTATGGATGCAAAAGCTTCTGCAGAAGTAATGCAGACGAAGAAGCTTGAACGTAAGCACTTAGAAAAGGCTGAACGTCAGAAGTCGGGAACACTTTTGTTCGCAGGGTATTCCGTAGCAGCCAACGCTAAGTTTTTTTGGGATCGCCTCGGTGGGTACAACGAAAACTACTTGGGGTGGGGCGGTAACGACAATGACATCGCTTGGCGAGCTAAGCACATTTTAGGTAAAGAGCATAAGTTTGATCACAAGCTCTACCACCTGTGGCACGCAAAAGGCTACTCGAAGTTTTTGTTGTGGCACCGTAGAAGTATTTGGGAGACGACGAGAAAACACCCTTACGAGGTAACTAAGCGATTGAAGCAAGCTAATCTCGGAAGACAGAAGGAGCCGACGTTTATTCCTTTGAAGGATATTTGGGTAGATGCCAAAGCAGAGCGGATGAAAAGGAAGGCTTTGCAGAAGTAAATTTCATTTGTTGGAGGTTGCTATGAAAAAGACAGCAAGGTGGCTAAGGAAAACCAGGAAGAACGCGGCTAAGATGCACAAGTTTTGGGTTAAGCGCGGCAAACACGGCTTGTGGCACCGAAGAGATCTGAATTGGAGCTGGCGAGGTACTGCGGGCAGATGATTTAGCAGTCGATCGCTTTCTGCAACTTTTTCCTGAATGGCGTGAGATCACACCAAAGGAGATTAGAGGTGCCTAAATACTACTCCCAAAACGGCGAAGACAAAATTCTTTGGTCGGTGTTTGATCCTGGCTACAAGGGGTTTTTTGTGGATGTGGGGGCGCTTGACGGTAAGCGCTTTTCTAACTCCTACAGCTTCGAGCAGGCTGGTTGGCAAGGGCTCTGCGTCGAGGTGCACCCGGCCTACGCAGAACTCGTAAAAAAGAATCGGCCTAAGTCAGTGGTGTTTTCAGGCGCGTGTTGTGAGTGTGATCAAGAAGAGATGGATTTCTACTTGAACGAGCTTGGAACGCTTAGCACGATCGATCCGAGCATGGGCGAGTACTTCAAAAAAGCTTATCCCAAAGCTTTTCGGGGGTACAAGAAAGTAAAGGTTCCCGCAAGGTGTTTGAACACTCTTCTTACCGAAGCTCAAGTTCCTAAGGTCGATATGGTAACGATCGACGTGGAGGGTGCAGAACTAAGAGTGCTGAAGGGGTTTGACCTTAGAAAGTACGCCCCCAGCATTATCGTTTGCGAGGCAATCGACCGGGAAAAAGAAATCGAGCTGGAGGTCTACCTAAAGACTTTTGGCTACCATCGAGCACGAAAGCTTGCAAACAACCTTTTCTTTACCCCCGCACGATTCGTCGATAAGGTTCACAACGCCGCAAATATTCCACGAGCGCAGCTTATCCACACCGACCACCCCTGCAACGATCTCAAGAAGGCAGGAAAGTTGTGAACAGAAAAATTTATCCCCCGGTAGGCTTCCACGGCGATTACTACCTAATGCAAGGTGCCGCGTACCTGCTCAAGAATACGCTAGTGTTTGTGGAGACAGGAACTAATATCGGGGCCACCTTGCACTACGTAGCAGGCAACCACCCTTCTTTGCTTTGCTACAGTTGTGAAGCGGACGAAAAGCAGTTTGCCAGAGCTAAGCAAAATTGTGCTGGGATGAACAATGTTCGGTTGTACCATGCCACAAGTCAACAGTTCCTTCCTAAGCTCCTGCCAAAGTTGGACGTGTATAGTGCTGTCTTTTGGTTAGACGCGCACGGCAGGGGCTTTCAATGGCCTTTGAGAGACGAAGTAAGAATGATTTGCAAGCACGTTGGTGATCGTTCTTGGTTTATCCTCATCGACGATTTTCAGGTGCCTGGTAAAAAGCAATTTCAGTTCGACCGGTACAACAACCAGGTTTGCTCCTACGCTTACATCAAAGATTGTTGTACGGTACCGCACACTGTTGTTTATCCGAGTTACGAAGAAAAGACCAGTCCCTACCATCCTTTGGTGGGCTGGGGTCTGTTGGAACTGAATAAAACCGAAAGCCCCTTTGTTCGTAAATTCCCTTCTTGGTCGAGACAGGCGTGAATGAGCTGGCATTATTTGCAGGGGCAGGAGGCGGCTTGCTGGCCTCACACTTGCTTGGATGGCGCACCGTCTGCGCTGTCGAGCTTGATCCCTACTGCCAGCAGATATTGCTCGGCAGACAGCGAGATGGGTGCTTGCCCCGATTCCCAATATGGGACGACGTTCGCACGTTCGACGGGCGCTCCTGGCGCGGACACGTTGATGTCATTAGCGGAGGATTCCCATGCCAGGATATCAGTGCGGCGGGTCAAGGTGCTGGAATTACCGGATCACGTTCTGGGCTTGTCTACGAAATGCTCAGAATTGTTGATGAAGTGCGGCCTACGTTTGTGTTCACGGAAAACAGTCCGCACCTACGTACCAAGGGGTTGGCCACAATCGTCGAGAGATTTATCAGCATGGGGTATGTGGGACGGGTCGGGGTATTGGGAGCTGGGGACATCGGTGCGAACCATGAGCGAAGACGAATGTGGATCGTTGCCGTGTCCAGTGAGTGGATTGGAAATGCTGCCAACCTTGACAGTATGCGGAGACTACAACAAGAAAGGGGCGTCCTCCAGGTCGGGCAATGGTTTGGCTACGGTGCTGAACAAATTGCCAACACCAACAGCAAGTCTCTACGGCAGCAACAAGGGAGGTGTGAAGTCACTGACTGGTGGCGTCTACCCCGCTTTGCGCGAGTGGATGATGGGGTGGCCAATCGGATGGACCGCGTCAAAGCCACTGGAAATGGGCAGGTTCCGGGAGTGGCTGCGATCGCATGGTCTGTTCTCACAAGCGATTTCGCAAGACCCGATCGAAAAAGCACTCGATCCAGTTGAGCGTGCGTACGAAAGAAAAAGACATGAAAACAAGAGTCCGCACCGACGTTCGCAATATGTGGAGCAAGCAACTTACCGCCAACAGGTTCTTCCGAAAAATGACATACCTCTTCGATCACTTCGAGTTTATTCACGATCGGGCTAACCCAACACATGTCTTGTCTGGGCAGGGGATCAAAGGAAGAACAAATTACACCAGGATATTTTTCAACAACGAGAACGTAAGGCCGGACACAAAAAATTGTGATTGGTGCATGGGCACTGACTACGAAGATGAGATTCAAAAGCCGCATTACTTTCGGGTGCCGAACTACGTCAAGAATGGTGCAGGACAAGACCTAATCAAACCCAAGGATTACGACCCCGAAAAAATCCTAGCTAGCAAAACTAAGTTTTGTGCATTCGTCTACGCCCACAACATTACAATTCGAAATCAAATGTTCGATGTTTTGAACAAGTACAAGCGAGTCGATTCGCCGGGTAACTGCAGGAACAATGCAAAACCGATCGGTGGGTACAAAGACCCGCACAGCAGCAGGCACAGCAGTCCAAACTTTTTTCAGGAAAAAATAGACTACCTCAAACCGTACAAGTTTGTCATCTCCTTTGAGAACAGTGCTTACCCCGGTTACACAACCGAGAAGATCTACCATGCGATGCTAGCTAATGCGATTCCTATTTATTGGGGTAATCCTGAGGTGTGCAGAGACTTCAACGGAGATAGTTTTGTTCACCCCTACCACAAGGGCATTAGCGGATACTCGTCAGTACTGAGGGCACTGCTAGATCAGGTAGCTTTTTTGGACAGCAACGACGAGGCTTATTTGAAAATGCTTGCACAACCGTGGTTGCCCAACAACCAACATACGCGGTGGACGCACCCGCAAACAATAATTTCTAGCTTCAAAAAGGTTTTCTCAAAATGAAAAACGTCGTGGTTCTCGGGTCCGGTAGAAGTGGAAGCAGCCTACTGGCGGGGCTTATGAACAAAACGCATTGGCACGGCGACAATCTTATTCCGCCGAGCCCTGCTAATCCGAAAGGCTTCTTCGAGGATTCTACGGTCAACCACGAGATCAATGAGGGGATACTGAAGCAAACAACGCAAAGACAGGTACCGAGGGGGCATTGGTGGTTAAAAAGATTAGCTCCAGGTACGCCGCTGTACTCGACTTATCAACAGCGGGTGCTGATTAGAAAGTACCTGCAACCAAGACCCAAACCGTTTTGTTTGAAGGACCCCCGGCTTTCGTACACATTTCCTACCTGGGACGCCTATCTTCCCTCCAACACCGTTGTTTTGGTCGTCTTTCGAAACCCTGGAATTACGGTTTCTAGTATGCGGCAGGAGATAAGAAAAGCTAAGTACCTAGCAAACTACAAACACGACGCCTCTTACTTGTTTGGTGTGTGGGAAGACATGTACCTAAACATCTTAAACCACTATGCCGACAGTACACGCCCTTGGAAGTTTATCTCCTTTGACGAGATACTGACGAAGGCGGGAATCGAAAAAGTGGTTGATGCCGTTATTGCCGATGTTGATCGAAAATTTCCTGACGTAAAACTAAAACGGTCTAAGCCAATGCGCTATCCTGAAAACCTCTTACCGTTGTACAACAAGCTCCAGGAGCTTAGTAAAAAATGAAAATCGTTCTGGTGGGAAGTCGTTTGGGGAGGATGGGCACTAGTGCAACGATGGGGTTGCTTAAGATCCACGGCTGCGACGTTGGAAAAAGTCTTACGGGTAAAAGTCCGATGAACCCAAAAGGCTACTTTGAGCTAAGGTCTTTTCGAGAATTCCAGCGCAACGTTTGGGGAATGTTCTACGGAGACAACCTGCAGTACGTTCCTGAGATAAGTAACTTGAGAACGGTGGCGAAGAGACATACCGACGAATTCAAAAAAATACTCGAAAAGGAATTTGCGAAAAACTTAGTTGCGTTCAAGGCCCAGCGATACCTTCACTTAGCTTTTCTCGCAGGCGTGCCTGACGTTGAAGTGTACGTGTTGTGTATGCAGCGCGACATCGATGCGCAAGCCAAGAGCACGCAGAGAATGTGGAAAGGCTCTAGGAACCCCGTGGAGCGCGATGCAAGCCTTCCAACTATCAAAACCCATATCAGAGCATGGGCAGAGCACGAGAAGCGTGTGAGGGCTCACTACGGCTTTGCTAAGTACATGGACTTGGAGTTCAAGAAATTGTTCACTAAGCCGTGGAAGACCTACAAGCAGATTTGTAAGTTCATCGAGGAAAAACCAACGCTCAATAAACGACAGGTTGAGACGTGGATTGACCCTAAACTGGTCCACTGGAAAAAATGATCATTTCCAACACCAAAAAATTTGTTTTTGTCCACATCCCGAAAACTGGTGGGACCAGTATCAAAAAGGTTTTGGGCAAGCACGCAACCGTCGGGGTCTACCAACACAATCCGCCACCGGGGGTAGCTAAGCAAGCAAATCCTAGACTGTGGAAGCACGCCCCCGCCAGAGACCTTAGGCAACACATGGGGTATGCCTCCTGGGCAGAGATGTTTAGCTTTGGGATAGTGAGGAACCCATTTGATTGGATGGTCTCTGCTTATTTTTACATCCGAAAAGACACCCACGATCCAAGACATCAAATTGCTAACAAGCTAGGCTTTCCTGAATTTGTAGAGTGGTTCGAAAAATCAAATCCCTACCGGCACCCGATTCGCAACGGTCAATGGTGGTATTTGTCGGACCGTGCCGGAAATCAAATCGTAAGTAAGTATTACAAGCTCGAAGAAATCGGAAGTGCGTGGAAATCGATCTCAGTAAAGGTTCAGGTAAACTCTTTTCTACCGCACACCAACAAAACCTCCCATCGAGATTACCGGTCCTACTACACCCCTCGTTCAGTAAGCTTGGTCGCAGGAATGTTCTCAGACGACTTTAAAAGGTTTGGGTACACATGGACCTAACTGTTGTTATAGCGGTAAAAGACCGCACCGAAAACTTAGCTTACTGCGAACACTCGATTGCTTATTGCGATCCTAAGCCCCGGCTAATTGTTGTCGACTTTGGATCTGCAAAGCCAGTTAGGTTGCAGACAGAAGGAAAAGTAATTCGTGTGGTGCGTGACACGGCTTTGTTCCACAAAGCACGCGCGTTGAATATTGGGATTAAGGCAGTGCAGACCCCTTACACTTTGATCACAGACGTAGACCAAATTTTCCAACCTAACTTTTTTCATAAAGTAATGCAGAACATTGAACATGGGTTCGTAAGGTGCTTGACGGACTTTGCGGATTCACCTCCGAAGTTTGATCCCCACCAGTTTAATTGGAAGAAGTATCGACAGTACCGCAACACCGTACTAGCAACGGCTACGAAGAAACCGCACGGCGTAGGAAATTGTCAGGGAGTCAAAACCAGTTGGTTGCACTACGTCAAAGGGTTTGACGAGACTTATCGAGGTTGGGGATACGAAGACAAAGATCTAAACCTGAGAGCCAAATTAGCCGCGTGGAAGATGATGCACATGGATGATACAAGTATGATCCATCTTCCGCACGCAAGAAACCCAGGATACTTTCGAAATGATCTGATCCTAAAAAACAAGGCACGTTTTTTAGGCAAGCGAGATAACAAAGGTCCAATCGTAAACGCGCAAAGAAAATGGGGTGAATTGTGAAGGTAAAAGCTATCAAACGGAGCCTTTCCTAATGCCAACGATTGAAGACACGACAGCGCTGCTAAATGAAGCCCTGCAATTGGACCAAGGAGGGATTAGTAAGCTTTTTGAAAAAGAAGTGTGGTGTAACGAAGGGATCGTAAACCACCCTACAATTCAATGCAAGGTTCCCCACTGGTCTTCAGGAAAAGGGTTTGTAGGTGTGTTGGGTGTTCTTAATGGAATTTTTTATTCCGAGGGAAAAATCATTGTGGCCCATCGGCGTGTTACGTGCCCCAGCAATTGTGACTTCACAGAGGTCTATGACAACGTATGCCCTGTTTGCGGATCTCCTGTAAAAAAAGGGGAGATCGAAAAGTTTGAAGTTGTAAAACTAAATCCCCCTGGGTGACTCCTTTAGAAAAAGAGCAACCCGCGACATCCAGTTAGGAAGATCAGGACAGTCATCTAGCGTGCTGCAAATTGGACGAGGAGCCCGTGTTTGATACTCCCCCGGTATTGCGCACGAGACACCTAATTTATCCCCTAGAAAGGACGCCAATTCAAACGGGCAAAATGTTTCACTGTTGGTAATGTGAAAAGTCCCTTGCTCGTTTTTCTGTATCAGCTTCCATGTCTCTTTGACTAAGTCCGGTGCGTAAGTCATTTTGCTTATGGGGCGGGTGGCGATTATTGGTTTTCCGCCTCGATTGTGTTCGTGCTCCAAAAGATCTTTTAGCTTGTGCACAATGTTGGGTGTGCGAGCATGCCCAAAAACAAAGGACGTGCGAACAATAAGATGATTTTTTAGGTTGCTCCTTACCCTTTCCTCGCCCCACGCTTTTGTTAGTCCGTAGAAGTTGATAGGGTTGACAGGGGCATCACAACTAAATGTGGCTGTAGGGTCGTTACTTGAAAAGACAAAGTCCGACGAGAAATGGATTAGCTTTCCACCGCGCCGTTTGCACAGGGCCGCAAGGGTTGCGGGAGCTTCAGAATTAATGTTTTTTGCTAACTCTTGATTCTCTTCAGCGCCGTCGACGAAGTTGTAAGCGGCGCAGTTGATGACGGTGCATCCGGGGTAGGGGGCCATAATCTCAGCGGTCTGAGGCTCGTTTGTGATGTCCCAGGCTCTGTGCCCAAAAGCTTTGAAACTAATCTCCTTGCGACAAAATAAGCTAACAAAGGCTCTTCCAAGTTGTCCTTCCGCGCCGGTGATTAAGTACATAAGATCTCCTATGTCTAAAATAGAGGTAAACAAAAAGGAGGATTCAGTGAATACCATACTTGAAATGCTGGGTGGTAAAAAGTTTAGTTGGGCTTTGTTGTGTCTTATCTTGTCAACCGTGCTGCTCATTTTGGGAAAGGTAGATCAAGACATTTGGGAGACAGTCCTTATTTTCCTAACCTCTGCGATGATTCTTGGCCACACTGCGACGGATATTGCGATAATCGCAAAGGGAGGAGCCAAGAAGAAGGAGTAACATGCTTACTGCAGAACACGAACCTTCTGATATTTTCTCCAGCCTAGACACGTTTATCGAAGGCACCAAAGGCGAGAACAAGCACGTCACACAAGGGCGTGTTAGGTTGCCAGTTGCGCCTAATCCAATCGTGTTTATCGAAAGCCCTGACTTTTTATCTGGTCCCAACCCTCTCTTCCCCGAGCAGTACAAAATGACTCGCGACGTGTTTGAACTGCTCTGCCCTAAGTGCAACGACTTGGTTAGGATCCACACCCAGGATGATATTCCAAGGGACGAGCAAATTTTGTTTGAGTGGGGGCGTTGTCCGGTTTGCAAACAAACGAAAGCAGACTTTAAGGAGGGTACGTTTCGCTTCTTCGATACGGTCAACGGTGTGGTGGGGATGCGTGCCGGAAAGAGCGCATGGGCAGCGTCTGTAGCCGCTGCGTTGCTTCACTACGCACTAACCTACGAACGTATGTCCCAGGAGCTTGGAATTTTTCGTGCGCAGCGTTTAGACGCAAGCTTCGCTGCTGCAGCCGGGGAACAGGCTCAAGAGACCGTGTATGGGCAATTTAGAAGCATGTATAGCGAAAGCCCTTGGTTCCAGCAGTACAAGCAAGAGTTGATGCGTGTGGAGTTAGCAGAGCCAAACCTTAGGCGTGGTGACCTCTACCAAGAAAGCACACGTGTCGTTTATTGGAAAGACGCACAGATCAAGGCTGAATCCATTCCTGCTAACTCGGCAACCCAGGCTGGTAGAACGCGGTTGTTTGCGATTGTCGATGAGCTTAGTCGTATGGACGCGGGCAACGCTAAGCAATCCGCTACCGAGGTGTATCGAGTAATGGAGCGCTCTTTGAGGACGGTGCGTTCTGCGATCGATAAAATAAGAAAAAACGAAAACCGACACGACTTGCTTGCGGGTTTTATGGTTAGCATTAGCTCGCCGCTGTTCTCTACCGACAAAAGCATGAACTTGTTGAAGCAGGCAAAGGTTGTAAAAAGAATGTTCACCTTTCACAAAGCGACGTGGGAGTTTAACCCAACGATTACCAGAGAAGAGCTAAACGAGGAGTACGCCAAAGATCCTTTGGGAGCCGAACGAGATTACGGTGCTAACCCACCGGGGGCTGAAAGCCCTTTCGTAGAAGACCCAGACATTATCGAGGCGGCGATCGATCCGACTAAGCAAAATATGTTCACCTACCGCGAAGAGTTTTTCAAAAAACACATTAGCACTAAGCTTATTGAGAAGACTTACCACTATGTTCGTTTGCTTGTCTCCAGAATCGATTTTAACCATCTCTACACCTACTACGTTCATTGCGACCCCGGTGAGGCAGGAGATAGCTTTTGTTTAGCTATCGGTCACAATGAGGAGAGCATAAAACGCATTGACGGTGCGTTGGAGATTAGGCCGATCAGGGCTGATAACAAAATGGGACTACCACCGCATACGGTTTATTTTCCCGCCGTAACCGAGATCATTTTGATGCTCAACGATACGCTAAGTTTAGGGGCAGTCGGATATGACCGGTGGAATAGCACCGAGCAGATTCAGCGCTTGCTCGATAGCAACGTGCACGCTTTCAAGGCAAACCTTACCAGAGACGAGCACGTTGACTTTTTGGCGGACGTCAGAAACCGAAGTTGCTTACTTCCGACAAGAGAGCACGCCACCGCAGATCCTGCGGAGTCGCGGTGTATGCCGTGTGCAAAAGCGTTGTGGGAGTTAGCTACCTTAGAAGACACAGGAACTAAAGTTGACCACCCCAAGAACGGATCGAACGATATGATCCAGTGCTACGTGGGGGTTCACCGGATGCTTACTAAAAACTTAGGCACGCTGTCTAACCGCAAAAACGTTAGGCGTGCTAGACCTATGAGACCAAGAAGTCATCGCATGCGACGTTAGTTTACAGCGTAGTTGAGTTTTGCTAGATACTAAGTTTCAACGGGAGGCCCCAAAAAATGTTCAAAGTAAAAAACACCATGCCCGGATCCTTGTCGTTTGGCGTCGAAAACGGATCCACGACGATCGGACGAAGCGGAACCCTGGATCTCGATAAATTCTGCTCTAGGGAATTTCTTAAGTCCTCAGACGAAATTCAAAGATTGCTTCGAGGGGGAGCATTGGTTTTGGTCTTTGATTCTGAGGCCAAGCTTCCCAAAAAGAACTTGAAGGCCAAACCCAAGAAGGTACCGCCCAGAAACTTGGCTCCTCGAATCCCTCCTGCCGCTGAGAAGCCGTTGGTGGTGGAATTGAACCCCGAGCCTGTCCCCGTTGTTGAGAAGGCTCAGGAGGCCCCTAAAAAGGTCGAGGAGCTTGTAGCGAAAACTAAGTTCGATTTGCCCGTTGTGGAGGATCCGATTGAATCGGCCATCGCTGCTAAGTCGGAATTTCCCAAAATCGAAGAAGTAGAAAAATTACTTCTGAACGATCTGAAGGAACTAGCCGGGCGTTTGGGGATTGCTACCCACTACCGGCTGAAGTCCGAAATTTTGGACGACGTACTCAATGAGTACGAGGAGAGAGGATTGGAGTAATGAAAATCTCGGCGCAAGACGTTTTCGGCGATTCGATTTCTGTTGCCACGCCTAGTGACTTAGATTCTGTCTTGGATATGACGATAGACGATGCTCTTACGTTAGCTTTGGCAAAGAGTGTTGACAAGCGTCTTGATTCAGAGTGGTACGAAACCATTCTTACTAAGTTGGGGGAGACAGAACAAGACGCTTTTACGATGGGTCTTGCGTCGGCTGAGATCAGAGTTCAAGACAATTTGAACAGCTCGCAGACAGAAACAGACGAAGCGATCTTGGAGTTGGTAAGCTACGTCAACGAGCACGGTAGTCTTGACGAAAGCTTCTATGACGACTTGCTGAAAAGTAAGTCCGCCTCTATTGCCGCGCAAATCAACAATTGGATCTTGCTACACGGGTTGCCTTTGGGTGAAAGCAAAACGGCTTTGCAGGCACTTCCAAAACAAAAGATGCCTTCTCGCAATGAGACTTCCGAATACCAGAAGGAAGTAAAGCGTAAGGTGAAAAACCCAAACGTCAAAAACGAAATGCCTAAAAAGTCTAGTGCAGATCATCCTGTTCTAGAGCAGGTGAAAAACCTAAAAATTTGGGATGAGCTTCCTGAGGGCTGGTACGTCCACGGTAGGGCGAGTAGGCAAGATTTAGAAACTGGTATGCACATTTACGGTACTGTTGATTGGGCTGTAGCAGAGCAGTACGCAGGTGATGACGGGTCAGTTTGGGTGTTCACTCCTATTGTAGACCCGATCGATATGCGTACGGAAGCTGCCCAAAACGAGCTTGCGAAAACTATTGAGAAAGACTACCTCAAAGGAGGAGTGACTACTGAATATGTAGAACACTCCCTTAATGAGTTAGGTTATGCTGTAGACGATCCAAGCCCTGACGAACTTTCCGAGGCGTTTGAGTTGTTAGCTGCGGAATTTAACCCTTCGGACATTGTTAATCATGCAGAGGCGCACGATAACCCGGAGTTGTCCTATTGGTTTGCGGAAACTTATAATCATCCTATTGTGCTGACAGAAGATGGGATTGTTGTGTACGACTTAGAAAGCATAGCTGCTAAAAGGGTTGAGGAAGAACACGAAGACGAAATTACCGCTGCACAAGACTCTTGGTGGGAGGATGACGAAAATGATTCCGACACCGAGGAAAATGAAAACACTAGCGAAGAGGACAGCGATGAAACCGCTGCTAGTTTGCGCAATCCGAATCTGTCTGTGCGTTCAAGACCTGCTAACCAAGATAAGGAAAATACGATGATGCGCGAACCCAAAAGTTACCAGGCCAAGATCTATAAGGTCGAAGGTGGCTACAAGGCAAACGTTCTCGACAAGTCGGTTACCGTTGCGTCCACAGAAGTGTTTGAGAAAAAGAACGACGCAAAAGAGGCTGCGCGTAAGTTAGCTTTTGCCCAAGCATTAGAGACCGAGAAGAAGGAATTGGCTGAAGCCATTCGCGATTGGGTTCCGTCGTTGCCCAATATCAAACAGTGGCTCCAACGTGTCAAAGAGAGCGACACATGGGCAGAGGTAAAGTCAATTTGGGACGACCTCTGGCACGGCAAGGAAGACACCAATATGGAAGAGCGGCCCACAGAGCAGTATCGCGAATTTGTTGAGTTTGAGGACATGGGTGGTCCCGCGTTGGAGTTGGCGAGGTTGCGGGCTAAGCGCCGGCGGTTGGCGAAGTCTTGTGACAAAAGAAAGAAGACAAAGAAAATGAAGAGTGTGTTGCAACGCAGACGATCTAACAAATTAGCCTCTCGCCGTGTCGCTAAGGTGAAAACAAAGATTCGCCTGGCTTTGGCACATCAACGAAAAGCGCAAGTTGACGTAGGACAGGCCCAGAAAGTGGCTCAAGACTTTTTGAACATGCTCGAACGTGTTGACGTGACTCAAGCTGCAAGTAAGGAAATTCAAAACTTGTTGTACCAGGGTGAGCTTTTGGCTGAGACAATCAAGAAGCTCCCCGCTACAGCAGCTAAGCGAAAGCTTGCAAAGTTTAAGGGAGACAAAATGATTAGACGGAAAGCGGGAGCTAAAGAAGATTTTGAGCGGGTGTTGGGGGCTGTGATGTTGAAGGAGTCCGAGATCGGATTGCCTGAAGACCCTTCAGACCCTGTTTTTGTTGGGATTACGTGGAGTCAAGAAGGCTATCTTAGTTACGCCGGGGCACTAGTGGCAGATTGGACCGGCTCTGACCAAGATGCTCTTGAAGGTGCTTACGAAATCACAACAAATTTATTGATGGAAGATAAGGATTACGTCAAGGAGTTGGAGGAAGAGTGGGGCGATGAAGCGTATGACGTATTAACGGAAAATGTAGACGGACGTTCTTATACGATGACAGCACGCGAGTTTGTAGATGCGATGCTTGCTAGCAAGCGGGGCAAGGAACATATTCAAGAAGAGTTAGATTCGTGGAAAGAACTTTACGGTGGTTGGCCTCCCCCCGAAGAAAAAGAAAGCTCAAAAAAAAGAAAGGCTAAAAAAATGATCAGACGCCGAACAAACAAGTTGTCTTCTCGCACCCGTAAGCCTTCCCGCCGCGTTGGCCGAAAAATACCAGTTCGAAAACGCAGCAGCGAGATTCGTCGTCGTGCGGGTTGGGACACCGATGAGGTGTCTCGTTGGCTGTTGAATGATCAAGGTATGTACCACGACGTTGTTTCTTTGGCTAAAGAAGCAGAGTCGCTGAGAAAGCTTGCAGATGCGATCGATGATTACGTTCACGCAATGGGCGGAATTGAGGGTGTTGATATTGATCTCGACGAAGTTGACTGGGACGAGGTTGCCGACGATTTTGAAGAGTTTGTCCGTGATCCCATGGACGATGATGAAGATGATGAACTTGACGAATTTGTGAATCTTCTGCAGTCCATGGGTAAAAGATTTCATGGTAACGATATTGAACAAACTGCTCAAGATTGGATGGACGAATATCCTGATGTAGAAGACGCCGAAGAGTGGATGCGTGTAGGTGTGTTTGAGCCTTCCGCAGCAAAGGCTTTAGAAGACTGGGGGCTCGACGCGCAAGACGCAGCAACGATATGGAAGCGTGGAATGACGATTGGCTACGCGGTCAGCAACGGGGATATCACCCCGGAGCAGGCTTACGACTTCTGGGAAAAAATTTAGGAATAGACAATGGCCACCCTGCAAACAAAAGTAAGTTTTGGGTCAGCAACGTTCAACGTTGCGTTGGCGCAAACACAGCAAGAACTGACAACGGGCTTGCAGGGTGTTGCCTCTTTGCCTTCTAACGAAGGCTTACTTTTTGTTTTCAACACCCCGCACCAAACAACGTTTCACATGGGTAGCGTTAGTTTTCCGATTGACATTGTCTTTCTTAGGAAAGAACAAAATGAGTATCGGGTTGCTAAGGTTGTCCACAACGCGCAGCCAGGAACTAAGGAACGCTGGTCATGCTACGCTGACTTGGTGTTGGAATTGGTGGGCGGTACGTGTGAATCGTTAGGAATTGAAAACAATCAACCGTGTTTTGTGGAGGAAGCTGAAATGCGAAAGGCGTCACTAAAAAAGAAAGCGATGGAAGGCGATATCAGCGACCCTGAGTTTTTGTATGACTACGCTCGAATAGAAGCCGAAAGTCAGTTGCATGGCACCAACGCCGAAGATTGGATGGACGATTTTGATTTTCTAGAGGACTTGGCAAACAACCCTGAATTGCAAGCAGCTTCTGATAAGGCTGATACTGCGCTAGACGCTTTTATCGATAAGCACGTAATGGGTTTTATGAACGATGAAAATGCTGAACTGCCCGACGCCAACTATCTTTTGTGGATGACTGCTCTTGGTCATGGTATAACTTTTATGGATGGTGACTGGGATCATTTGATTACCCCAGAAGACCAGAAGCACATTTACGAAATGCTGAACGGTGATCGCGGAATTCAGAAAGCTGTTGATGCCTGGGAAGCCGCGTGGTCTAACGCAATCGTAGACGTTTTGATGGAGCGCGGTGTCAAAGACATAAAAGAAATCTAAGTAGCAGGAGCTTCTAATGGACACGCCTGTTGAACAGATCGCCCAAGCGTATTGGTTGCTAGGTTGGTCTTGGCCTGAGGTTGAAGACCTCTTGGTGGAACAGTACGAGATAACAGAACGTAAGGCTGAGAATGCCGTCGAGAAGGCACAAGAAGCCGTACATGCCCTTGAGACGAAGGGTCCTTTCGTCACACCGGGCCAGTGGGCGCAACTGTCTACGGGCTCCCTAGTGCGTGTGGCGGCAATCAACAAAGACGAAGTCGATGTCGAGGACCCACTGTTTGGTTCGCTGACGGTTCGTGAGAACCAGTTTAGCCAAGACGCCACAGAAAGCTTAGCTTACGCACATCACATGCGGCAAGCAGCTATGTCTTTGCTGGGCCAAAAGTACGATCCCCCTGAGAACGAACCAATTAAGGTTGTCCCCGAAGAGTACCCCGAGGGCTACCGGTACAAAGAGCTTACGCGTGCCCCGAAGGGGTTAGGAGACGTAGCCCCGGATGTAGGCGACGTGGAAGAAGCCGATGAGCAATTGTCTCAGATGCTCAATAACCTTGAAGGGCTCCGAGAGATGGAGCAAGAACTGACTGCGCAGATAAAGAAAATAAAAGACGAGCAATTGAAGCCTTTGGCTGCTCAACTTAGTACCTTAAAGAAAGATCAGCAAGACGAACTAAAAAACGCTTTTCTAAGTATGGATACGATTCAACAAGACTTAGAAGAGTTAGATCAAGTTGTGTTTACGCAGTACAAAGGAAAGATCGCTGCTTTTCGACGTACCCTCGATGAGGAAGGTAAGCCCCCAACGCCCGCAGATGAGTTGAACGCGCTTAGAAATATTCTTGAACAGGTGAACGAAAATCACCCTAAGATTGTTGGGGCTGTTTACGAAGCGCTTGAACAATGGAAAGAGACCGTTCAGGAAACGAACCGGTCTGCGGAAAATGTTCTTTCGGTTTTCCCGTTCAGAGAAAATCCGAATCCGCGTAAGCAAAGCCAACTTTTCACTAAGGTGAAAAATTTCTTCAAGGGCCTTTGGGAAAAGATCAAAGCAATTGGCAACAAGCTTAGCGGCGAGACTTATCCTAAGGTAGCAGAGTCGATTGCTGCCCTTGACCAAGCGGAAGCTTTGTTGAAGACAGCCCATATCAACCAACTGTCTGCTAAGCTGGTGTGGTAGGAGGCGACAATGCAAGGACGTTTGGTTTATGACACAGCGTCACGATCCTACACCTACGTAAGTGATCAAGGGGTTCAGTTTTTAGGTCCTTTGGCAAACGCTCGTGCAACTCTTGAAGCTATGGGTATGAGATCGAAGCACGCCCGTGAAGCGGTTGTACAAGCATTTTTTGGTAGAGGGTTGAGCATCGACTTAGGTTTGATCTGTCGAACTCAGTAACCCGAAAGGTAGCCAAGTATGGCTAAGAAGAAAAAGTACACTCCTCCAGCGCCAAGAATCCTAAGAACGGGAGGGAAGAAGCTTCCCAAAGCGTTCCCAAAAACCGCTTCGGTTTTGCCTGGTGGAGCTACTTCAGGCAGTGGCGCGACAAACTCTATTTCTCAAAGTCCCTTATTCTACGACTATCGTTACTCTACACCTGATAAGTTTTACTTCCCCAAAGAACGAGCTATTGCAAATTCTGTTTTTAGAGACATGTATCGCAGGGACCCCACGATTGCGATCGGAACTGACGTTTACGCAGAATTGCCTTGGAGCAATTTTGAAATCGATGGCATTGAAGATACCACTGTTAGAAACCTGTACGAGGACATGTTTACCGATCTCAACCTCGTTCCTAAGTTTCCTACGTTTACCCGAGACTTCTTGGTTACCGGGGAATTTATCCCGCACAACATTTTCAACAGCAACAAAGGTTATTGGGAAAGAGTAATCTCTCACAACCCTGACTACATTGAGGTGCAGGGATTGGGATTGGTAGCGGACCAGCCTTTGTTGTGGATGCATCCGACCCCAGAAATTCTAAATTTAATAAATTCCCCTGACCCGCGAGTGCAGCGGTTCGTACGTGCGTTGCCTTCGAGCTTAGTAAACGCTTTTCGAAGCGGACAAAAAATTCTGCTCGATAACCTAAATACAGGTTATTTCCCACGGCAAAGCACCAGCGACAAAGTTCGTGGAGAGAGCTTTTACACCCGGTTGTTCCGCTCAACGATGTACGAAGATTTTACGGTCAACGCAAGCCTGGCTGTAAGTCAACGCAACGCTGCTCCTGTGCGTTTAATCAAACTAGGAGACCCCAGCCCTAACGGGTGGATGCCAACGGACGAAGACGTCGATGCGTTCATGGAACAGCTTAGTATGGCGGAAGTAGATCCGCTTGCTGCGATCGTGACGCACCCGTTTGTCTCGATCGATTACATCGGTGTTGCGGACAAAGCGATGCTAATTTCTCGGGAGTGGGAATTTATCGAACGTGTGAAGTTGCTAGCTATGGGTATGGCGAAAAGTTTCTTAGTTGGTGAGACAAGTTTTGCAGCGGCGGTTGCAGGTCTTCAAACGCTTATTGATCGGCTCAACTCTTTTCGTGAGGCGTGGGAGTACGGTTGGCTTATCGAGAAGATTTGTAAGCCGATTGCGGAAATGCATGACTTTTACGAACGCCCGCAGTCTCAACTGGAGCATCGGATTAGGATCGATAAGCCCGAAGAGCGTAAGCTAATCGTTCCTAAAATTCGTTGGGCTAAGAATCTTGAATCGACGCAGGACACTGCTCTGCTAGGTGTTTGGCGAGATCTAAAAGAAAGAGGGATTCTTAGCGATCGCACGTACGCGGTTGGTGCTGGTGTGGATCTTGAGACCGAAAGAAGGAACAAAAAGGAAGAGGAAGCTTACGCTGAAGCCCAGGCTAACCCAGAGCCCGACTTCTACACCAAAACAACGTCGAAAAAAGCGTCTAAGGTAAATCCTTACATCACTCAACGAAAGCAAGCCGAGTTGCAGGCAAACGTTGAGTCTGTTTTGAAGACGTCTAAAAGACCTTCCAAAAAAGATAACTTCCTTCTTTCTGCCTAAAGCCGGTACGCCTTCTGCAAAAAGGAAGGCGCATGGCTTACAAGTTCTACACCTCGGTATCTAAGTTAGAAACTTATCACAATTGTCGTAGGCTTTACCTTTATAAGTACGTTCAGAAAAGGCCCGAGCCTCCTAGTACTGCGTTGGAGATTGGTAATACGGCGCACCTTGCGTTAGAGCTTTTTCACAAGCACCAGCAAGACAGCGACGAAAACCTTTCTAAGTTGATGTCCGAATCCTTCAGAGCCGCTGTGAGACAATCGAAGGGCTTGACTACTCCTGACAAGCAACGTATCAAACGAATGCTTCTGTGGTACCTCAAAACCGCTCCTAAGCCAAATCCTCAAGACATCGTTAGCGTAGAGCAGTTGTTCAAGCTCCCGATCGGCAACGACGTGGTGGTGGTAGGAAAAGCCGATCGAGTAGATAGTAGGAACAATGAACTGGTTGTGGTTGACTACAAAACTAACAAAAAGGCTCTGACGAAGAAAGAAATACTAAACAGCCCCCAAATTCCTACTTACGTTAATTGGGCCAGAAAAAAGTTTCGCATCCCGGCTAAAGGGGAGTATGTTTTTTTGGAGCCTGGAAAAGTAATTTCTGTTTCTGTGTCTGAGGATCAGATAAAGCAAACGGTTGCTAAGTTTTGGGAAATGGCCGCTGAAGTAAGGAAAGCGATGCGAACGAACGAGGATTGGTTTTTTCGCAACTTAAAATTCAAGTGGTGCGGGTATTGTTCCTACCGAGAGCATTGCTTCAAAGATCAAAACAGTAGGTACACAAAATAATGTTGGCAAAATTCGAAGACACCACAAAAGTAATTCGGTACCTGGCCGACGATGACGGCAATCCCTTAGAAAACATCCCGTGTCCAGTCAGTTGCGGTAACTGTTGTAAGTTTTGGGTAGACGTTCCAGAAATCACCGATCGCTTTCCGAGACGCTCTGCTAATCTTTCTTGCCCCTATCAAAGACCTCGTCGAGGTTGCAAATTGAAGAGGTCTCGTCGTCCTAAGGTTTGCAACCTTTATTTGTGTGAAATCGGGATGGCGTTGGCAGGCAAGAAAATCACCAAAGAGCAAGCGCAAGAAGCTGTGAATAATGAGTGGTACACGGTAGCGTTTAGTAAGTTTGGGATTGAACCAGATCAAGAAAAAGTAATAGATCTAGGGGCAGTGAATGAAAAAATATTGTTGCCAAGAAAAACCAGCGGTCACGATTCAACCCAGTCCTGACAACCAAACAGTTATTTTGGTTGTCCCTAAAGAACAAGCTTATGCAGTTCTGCATGCCCAAGAAGCGTTTTTTGCGTTGTACCACCTGGTCAATCAATCGGAGATTAGGAGTGTACGGAAGTACACAACAGCAGACGAAAAGTTCAAAACTCCGCAAGACGCGATTGAATGGGCCTACCCAAATGCCGCGCAGTGCTCCAGCCAAACAGGGTTTTCGTTGGCTGGTGGTGAAGCGCGGCGGTGTTAATCGAGGTCATCTTGGTTTTCGATGTACTGCTTGATGATGCTCAGGGGAGCGCCTCCGCAGTTTATGAGGCAGTAGGTGCGGCTCCAGAACACCGGTTTTCTGTACACTTTCTCAAGCCGCTTCTGAAATTCTTTGCGAATCAGTCTGGATGAGACTGTCTTGAGGTTGTTGATGAGCTTAGATGGTTGGATGGTCGGGTTGATGGCCATGAGCAAGTGAACATGGTCCCGTTCTCCGTTGAACTCCAAGAGCCGACAGTTCCATTTCGCGGTTGTGGCTTCGAAGATCTCTCTTAGGCGGTTTAGGACTTGGCGATCAATACACTTGCGGCGGTACTTTGTGACTAGAACTAAATGCACATGCATTGAATATGAGCAGTGAGAAAGGGTTTCTAGTTCAATTTTGCTTGCCATAACTAAGAGTTTGTGTCAGAGATGGGTGATAAAGTCAAAGAGTTTGAGCTTGGGGTGAGACTTAGACGTGGAACAACGCAAGGTCACATATCAACTGTATCCAACAAAGAAGCAACAGGAGCAGCTTCAAGGACAATTGCAAGCCCACCAAAGGCTGTACAATGCAGCGCTTGAACATCGAATCTGGGCTTATCGGTCTCGCCAAGAGACGGTTCGTTTTTCCCAGCAATGCCGTGAGTTGACCCAGCTCCGCAGAGATGATCCTGATTACCAGAAGCTCAATGCTCAATCATGCCAGGTGACTTTGAAGCGCCTAGACCTGGCTTTTCAGCACTTCTTTCGTCGAGTGCGGACCCGTAAGGGCAAGGCAGGATTTCCCAGGTTCAAGTCTCTTCGTCGCTTTTCAGGCTGGGGATACAAAACCCACGGCGATGGATGGCGCCTGCTGGCTGGGGAGGGCCAGCGCAACGGCAAGCTGAGAGTGTCCGGGGTTGGGTTGATCACGATACGTGGCCGAGCAAGAACGCCTGGGACTCCAAAGACGATGGAGATTCAGCACAGGCAGGGCAAATGGTACGCATCTGTGACGCTGAATTGTGAACCCAAGAGGCAAAAAGGAAGATTGGCAGCAGGCCTAGATTGGGGAACGGCAAAGTTCAGCACATTGGCCTTCGAAGACGGTTGCACCAAGGAGATTGAGAACCCCAGACACATCAACCAAGCCATGGGCAAGCTTAGAAAAGCCCAACGCAATTTGTCCCGCAAGAAACGAGGCTCCAAGAATCGCACCAAGGCTCGTGGCCAAGTAGCCAGACTGCATGCCCAGGTGGCCAACAAGCGCAGGGATTTTTTGCACAAGCTATCGGCTCAGTTGATTGGGATGTTGGCACTGATTGCCACCGAGAAGCTCAACGTCAAGGCGATGACCAGTTCAGCTCGTGGGACCAAAGAAGACCCCGGCAAAAACGTGAGGCAAAAGGCCGGATTGAATCGGTCTATCTTAGACACATCTCCGTCTGCGTTCCTCCAACTCCTCAGATACAAAGCGGAAGAAGCTGGTGTCGAGTGGGTGGAGATTCCAACTCGTCATGTCAAGCCGTCGCAGACTTGTCATGTATGCGGAAAGCAGAGACGCAAGTCTCTGTCTGATCGCATGCATGAGTGCAAATGCGGGGTCATCTGCGGACGAGATGAAAACGCAGCCAGAGTGATGCTTGCTTGGGCTTTGAAGAAGCTTTCACGTCGGGAACCGGCGTGGTGTGGAGGTGGGTCGTTGGACCCGCCGTTGAAGCACGAAACTCCACCTGAAGCGCCTTTTGCTCAGGTGGTGTAGTTCATGCACAAATACATACGGTCATCCAGGAGTACGATTTGGATTTAGATAGAGGAGTGAGTTGAACGAATTCGAAAATCTAGAAACGGTTATCGATTGGAATTTGCGATCACGGGTGCGGTGTGCCTTGTGCAAACTACCGCAAAAGATAATAAAAGAGACTGAGGAGTTTTTAGTTTTTCGTTGTCCTATTTGTTTAGACTTCGTCGCCACGCTCAAACAGCACACCAGAAACTTTAGCCCTGGATTACTTTTACGGATGGATCGAGCTTTGAAGCCGGTAGCCGATGATTGGTACGGGACGAATAATTGGTGGGTAGACTACAGTCAGAAGGAAGCGACGAGCCACTTGCACCTGCATGCCCGTGCTAAGCAACGGGTTTAATCGCGGAGATGATGCATCTTAGTGCAGATTCTTGCTGTTCAGAGCAGGCAATAATGCACTAAGATGCAAAGTACGGGACGCCAGGGCCCTGGTGTTTTCCAATTGACTACTAGATAAAACTAAGTTAGTTTTCGGGCACTGCGGTATGCGATTGAAAACTTCAAGAGAAGGAATTTGTTTAATGGGCTCCGAAAAAAATGAAGGTTTGGTAGCAGCGCGGGAATCCATAACTCCCGATATGTCCGTCAAAGACTTGTTGCTTTTGATGAGCGAAGGCAATCCTGGGGCCCTATCTGTCCTTACGCAGTTACAAGCGGATTTGGTGGAAATGATCGAGGTGCTTTTTCACCTCGATGACATGAATATTCGCGGGGAACAAGTTTACCTCGCTTATAAATTTGTGAAGAGCGATATCAAGAAGTTCGTTGATTGTGTAATAAACAGAAATCCTAATATGGTTGAGTATGTGAACAGCCAAACCTCTTGCGGTCACGCGGCGGTTGTGCAGGGAGCTTCTTTTGAAAGATCGAGATGCAACGAAAAAAGAGTTTGAGAGCTACGCTAAAAGTGTGGCTGTTGGAATTCTTACTGCCGAGACCTACATCGAGGCTAAGTACCTATACCCTCTTGCTGCAGGCATTGTTGCTGCAACAAGTTCGATCTGTAAAAGCTTAGGCGTACCTTACGAACATTTTTGGAACATCTTACAGCAAGCACGCAGGGACTTTTTGGAGGTAGAAGAATGCACTACAAGGAACTTACTTATGACATGTGGGCAACAATCAAAAACGAGGCACTAGTGCTTCAAAAAGAAGGAACTCGGTGGGGGAAAATTGTGTCTTTGTTGCGAGAAAGGCATAACGTGGATCTTCCTCCGGGGCACCACTTAGCACGGTTGGTGCGTTTGGATCGGCCTTTGCCGGTAAAGGTCAAATCTAAACGCACTCAAAAACAAATCGATGCTGCTCTTCGTAAAACGTTGGGAATCCCAGATACGGTGGGTCAGGGTAAAACCGGGGCACCGAAGAGAACCCCGGTTATTGACTCTAACGTCAAAGCGGAAGCTGAGAAGCAAGTTGAAAAAGGCGCACGCAAAAAGGTTACTCCCCCCGCGAATATTAGTCCAAGTAAGCCACGCAACATTGAAGAGACCTTGACGTTGCAGGTTGAAAGCACCAATAACGCAATGGTAAAAATGACCCTTGAGGTGCCCAAGCAACAGTTTTTCAATTTTCTAATGGCGCTTTTTACGTAAGGATTATGAATGCCCGCTTCTCGCTGGTTTCCTGCAGACAACAAACGACAGCGCCGAAAGGCTGAAACCTACGCTAGGGACAGAGGATTGACTTTTTATCTGGTCAAGTTCTCAGCGGGCTCTAAAATCTACGTAGGAAATATGCTCCCCCGTCAAACTCTTCAGGAAATAAAGGCAGGGACCGCAAAAATACTAGAAGAAAAAGGCTCCAAACTGTAATTTTAATTTGACGGTCTTTTGCCGACAAGTTATTTTTCAGAAAGTGCTCGATAAAAGCCGCTTCGTGTTTTTTTTGATTAACTGCAAAAGTCACTTGGGCACACACAAGCAAAGCCGCTTTTTCGGGCACTATTTTTTACAACAATAATCCGGACTTGTAATCTAGCCACAAAAAATACTTTACTACTAGTGACCTTCTTTAGTAAACTTTACTAAGGTTTACTAGGAGGGAAAAATGCAAGCACTTATTTTGGTAGCGTTGGTAGCAGCACCTTTTCACCAGGGTGTCTCCTGGGGTCAAAGCCCAAAACAAGTCAAGAGGATGTACACGTTTTCAAAACTGTGTAACCGGCAAGATCCCGTCAATGGGCGGTACGTGTGCCTTATCGAAGATCAGAAAGGTCAAGACCTAACAACCGACGTTGCCGGGGAAGAAAACACCTTCACCTTTGTGGAGGGCAAGTTGGTTGGGCTGCAAATTGAACAAACCGTTTCTGCGGAAACCTCTTTGGAAGCCGTGAAGTGGTGGCTAGCCGCTTTTGGCCCCACTGAGGATTTTCATTCGGGAGAAGGTTATTTTGGTGTAGAGGGTGACGGCAAGGTGTTTGCTACGTTGAGGTGAGAATATGATCATCAACGGATATGAAATCAAGCCAGGAGCCAACCTGCGAAAGGCTGTCTTGCGTGGAGTCAATCTGTGTTGGGCTGATTTGCGAAAGGTTGATCTGCGAGAGGTTGATCTGCGAGAGGCTGATCTGCGAGAGGCTGATCTGCGTAGAGTCAATCTGTGTCGGGCTGATTTGCGTGATTCTTCTTTTATCGGTGCTGATCTGCGTGGAGCCTATATGCATGATGCCGACCTGCGTGGGGCTGGGTATTCTGTGGTGCAGATAATGATGGCAAGTTGGGGAGAATTATCAGACGATCTGACTGTTGAGTTGATGAGGCTTGACGCGTCTGCGTTGCCGAACGGAGAGGCGTTGATGAACGATTGGACGAATGGCGGGTCCTGCCCACTGCGCATGGGCGGGAAGGATCGTGTTGTGCTTTTCAAAGAGAAAAAAAGGCTATGGTCGCCTGGGCCAGCCAAACCCCTTTGGGAGCTGTGGGAGATGATAGCCAAAGAATGTGGGGTGAGAATATGATCATCTGCGAGAGGCTGATCTGTGTTGGACTGATTTGCGTGAGGCAAATCTGCGAGAGGCTGTACGGCATGAACCATTGTGTTGACGTTGACAAAAAGGTATTTGCTAGATGCCACCGTTGCGGCAGGGAGCCTGCGGCCAACATCATGTGCGGTCGTTGTTTTGGTGAAGATGACGACCTCAGGGCCCGCCTGGCTGTGGCCATTTGGCTGATCAGAGATTTGCGGGATTGCTGCCAAGATTTGGATTGGAAATATGGCAAAGAATGGGGCGACGCACAGCGCATTGTGGAGGGCAAGGAATGAGCAAACAGCTTGAATCACTGAAGTTTCAAAACGTCGGCCCAGCGCCATCGCTCAAGATCGACTTCAAAGAGCGTTTGAACTTTCTCGCTGGGGACAATGGGCTCGGCAAGACTTTTCTTCTTGATGTCGCATGGTGGGCGCTCACTTGCACCTGGGCGCGCCTTCCCATGGTGCCTCATCCTCCACTTGCAAGACCGAGCATTAGTTATCGTTACAAAGCGAAGGCCGGTGGGACGTACGACTACACAAGCACGTTTGATCGTGAAAGCGAAGAGTGGAGCGTCAAGCGAGGCCGCCCGCCTATTCCGAGTATGGTGATCTACGCCCAGGTCGACGGCGGGTTCTCGGTCTGGGATCCCGCTCGCAACTATTGGAAAAAAGATGATTCAGATCGTCCTAAGTCCTATCTTTTCACTTCCGACCAGGTCTGGGAAGGCAACGACCTCTGCGAAGGCCTCATTCGTGATTGGGCATCTTGGCAAAGAGAAGACGGAGAGGCTTTTCAACAGCTCAAGAGCGTTCTGAAGTCGCTCTCACCATCACAGCTCATCCCCGGGGATCTTCGCAAGGTTTCTCTGGATGATCCGAAAAGGTACCCAACCCTGAAGATGCCCTATGGCGAGGACGTCGCCCTCATCCACGCCTCGGCTGGTATGCGCCGAGTAGTGGCCCTGGCCTATCTTTTGGTCTGGACTTGGCAAGAGCATTTGGAGGCGTGCAAGCTTCGTGGCGAGACACCTGTCTCAGAGATTATCTTCCTCATCGACGAGGTAGAAGCCCATCTGCATCCAGAATGGCAGCGACGCGTAGTCCCGGCCTTGCTCGAAGTGATGGAAGCCCTGACTGGAGAGCACAACGCCAAGACGCAACTTATTACCGCTACACACTCGCCGCTGGTTCTTGCCTCAATTGAGCTGATCTTCGAAGAGGAACGTGACGGGGTGTTCCTGCTCGATTTGCAGGACAACAGCGTTACATTGCGAGAACTCATTCGAACTTTGGCTGGCCACGATTCGTTCTGGCCACGATGGGTCGTCAAGCATGAAGCGGCTGACGGGGGCGAGGGATGATTCGCTTCGAACCTGTTGCCAAGCCAGATGGTTGGATGTTGACTTTGCTGTTTTGAATCGATGCGATTTACTACGATCATAGGTAGGAGGTAAGCCTAATGAAAACTTCTCTGCAAAAAATTACTGATGTTTTTTCTGGTGCCGATGGGGGTGACTGCTTTGTTCAACTTCGCGCTTTTTTAGAGCAAGTAGAAAAACAAGCAAAGAATGGGGATGAATCTGCAAAAGAAATATTAGATGTTGTTTATCGGTTTTCTCGTTTGTTGGACGTGGTAAAACGTTAGGAGGTACCCTTATGAAAGTGAAAAAAAGAAACAACAAAACACCAGAACAAAAAGCGGAACTCGTAAAACGCTACCGAAAACTCAAGGCAGACGGTGTAGCAGCGCAGCAGGCAGCGGCAAAGTTAGGTCTGCCCTACATCACATTGAGGACGTGGGAAAAGCAGCAGCAGGAAAACGCTGAACCTGTCCCGTTGACAAAATCAAAAGGCCCCTTAGTTCTTCACACACCGGCAGGCCATCGTGTCGAATTCAGCCGAATCGAGGATCTGATCCAAGTCCTAAAAGCCATTGGCTAGTCTACCCCCACTCCTAAACCGAAACCCGGTAAAATTATTTAGATTATGAGGACAAGCAATGCCCTACAAACTAAATAGAAGAAATTTTATCGATTGGTCAAACGGTCTGCTCCTGGAAAGAGACAAGGAGGCCAATGTTCGGTGCCTTGACCAGAAGCTCTACGAAAAAGCCCAGGAGGCGTTAGATAAGGGAGAAGTCGTGTACCTTTGCGTCAACGGCAAGGTTGTTACCCAAATGAAACTCGAAGAAGGTGTCTACGTTGAACGGCGTGTTGAGGAAAATGATCATGAATCGCTCTAAGGCTATTGTCGAGGTTGCAGAACAAATAGGCAAGTTTATCAGCCAAAAAAATGAGTCCTACGGTAGCGCATACGGTTTTGTGAACAAGATCTTAAGAGATCTGTACGCCGAAAAAGTGGAACCAAACCAGTACTTAGACTTTGTAATGATCGCTCGTGTCCTAGAAAAAATATCTAGGATCTCCCACCACAAACAAGCGTTTGGCGAGGACCCTTGGAAAGACATCGCAGGCTACGCCTTGTGCCGAATTGCAGAAGAGAAGACCAATGAGCAATAGCAATTCCGCCGACAGGCCAAAAGGTTATGAGGACAAGGCGTTTGTCGAGATCCGGACACGTAAGCACCAAACTCTAAAAAGTAAGGCGATGATTGCCCACAACGATGGGTCGAAGCTTACTTTAGCAGATGGGTCCGTCTGGTGGCTCAAAGGAGGTAGGTACGAAAATACCTTAGGTCACTATCTTGTTCCTGAGGGGTGCCAGGCTCCTCCTCCCATAAGGTTACTACCCACCACCCCTAAAATTACAGAGCGGCCCGCAGATCGAAAGTACGAGGCTCTGAAGAAGGCTTTGCGTAGGGTTGCGCAAAGCATCAAACGCCATCGAAAACCAAGAGCCGTAAAGGTTTCTAACCGTATCTGGCTGCCTTCGGTGGGGTTTTACATAGGCCCTTCGGAAGCAAAAGTGTTGACCTATCTCTACGACTTGCAAAGCCCTGTTACTGCCGCTGAGTTAGGAAAGAATTTGTACAGTACCGTCACTGGTCATAATCCGGTGGGACCGAACGCATCTATTCGGTGTAGAGAATGGGCCAGGCATCTTTTAGGAAGGCTAAAAACTAAGTTTCTTGTTGAGTTTGACGAGGCTTATCGGTACACGGTTACGAAGCTAGGCAGTCGTGCGGCAGAAGACTTGTTAAAAGAAGACTCCTAGAATGACAAATCTAAAAACGCAGGCGGATTGTTGGCGCTACGTGTTGGATGGGGGTGTGATACAAAGCAGGTCGCTTCAAAGGGGACGGATCGTGAATATTTTTTTTCTCGACGCAGCCCCAGTTGCCGCTGCTCAAATGCTTTGCGATAAGCACGTTAACAAAATGCTGATCGAAGCAACTCAGTTGCTTTGCAATTGCCATCCGCAAGAGAACGTGCCCTATCGACGCACGCACTACAATCATCCATGTAGTCTGTGGGCGCGCAAGTGTCGGCAGAATTATTTGTGGTTGTACAAATACGCGATGGCTTTGGCAGATGAATTTTATTTTCGTTACGGGAAACCTCATGCTTGCCGAAGAGTGTTGCAAGGCTACTTGGTTGTGATTCCCGATGGGATGGTGGATTCGGATATATTTAGTGTACCGGCACAGGCGATGCCGGATCAATATCGAAACATCAATCCGGTTTATGCTTATCGATGTTATTATTGGAGTGAGAAGAAACATTTTGCCCGATGGGAAAAAGGAAGATCGAAACCAATTTGGTGGTGTGAATTAGAGAAAAGAGAGGGTTTGAAATGACGGATTATTCAAAGATGACAGATCAGGAGTTTGACGAGTTACTGTTATGAATACAGCGATGTTCCAGAGGAAGTTTACCAAGACTTTTTGGAAGCTACAAGTAAGGGTACGTACCTAAACAAATTCTTCAAACTTTACCAGTTCCCATACAAAAAACTGGATTCTAAGTTAAACGTATCTTCCCACGAGGATCTAGGACCTTGAAGAATTGAAAAAAATTACGTACGTGTTGAAAGAAAGCCAGAAATAAGTTAATCGATCTTTGTGGTACCCTCTCAGAAAAACAAAAGAGAGGGATGCATGAAGACTCTAGCCTTTTTCACTGCACTTCTAATTTCCCGAGTTGTTTTTGCTGCTTGCCTAACCCTTCCGTCAACTGCGACTAATTGGTGGTCAGGAAACGACACCTACTTAGATAGTGCAGGAGCTAACGACGGGAAAATTGAGGGCACGGGTTCGATCGCATTTCCCGCTGCTAAGGTAGGCAAGGGTTTTGACTTTACCGGCTCGACGAGCCTGTACGTCAATTGCGACGAAGTAAGTGCGGTCGGAACAAGTTTTACGCTGGAAATGTGGGTCAAGCCCACTACGACACACGACATCGATATTGAATACGGAGATCCAGGAAGCTCCGATGTTGCGGGTACGGAAGGACAAAATTATGCTCTGTGGCCCCCGCAGGGCGATTGTCTGTACTCGGGAAATTGTTTAGTAGGTCCGTTCGAGGCTACGGTAGGTGTTTCGGTTGGAACTAATGGAATTTCTGTTTACGAACACGCAGGCAACTGGATGCCTGCAATGCTTGTTTATGAAGCTGCGATTAGTGACGCAAACTACACCCATGTCGCTGTTACGGTAGACGATCAGGGAGCTAATACAGAATACGAGCTTTACGTCAATGGTAGCAGCGTAGATACGAGAACTCGATCAAATGCAGATGGCGTTACCTTGCATCCAGGAATAGTTGGCGGTTACTTTTTTGGCGACACTGGTGGTATTGGAGGCGGTAGCTTTGGGTACTTTATTGGATACGTCGACGAGGTTTTGATCCACAATGACGCGCTAAGCGCTGCTGCAATTTCTAACATCTACTCCGCTGACACTGACGGGTACTGCAAAACGCAAAGCCCGACAATCGCAATCGATACTTCTACGGTTGCGCAAACCCTAAACCACGTACCTATGATCGGCTTGAACATCTTTACTCCAGGCTCGGTGGGGGTAAAACGATCCGGAGATCTTTATTCGGGAGATGACTTTGCTAGCTTAGCGGCGTTTGCTGCGACTAACCCCCATCAAAGCCAGCGACCGATGATCCGAATGACATTTCCCATGGACCGACTAAAATACGACCGGGCTTTGGAGACGATCGATTTTTCACAAGGGCTCTACCCCGTGGCGATGTACACCTGTCCAGGTAATAACTTAATTGCTGCAACCGATACCTTGGCAGGGGAAACCTACGACGCTGGGTTAGGTTTGGATGATTTTATGGACACTGTTTTTACGATGAAAGTTGATGCGTACATGACTGTAGAGACAGTTCCTCGACAACCTACTTCTGATTGTAGGCAAGGCGGGCCCACTCCAGAATTGTGCTTAGCTTCTGACCAAGGTGACTTTTCCCCGGCTTATGCTGCGGCGGCAACTAATATCCGTTGGAATATTTCTCCTCCTGCGAACTATACCCAATGGGCTAGCGTACTAAATTACATGATTCGACACTTCCACCAAATCGAGTGGTGGAGTATTGGTAATGAGCCGAACGAGCCCTTAGGGTATTTTTGGGATCCTACAGACGCATCTAGCTTCTACACCTTCTACAATGAGTCTGCCGAAGCGCTCGCTCCTAAAGTACGAGCTGACACAAAGATAGGTGGGTATGGCGATCCGTGCTATTTGTCCTGCAACGATGCGTTTCCTTCAGCCACGTGGATACCTGCTTTTCTTTCACAGCTTCCTGCAAATAGCCCAATGGATTTTATGAGTGTGCACCGCTACAGTTGTGATCCTCGTGAAGTGTTTAGGACGTACGAGAACACACGAACTTACTTAGATGACGCAGGGTACACAAGTGCCGAAGTAGTTATCGAGGAGTTTGGTCGAGGAACAACAGGTGCACTTGAGGCGTGTCCTAGCAACGACATTGACAACGACCCCGGAGATCAATGGCAAGCCGCTTACGTTGCCACAGTAGTGAATAAGCTTTTGGCCGAAGGCGTTGATATGTTCTTTTTTTGGAATGCTGCAGGATTTGCCTCTGCAACGAATGCCTTGGTTAACTTTACTTCTACTGCCGACGTTACTTGTCCAGACAACAACTTCACCGATTACACGTTGACGGAGTTTACTCCGCTGCACCAAGTATTTCAGTTCTATTCGTTTTTGCACCCGACGGTTGTAGCAAGCGCGACAACGGCAGAGCATTTAGATACGATTGTTACTTCTAGCCTTTCCGGACGAGATATTTCGGTTCTAAGCGTAAACTTTGACATCCTAACCCGTACCACGTCTTTAGACTTGACTGGACTGGCTAAGGGTACGTACGCGGTTTGGTACTACGACGTTGACAACACCGATATTTCCTTAGGCGCTTCTGGAGTAAGTTTTTCCGGATTGTCTTGGGATTTGCTAGAGGGGGTGCGGATCATAAAAAGTTATGGTGCTGTACAACCCGCCACAAAGGAAATCAAGACGGTAAGATCGGGAAGCATGAGCTTGTCTTTGACGATGAACCCGTTTACCGTGCACTTAGTTAGAATTCGCGCTGTTGACCTTTAGAGGAATGAACTACACCACCCGAGTGCAGCACGTGTGCGAGCTTTATACCGTGGTTGACCTAACTCGGTGATTCGATGCGTAGCTTGACTACGAAAGAAACCAGGAGACGTGGATGCCTACCGTAAAAGACTTCGTCAAAGAGTGCCTCGACGAGTACGGGTATGGAGGGTTGTACAACGAAGAAGACGGGTGTGCCTGTGAGACTCAAGACTTGGCCCCTTGCGGTTCGATAAAAGACGATTGCCAAGCTGGGTTTTTAGAACCTTGTGATTGCGGTGATCACGACTTTCACGTGGTCGTCCCAATAGAGGAGGAAGAAGAGATGAGCGACGAAAACGATAACGTGGTCGAGGGCAACTTTCAGAATACCGCTGAGACGGACACAGAGCCGCTAGGACCGTTTGATCACGTGGAGATGAATGAGGCTAAGCATCTGGTGGCAGATGGCTTTAGAGCGGCTTATGGCGATTTGCTAAGTTGCATCGAGGACGAGGTTGAAAACAGCCGAAGTCGGGCTTTGGCAATTACGAAGCTCGAAGAATCCGCAATGTGGCTTATGAAGGCCATCTCTAGAAGTTAAGTTTTTTATTGTTTACTTTCCTGCGTTCTCCCAGTACAATTTCCAAAATGCGTTAGGGGTTTTGTAAATTAGTTGCAAAGGCCAACCCACCTTAGAATTTTATCCCAAACCGAGGGCAAAATGAAATGCAAGCATCCGGAAGATAAGATCGAGACGATCGCGCAAAAAGAGTATCCAGGCGGTGCTATCGAATGGTGTTCGGTTTGTGGTGCGTGGCGGGACGTGGAAGACCCGGCTGATTGGATACTGCCCGATCTTGCAAAAACCACCTGGCCAAATGTAGGGGTAGCAGAATGAAATATGTGAAATACGCAAAGGCAGTACTAAGACATAAATGGTTTGTGTTTGTCGAGTGCGCCAAACGCGGTTTGATCTGGCGCGGGCTTATGCACGACATTTCCAAATTCCGGCCCAGCGAGTTTTTTCCGTACGCAAATTATTTCTACGGGGACAGGACAGAAAAAACTAATAAAGCGTTCGAAGCAGCTTGGCTCAAACACCAGCACCGAAATAAGCACCATTGGCAATATTGGGTGTTGCAGGAAGACTCTGGAAAAACTAAGATCCAGGAGATGCCCAGTAAGTACAGGCTGGAAATGCTTTGTGACTGGTTGGGGGCGGATAAGGCGTACGGAAAGCAGGATATCAGTACTTGGTATTCGCAGACACGCCCTGTGCGTAAGCTAAATCTTAAGACATTGGTGCAGGTGGAAAAAGAATTAGTAAAGATTGATCCTCGCATTGTTTTGGAACCGTCGCAAGGAACTGGTTGTGAAACCTCGTGACGAAGACAGACAATCTATGGACACGTTGCTTAGGACCATTGGAGGGGACTACCCTGTCCAAGAGCTTGCACGTTACTTACTAAGGCTCCACGAATTAGGGGAGCCGATGGACGAAGCGCACCTTCCGCGAAATGTTGTTCGGTGGGCTCGCAAGCAGCGGTCAAACCAAGAGAGTTGAAAAGCTTGCCAAAAGACGGATATGCGCGGAGCGGGATTCGAACCCGCAACAATTCGATTTTAAGTCGAATGCCTCTACCAGTTGGACCATCCGCGCGTCTAATGCCTGCGAGAGGGGTCGAACCTCCAACCTCTAGATCCTAAGTCTAGCGCCTCTTCCAATTGGGCTACACAGGCAAAATCGGCAGGGTGTGATTCGAACACAAACCCGCTGCCCTAGGGCTTCGTACAGCCCGCCCTTTTTGACCGCTCAAGCACCTGCCGTTGTCTCCACTTTCGTCACCAACAAAAAAGCCCTCGGAATTTCTCCCGAGGGCTTTGTGTCTTTATCACCGCTGAACGCTAATCTAGCATTCGCCCTCGGGGTTCGAGAACCAAAGGTAAATAATAGAGGTAGCCAACTAGCGGTAACATAGACACATTCTCCGAGTCACTCGTCCAGTAACAAGAAAATCATACCGCGTTTTCGCAAATAGTCAACATTAGTTTTTAGGTTAGCGCCTAAACGCAAGTTAACTCACCCGAGGAAACTAATCTCATACTGGCCGAAGAATCTAAGCGATAGGGGATACGATATTGTTTTTCAAAACAGCGAGTCTGCCGGTACTTGGAGTTTTCCAAGCCAGTCAAAATAACAATTTTCGAATCACCGCTCAATTTCAACGGATGCACCCTCGGGTTGCTGCCCACACAAAAAAGGCGATCGAGCTGGTGTCGGAAGGACCGGGCCTAAAAAGCATCGCCCAGAATTATGAGCTTAGTTCGAACATTGATGACTACGTGTTCGCTGTAGCTCGTGCGGTGACAGCCAATGAAGCCAATGGTAACGGTGACCGGTTCACCGAGCAAGAGTTACTAAGGTACGACGCAGATTGCCGTTGCTTAGTTTATGAGACCTTCCGTAACGTGCCACTGCATATTGAGCACATGGCAGACGACCCTCGTACCGCACGAGGCTTTTTGCCCGACGCTGCCTATGTGACCGGTCCCGAAGATAAGTACGTAACCTGTGTTGTTGCGGTTGATACCACAAAAGACGCAGCCTATGCCGAAGGTCTTGTTAGCGGCAGAAACGATAAGTTCTCAATGGGGTGCTGGTGTGGTGCCGTTCAGTGTAGCCACAGCGCATGTAGAAAGATAGCCCGCACCGAGAACGAAAAGTGCTCGCACTTGAAAAATCAAATGCTGCAGGTAGTGGGCGGTGAGGTAATTTGCGAAGACTGCTTGGAGGTATGTTTTGTTGAGCTAAGCGGCGTTGAAATTCCCGCCGACCCGAAAGCGGTTCGTCAGTACCTTATGCAAAGCAAGGCAGCGTCTCTAAAACAAAACAACAGTTCCCTACCGCCGCTTGTGTCCCGATTGCTTGATCGTAACGATGCTGTGGAGGTTGGGCGCTACTTTGAAACTAACATTAACAGCCTTCCACAAAGCATGATCAACCTGGCCCAAAAACTGTTTTGAGGTGTGCTAATGCTACGAAAAGCGACATTAGATAAGGTGAATGCCTTTTTGAAAAAGGCGCAGGAAGAAGAGGCTCCTGCCGAAGAGGGGCCCGCTCCCGATTTTCCTATGGACTCGTTAGGCGACCCTGACGAGGAAGCAGCGGTGGAAGAAGCGGACGAAGGTGAAGTAGAAGACCGCGTCGAAAAGCTCGAAGAGACGATGGACATCGTTGTTGATGGTTTGGAGCAACATAAAGAAGTAATCGAAGAGTTGCTGTTAGACGAAGATAGCGATTCCGGATCTGACGGCTTTGAAGAGTTTCTGGAAGAGAAAGACGAAGAAGACGAGGAAGAGGTAACCGAAGATGAGTTCGGACTAGAGGAGGAAGCAAGAATGAACAAAACTAATCTTGCGCGTTACCGCAAGATCCGTTCTGAGTTGCGTAGCAAACGCAACCTGCGGAAGAGTTCCGGTAACCGCCGTCAAACGCCCCGAAACCCAAAACTGGCAAGGGCTCAAATCAAAGCCCGGCTGCGGCGTAAGCTTATGGCCCGCCGCGCTGCCATGAAGAAAGCCAAGGGTGAAGAGTATCTGCGTGATCAGTGGATGGTCAAAAAGATGAAGGACAAGTCCTTCAAGCCCATGGAACAAAAACCGACGATGGGCAAGCCCGTCAATGACAAGACCCCGGATCTGTTTGCGGTGGCTAACCTGACCATGGAATACAAAAAGGGTTCCTGGCAGGTGCTCGATGCAAACGAACGTGCTTTCTGCACCATCCCTCGAGGCGAGTTCAGTGCGGATGAGTACAAGAGCCCGAAGTTTGCCCATCTCGTGATCAAGACGATGAACAAGTTGGGTCTGAAGGCCGCGCTACGTAAGTTCAAGGCTCGCAAGCTTAGCAAAAAGGCTGCTACGCCTAAGAAGGCTGTGTTTGGTCGAGAGCTTTCGACCAAATCCGATGCGAAAAAGCTCAACATCCCGATCGAGGCAAGTGCTTCGGTGGCCAGTAAGCACGACGCGGCGGACTATGGTCGTCGCTTCCGCCGTGCGTTGAAGCTTGCTCTGACTGCTATGAACAAGAACCTAGTGGGCGACAACCCGCTGAAGGGTGCTTTGTTTGAGCTGATGGGCGAAATGGGGATCGATGACCCCGCCCCTATCATCGAGTCGGCTTTTGCGCAAGCCGCCGACGAGCACTTCGAAACAGCGTTGCAGCATACCCAGCGGTACATGGACATGAGCGACGAGGCTTTCGTTGAAGCGGAAAGTATGATCCTCGACTCGTCTGTTGCTGTGCCTTCGGCGCATAAGCAAACTAGTGACGAGGCTCGACAGTTGCGGCAACGTGCTGCTCAGTCCTCGATGCCTTTTTCGACCACAAGCGAGTCTGAACCAGAAGTTGACGAGTGGGCACGTATTCAGGCTGCGGCTCCACGTCCAAAACTGGCGCAGCTAAACGTGTTCCAGAGTAATAAATAAGGAGAGTATCAAATGGCGCTGAACAAAACCAAAGGCTACCCCTTCAATCGTCCGTTCTACAAGGTCGATACCAACGTCCAGTGGAGCGCGGGCCAGGTTGCATTTCTGGTGCGTTCCGGTGGAGAAAACGTTGTAACGACCGCAGCCTCCGGAACAGTGCCCATCGGCACCTTCTGGAAAGACCACGAGCTGACCTACCGTCGTTCCACCGTCGAAAGCGGCACCTTCGATAGCAACGACCAAATTCAGCTCAAGCACGCCAATGTGCGCGGCACCAGCTACATTAAGGTGACCGATAGTTCGGGCACCGAGTACACCCACGGCACCGATTACACGTTGAACACCAACAACGGTATTGTTGGTCGCGTGGGCGGTGGAAGCATCTCGGCTTCTGAGTCTGTGATCATTTGGTACGAGTACACGATTCCCGCCGATGAGATTGGTTACAGCGGCGGCACCAACTACACCCAAAGTGCCGATGACACCACCGGTTCAAATCGCTGCGCGATCGTCGAAGGCTTCGCGCACATTTGGACGGACCAGTACGACGTCACCCAAACTTACACCCTGTCTGCTGCGTTGCGCCCCGACGCCAACAGCAAGTGGACTTCTGCAACCAATTCTTACCCCGTTTGCGGTCGTGTGATCTCCGTTCCAACCGTCTCCGATCCGTGGCTGGGTGTCGCCCAGATTGCGGTTGCAAGCGTTTAACAGCGACTGGGTAAATACGAACAAGGTAATCTGGAGGATACCCAAATGGCGAAAATGAATCCCTACTTGAAGGCGGCCAGCAAACTGCGCACCGTCGACAGCAACGCGGGCGAAGAGTTTAACCCAATGTCCTTCGGTCGACAGGGCCGCAGCGGCAATCGTAAGGTTAGCTCTAACGAGCGTATGTTCGACAACAAAGGCGAAATCAACGCCAGTGACAACGCTGAAGTCCTTGACAAGATCAAGGGCCTGCTCGACGGTGCCAGCGATGGAACCTTCGACGTGCAGCAGGTTGCTGTGCACTCCAAGCATGCCTCGCTCAAAGTCGACGCAGCCGATAAGGATGCGTTGGTGCAGATGGCGATGTCCGACCCCACCAGTGAAGGCTTTGCCCGGTGTGGGCAGGCTCTGCTCAATCCGATCAAGGAAGTCATCGACTTCGAGGGCATGACCCGGAAGGTTTGGTACCCGCGTGACGTAAAGCCCGGTGAGGTTGTGCGTTACGACAAAGACCCATACGTGGTTGGCTGGCAGATTGCCGAAGACGGCCAGACCCCGGAATCCCAGGTCGAAGGTAAGTACATTTACCCGCCTGAGTTTGAGGTCTCCACGTTCCCGCTGTTGGAGCTGAAGGACATCTCTCGAGCGCAGTTCAATATCCTCGAACGTACCCAGGATCGTGCCCGCCAGGCGATCGAGTACCAAGAGGACTTGGCTGGTTTGACCCTGCTGCAGAACGCAGGCACCACCGAAAACGACATCACTTACTTCGCCACCTGCAACATTTCGGCGTTGGAAAGCATTCGTTACCAGGTGGAGCGCCACCGGTTGATCCTCGACAAGTTCATCGTGCACCGTCAGGAAATTTCTGACTTCGTCACCACGATCAGCCAGCAGGTGGATCCCGTGACGCAGCGCGAGTTGATCATGGGCGGATTCGTCGGGATCATCTTGAATGCGATGGTAATCACCACAGCCGGTACCAACAACCGCTTCCAGTTGCTGAATCCGGGTGAAGTGATCGGCGTGACGCAGCCTGAGTACTTGGGCGGCTTCGGTGTGCGGCAGGAGTTGATCTCCGAGCCCGTGACCCAGTTCAACGAGGGCAAGCCCCGGCGTGGTTGGTACTACTACGAACTGTGCTTTTTGGGACTAGGCCACTCGGCTGGTGTCGCGTTGGGTCAGAAGACCAGCTAATCTTTTTAGCGGTTTTTTAGTACTCCCCGCCTTCTATCGCCTATTAACTAATCCCTAAGCTTGCCCTCTAGAATAATCTCCATAACTCTAGTTGTACCCACGAAACGTAAGGAGAGAAACTAATGCCCGAAAAACAAACATCCTCGCGGTTGACGCTGCAAAACTTACTTAAGTCTCGAACAGAGATCTGGGTAAAAAACAATTCCGCCGAAGCCTCTCAAGGATACCGGTACAACAAGCCGGGTCCTGTAACGATGCAGATCGGTGAAGGGGAAGGACGACGGGCGCTCATCGTTCCGGTTGGTCCTGATCCTGTTTGCCTTACGGACAAAGCACCACACCGTCTCTTGCAAAACTGCACTGACTTGTTTTTGCTAACGGACAACGGGTTTCTTACTTTAATGGACCCGAAGCACGCACGTGACTACTACCGCAAGAACAAAGAACGTCAGCGGGTTGTGCAAGACAAGATTAGTCGCATTGAGAGAAACATCGCAGATTCGCCTAAGGGCAAACAAGAAGACGACGCCCGCAAACCTCAGGTAGACGGTACCGTGCTCAATCTCGCTTTGCAAATCAATGGTGAGACGATTGCTGTGAAAGAGGCTGTGGAAAAGGTGGAGATAATTCGCCACACTGCTAAGTACGAGGACCTAACTTATCTCTACAACAATGTCAAAGACCCTTCGTTCAAGGAATACCTCGCCGGGGTTTTGAAAGAGCGTAGGGCTGAAGAGAGCTAAGGGGAAAGTACATGCAAGACGTCCAGGGACACAGCCAGGTAATTACTGTTACGCTTACAGCTAGTGGTTCGCAAACGATCCAACCGTTGCTTAGTAACGAGGTGTACAAAAACGTCTCGATTACCGTGACGCCTGTAGCGGACATCCACACCAATTTCCGACATCAAATTGTTGTGTACCTGGACGGTCTTGTTTCTAAGACCCAGAATTACACGACAGCCAATCGTAGAGACTCCTCATATTTTTCTTACTACGATTTCAACTTCCCTCCAAACATTGGGCTAAAAACACGTCCTAAGCTTGGGTTCGATCCAGGCTTTTTGGGCTTTCAACTAAAAATCACCAACAACGAGCCAACCTCTCGAACCTTCACAGTGCAAACTTCGTTCGAGGCCTTAGTCGGGTCCCAGATTATCAAGAGGTGATCAAGATGCCGATGCTAAAAAACGCAACTTCGCGGTGGGACGACCAACCCTTGGCGACACGTTTGGAGTTCTTCGAGGAACACCGAGCAGGTTGGGAGCATTTGTGGAACGAGAATGGTGGCAACCGCGACAGCATTATCAAGTGGGCTGAGGACGCGGGTATGTCCCATCCGAATAATTTTTTTGACGGGCTTCACCGCTTTTTGTTCCAGCACCACTACGATCCGTTGAAGAAGTGCGCTGCGTTGCCAGGTAAGTTTTCTGAATGGCTGCTCTCAACGGCCAGAATGCATGCCGAGAAGCCTCAGGACAAGTTCTTCTACCTCGACCAAGGGTGTACCCTCAAAGGCTATCTAAGGGCTTTAGAACGCGCCGCAATCCAAAAGAACGTCGAGGAAAGTATTTTGGTCCTCAATTCGGAGATGCCCAGATCGGGAGATAAGCTTTACGCCGAGTTTTTGTTAGCTCAAGCAGGCTACAAGGATCAAATGAAAGCACTGGCGTCAGAACTAAACCGCGCTGCTTTCGAAATTGAAGCGGGTAACGATGTCTCGCAGCATTACGAAGCTGGCGATGAGTTGGAATACACTTTGACAGGTGACAGACTGTCTTTTTTGAAGAAGGTAGACGGCCACATAGTGGCGGCTAACAAACACGGTGGGATCAGTGTGATCGAGGACGTGTGGAACATTGCAAGACGCGGTTAGCCAAAGTAAGCCTTTTGTGACGAATGACCTTAGTTTTGCCGCTTATCTGCTTATGAAAGGTTACGACCTTTCCCGAGCTAAAAAATTCGGCAAGTCCTACCAGTTTGTCTTTAATTACTCCCCTGAGATCGAACGTCTGCGATTTGCTTATGTGAATTCTGAATGTGCTCGATTTGATGACGCAGTACGCAAGATCAAAAAAATCCTCTTCAGCGAGGAGTAGCAATGCAGACAGTTACAGATTTTGACGTGTTCCTGGAGAACACTTCTGAAAAACTAACGATCTTTGTTCGGGATCCTCGGACAGGCATTTTGACCGACGTAGTTACCGATAGTACGTTCAAGCTGATTGACTTGACCAACGATTCAGCCGTCGTAAATGTAAGTTTTCCGCCCGAAGGGAATTCTACAATTACCCACAGTGCTTCGGGTGTCTACCATTACAACCTCAACACGTCGACATACGGCAACGAGTACTTAGCTAACTTTCGGTGCATTCTCACCAACGACGTGTTGAACAACAACGTTTACGCCCGAAGCGTTCCCGCTAAATACTTCAAGTACGCCGCGATACTTCGTAGCCAAGTAGACAAGGCTCGAAAGAGCGTTGTTGATTACATTGAAAACATGGACCGCAACGACGAAGATCCGATAAGGTTCTTTTACGGGTACGACGATAAGCACCTAATTTTTTACCTCGAACGAGGTGTGCAGTATATAAACTTGTTTCCTCCTTACACCGCCCTAACTGTCGATACTTTCCCGTTTAGCCAGTTTGGTGGGCTAATGATCGACGCTGCGACGATTGCAGCATTAGAAGCGCAGGGAATTTTCGCGATCGATACAGATTACGATTACAGCTTAGGTGGCAACAGCTTCTCAGTAAGCCACTTTGGAAACATTAGTTCGATGCTTGCGAGTTTGCTTGGGAGATTTTCGGAGCAAGTAAGCGCGTTGAAAAAGCTCTATTTGACAAAGGGAGCTGTGCTGTACCAATTCACACCAGGCGGGGTTAGAGAGATGCGTTATCTAAGCTCCTTGCCCTCAGGATTCTGGTCACGCTTGTTGAGCGGGTTCACGACATAAATCTGGAGGAGACGATGCCAGTCAATTATTTTGTATGGGGTCAAAGAGGTGGTGGCGGTGGCGGTGGTGAGGGAACCGGTTACGCAACTACGTCCGGCCCGCCTGAGGTGTTTTCGGGATCGTTAGGGGTCGGCGTAACTAATATTTCTTTTAGTAACAGCACTACCGATGTCTACGTTTTCAATACAGACGACGCCGACAATTTTGAAGTAAGTTTTGACGGAGGTGCGACGTACCTCGAAATTTATTCTTTACGAGACTTGCACATCAAAACACAGGTTGACTCCATTACGTTGCGTTCGACTGTAGCAAACGTGACGTACAAAGTTATTGCTGTGTTGGATAGCTAAGAGGAGCGTAGATTATGGGCAAGGGACCGCAGCCAGATAGCGTTCGTATCGTTGACGGTAGTAACCCCGATACTAAAAACCGTCTTGGTACGGGGTTGGCCGCAAACGGTGTTCGTGTCGCTCCTCCAACCGACGCAGACTTTTTGGTGCAAACCGAGTTTGAGATCGATCACGACACTGCAATAGCCGCTCAAAAAGTAGCTTTGGCAGGTGCTCGTGCAAGAAGCTCTCAAGCCGCTGGCGTTGCGCAAAACGACGCGGTGTTTTTGACCGCTGACTTGTACGGTCAATTAGTGTTAGCGGGTTATTCGTGGGCTGCTAATAACTTAGCAACCGCAGAATCGGATCCCGTTAGCCAGCACTACCAAACAATTACGTTGGCGGACGTGACCAACGGAACCGACGATACGTACTATTACTACGTCGACATGAACGGGTTCCGCAAAATTGCTTACCAGTTGGAGTTAGATTGTGCAGCAGGTACGGTAACGGTAACCGTAGAAGGTACCATTCAAGACGACGGGACCGCACCTGGAAGCTGTACGTACCAAGACATTACAAACGATGTGTTTGGCGTAGCTTCTGTCGTGGCCGCTGCTGGTTCTACTTCCGACATGTTGTTGGACAATGCCGAATCGTTGAGTTTGATGAAATACGTTCGAGTTAAAATAGTTGCCGCAACCGGAGGCAACACAGGTGACTGGACGATCTACTGTAAGAAGCTTTACTAAATAGGTTTGGGGCGGGAAATGGCAAAACTTAGCTCATGTGATTTGTATAAGGTTGTTACCCCCCATAGCGACGGTGGGTATTTACACAATTCAGTAGCTTGTTACTCAGAAAGATCCGCAGGAAGACTGTTAGTTGTTGAAGACGTTGCAATCACCGGTACAGGGTCTGTGAATGTTAACGTTTTTGTTCTGACGGGTAGCGTTCTGATTATGGAGCAGTGGGCGATCATTAAAAGTGTCACAACCCTAACTAACATGACTGCTGTTTATGCGGACCTTTGGGATGGAACCAATTCGGTTTTGCTGACTGACAACTCCCCTGGAGCTACTTTGAGTAACGCCTCGGTGGGAACTTTGTTTAGTAAAATGGATGCTAGCACAGAACCCTATTTGGTTAACTTGGCAAATCAGTGCAGGGTGATGGAGGCCTCTAACAAAAAAGTAGGCCAACCGTTTATTGTAACTGCCAAAAGCGGAGCAACTACTTACATAAGATTTAATTACACCACAACGGACAACCCCGTGGACTTTACCATGGATGTGTTTTTTACCTACCTAGAACTAGATGGCGGAAGTATCGTACCGGTTTGAGAGGTCTAGATGTCAATATACACAATTGGGAGAAAGAAATGGAACCACCTTCAAGAATAAGAAAAAAGCCGGGAATTACCGAATTGTCCGAGCAAGACGCACAGACCATAGAAAATCGGGTCAGTAGGCTCAACGCTGCGGCGTTCGAAGGAACTGTGTTTGATCGCCCTGTAAATCAAGGGTCGAACGACATTAGGGTTACAGCAGACTTGGTAGACGCTGTTGTGGCTAGGCTTTTGTTGGGGGACAGCTATCACGACGTCAAACGCCATCCGACGTGTAAGGATCGTAATGGAAAAAGCCTTACGCTAGAGCAAATCAGAGCCATCCACACAGCCCTTCGAGAGCGCCACCAAGAATTGAACCCGCCTGACGTAGACGCCGGACCGTAAAAGGGGATGCTAATGGCTCAGTTGTCTTCAACGCCTTTTGATAGGTTGCAGAGATCTACGCAGGATATTACGTACTACGTGGAAACTACCGGGGACGACGACGCCAACGGAATTACTGCAGCCACACCGTTAGCCACAATTCAAGAAGCGATTAATAGGATTCCTAAGTACAACAGCAACACGTATCAGATCAACGTAGGCGATGGTAATTTTCAAGGCGCTTTGATCGATGGCGTTACGTTTGATTCAAGCGGCTCGCTTACTATTACCGGAGAACTCGGTGCTCCTACTTTGACTGGTGGAACTGCTTCCGGTACTGCCGACAGCGGCGATACAGACACGGTTGGCGACTCTGGGCAAGCGTGGACTGTCAACGAACTTCGTGGGATGTTGGTTTTGGTTGACGGTGAGTATCGGCACATTAGAAGTAATGACGCAACAAGTATGGAGTTAGTAGATGACCTGTCAGGTGCTTCTAACGGCAAAGCTTATTCGATTGTAGAGCAAAAAACGATTATTAACTCCGCAGACCCTGTTGAAGGTGCTTCTGGATTAGCTATAAAAAATTCAGACGTTCCTAGGAACGCCATCACTGTCGAGAATATGAAAACGAGTGGAGTCTCTTTTGGTTTTGGCTGCTCACGTTCTGTTCCGCTTTATTATAAAAATTGTAACACAACAGGTGGAGTAGTTGGGTTTATTTGGCAGGTGTGGTATGGCGAAGTTGAATATGAAAATATTTACGCGGAAAGCACTGTTTATGGAATTTACTTTTTAGGTGAGTCCGGGGGTCGTGTTCGAGACGGTTCAGGAGCAATGGCGTACAATTGTAGTTCAGAAGGAATTACTGTTTATTCAGCAAATGTTATTGGCCAAGGAACGGGCTTTGTAGCAGACGCTTGTGCGATCGGTTTGCGTGTTCTTTATTGTAGTTTAGTAAGTTTTCCTAAGTTTAGATCTGATAGTTGCACAGATTGCGGTGTAAGAGCCATTGCTTGCAACTACTTGGATTTTGACGATGAGCTGTCAATTACCAACGCCACAAATTCTGGTCTCTACATCAAGTCTGTCCTATCTGTGAATATTGATGGAGGCACCATTAGTGATAACGGATCTTACGGAATTCTAATTGACGAAGTTGCAGCGGGAGTAGGTAATCGCACAGGTAGTTCGTCAATCGATATTGCTGCTGCAACAATTTCAGATAACGGAGCTTCTGGTATTTGCGCCCAGTTCGGATCCTGCGTGTCCCTAGACGACGTCACTGGAACAGGCAATACAGGGTACGGGTTGGAGCTAACAAACGGCTCCAGGGCCATTATTACAGGCGATACAGACGTCACTGGAACAACAGGCGATGCGACCATTGATGAGGGTGCCAATACGTTAGTTTGGGGCACTGATTTTGCTAGCGACGATGACAAACGCTTTGACTCGGGATTTGCTACGTACATTCGCAGGAAGGACTAAATGGCAATTAAGCTATCTAGCACTCCTTTTGATCGTGTTGAACAGACTACGCAAAACATTACGTTTTATGTCGAAATCACGGGTGACGATGACGCTCCCGGTACTGCAGCAGCTCCTTTAGCAACGTTACAAGAAGCTTTTGATCGATTGCCTTTTCTAATCAACCACAGCGTTGTGATCAACGTGGGCTCTGGCAACTTTACGGGTGCCTTGTTAGTAAGCCGTCAGTGCGATTAGAAATGGATCTCACTTGTTTATAACTAGTGACACTGGTCTAACAGGAGACTCCGGCAACATTACGATTGATGAAGGTACCGGAACATTAAGCTACGGAGATTTTGCTACTTCAGGAGATTTCCAAAGCGACGGTGATATCAACACAGATACAACCTATCTAACGTTTGCCAGGAGGATAGACTAATGTCTTTGGTAGCATCGACGAAGAGTGGTGTTGATCGAATAGAGTACCGTGATACCCATTGGACAGATTTGAGAGTAGCTGCCCAAACTATTTATAAACCCACTGGTGCAGGAACTGACCCAGAAATAATAACTTGGAAAACTAACTTACAGCTTGTGTGCTTTGATGAGGGAGATGTTCTTTATTTTGCAACTCAAATGCCTCATTATTATAAACCAGGAAGCGATTTGAACGTACACATTCACTGGACCCCTCATTCAAGAGGAGTTGCAGAAAATGGAAATACCGTCAATTGGCGTGTGGAACTCACTGCTGCTACCATAGACGACACATTCCCCGCAACTACAACGTTTGACTGCACTGCTACGTGTGATGGAACCAACGATAAGCACCAGTACCAAGAAGCAACAGCCTCGATGAGTGGTACCGGATTAAGTTTTTCTCATATGATCGTTGGCAGAGTGTACAGGCTCGCTGGAGACTCTTGGTCCACAAACACCGCTGGAAATAGACCGGCTCTTCTTGAATTAGATTTCCACTATGAGATAGATAAACCCGGCACCCAAGCTGAAACTACTTTGTGAGGTTAGCTTATGAGTTTCATTGACACATACTGCACTGTAGCAGATCGACAGATGGGTTGTGTGTGGGCGCACCGATTTGATTCTGCTGAAGCTGTTTTAGGTGCTGGAGGGATTATTCTTGGAGACCCCTCTTTTGGGCCTGAAGGGGTAACGTTGGACGGAACTGCCGACTACTTACAGTTCCGTTTGCCTACCCTTCTAAATGTGAATTCGTGCAGCGTTGTTTTTGAATTTACTCCTGAGTTTGAGCACGACGAAGGTGTAGTGCGTTACTTTTGGGATATCGAAAATGGTTCTGGTTCCAATAGACATAGGTTTTTGCACGACAGCAATGCAAATTATTATTTACTAAGCTTCAATAGCACAGCGATTGATTCAATCAACGAAAACGAAGTAGAAACTTCGTGGAAAACAAATCAATGCAACCGCTTAGTGGTTGCTTCTACTTCTGGCAACACAGACGTTTTTCTAAATGGTGTGGGACTAACAATAGCAGACGCTACCGCTTGGAGTGTCGGAACGCACACGAGGCTTACCGTAGGAGCGCACAACGCTAATGTAGGCGGAACGGTTCCATTCAAAGGTACGGTTCATGGAATAAAAATTTTCAATGCGACTTTCGGTACAGAGGTTGCGGAAAAGATAAGTCGCTACAACAACCGTCACTATTGGACATTAGATGGTTCTAGTGACTACTTGTCTCGTGCAGCAACTAAGGGCACTGAACTCGACTTGAACGAGTTCTCGGTGTTGGTGTCTGTAATCCCTAACACTGTCTCCGGTAGCCATTGGCATGTCAGCAACTCCGGTGCTGCAGCTAAGTACGGTTGGGCCACGTATACCTTCAACGACGGTCTAAGCTACTTCGTTAGCAAAGATGGGGGGATTGGCGCAGGCAGCTCGACAGCATTAGCTCTTGCCTCGGTTGCACAAGTATCAAAGACTCTGACCTACGTAGCAACGTACAAGTACGTCGCTGACGGCACCAGCGAGATGGGCCTGTTTATCGACAGCACAAACAAATCTGAAGTAAGCAATGCCGTAGGTCCGCCTAACTTCGATACCAACACATTCGGCTTAGGAATTTTTCTAGACGGCGCTAATACTTTAGATGGCAGTCTTAGTTTTGTTGGATACTTCAATAAAAAGTTCACAGAAGCTGAAGCGCTAGCTTTGATCTCTGATTTTAACGACAACAGAGATAGCATCGATTTGACCGATGCCGTGTTTATTCAGGATTTCTCGGTAGACCCTGAAAAGTCACCTGTGTACACCCAAAGCTTAGACGGTAAAAAGTACCCAAAATGGACTTTTGATGGGGTTCAAGACGAGCTTTTGACTCGTAATGCGGACGGAGGATCCGACTTTTTCCCTTCGGGGTCTTTTACAGTTATGGCGTGTGTTCGTTCTAATGGAGCTTCCGGAACCCACATGATCATGACTGCTGGCGATGTGTTCAATTCAGGTTGGGACCTTAGAGTTTCTGGAGGGACCGATTACGGTCTTTTCGTACGCTCTACGACAGGTAGCTCTAGTTGCCAAGCTGCAGGAGCAGTTGTCGATAAAAAGCTTAGTTGTGTTGTTGGTACCTACGAATACGTCGGGGACGGTACAAGTGAATTGAACCTGTACGTAGACGACCTTCCTACGACAACTACCGCAGGCGCTACAGGGCCTGTAGAAAGCTCTACGTTGGGAGCTTCTATCGGCAACCACTGGCAGTCCCAAAATTATCAATTCCCCGGTGACATCGAGTTTATTGCCTTCTGGGATGGCACTGCGTTGTCCGAAGCCGAAGCTGAAAACCTTATGGCCTTGTGGCGTGCGGGAACGTTGACTGAGGACGACTTAGGCGACGTTATGATGTGGGCTGATTTTAGGTCAGACCCTAATAGCGGTAACCTCACGACGCAAGATGCTACCGCTTACAAATTTGCTGTTGGTGGATGTCCTGTTTTTGGCTACGAAGAACAGCGAGGCTCTGGTGTTTATGAATTTACAAATACGGGGTCTAACTACCTGACTAAGGTTAGTCACGAAGACGATGCAGTATCTTTGTTGAATAGGGCACACGCCTACTGGCCAATGACCGCAGACACGCATGACACAGACAGTGTGGCGGGAAGTCCGAATTTATTTCGCGATGCGAATATGGAACTAAGCACATTTGGGGATGTTTGGGTTAACCAAAACAATCCATTGTTGACTAAAGAAAGTGGTGCTAGAACAGGTGGCAAAGGAACTCGATACGGAAAAATTGCTTACCAGGGTACTGCCAATCCTGGAGTATTTCAAAATGTTCTTACCAACGGTGAAACTTATCAGATCTCGGGGTGGTACAGAACAGATGGTGCCAGCAACGGAGTGATAATTTCTCAAGACGGATCGATCAACCTAACCCTTCCTGCAACCACCTCTTGGACGTATTTCACAAGGACTGTTAGCCATACAGCCGGAACTGCCTTGTACGTGAGATCAGCGTCGTCAGGCGCGGGTCAATACTTGGAAGTGGATGATTTAGATGTGCGGTTAGTTAGTGATCAGTCTTTGGATGTGTCTGGTAATGGATTTCATTTTACTATCAACGGCAATCTCGAAAAGTTGGCCGGGTCTGGATATTACTTTCCTGGGGACGGATCGAGTTACCTAACCGTAAATAATAACAATCTGTTGCCTTGTAAACCGTTTACACTAGCCTGCTTAGTGAAATACGATCCTGGTTCTCAAGAACAGTATGCCCATGTTATGGGCAACGCCGATTGGACAGGAGCTAATATTCAAGGCGTTTTTATGCGTGCCACCAGTTCTAATGCTTTGCAATTTGCATCTTACAATTCCGGAGGAACGACTTCGGGAATCGCTTATTCCAAACTTCTTTATGGAATGGCAGATACTAGGTTTGCGGGATTTAGTGTTTATGAAAATTTTACCTCAAGTTTATACGGTTCCGTCTACAGTACCGCAAATAATTCCTATTACACAGATCCTCAATTAGGATTCCATATTGGGAGAAACCCCGAGTTGAATGACGGGGATTCGGATTTATTAGGGTACGTCTACAAAGCAGCGGTGTGGCTAGATCCGCTAAGCGAACTACAGCTTAGATCTTTGGCGGCCCATTGGCTCAAGGAAGTGAACTCATGAACAACTTGCAAAGTTTAATTGCAGACGGGACATGTATTTGTTATATCGATTATCGGTCTGGGCTAACCAGAGATTGGTCTGAAAATGGCAATAATGCATCTGCAACAGATGCTTCCTTTTTTCAACGTCAATACATGTCTATTGCAGACAGCGATGACTTTGACTTTCGCAATGGTGGATCTGTGGTTGTTTTTGGTAAGTTTCAACAACAAGATTCATCCGGTCTTGCATTTGCAGTAAAAGGAGCTAATGAGTGGTATTTTTACTCTTATGACGACGACCTTAATGTGTACGATGGAACTACTTTTTCTACTTATTCCTTCGGCGAATACAAAAACTTTGAATGTGCAGGAGCTTCTTTCGGCAATGGGTCCAAAGCATCTTTTTACTTAGATGGTGCTTTTGTTGACCAAGGTGCTAATACTCTAAATAACATTACAGACGGTGCTGGCAACGTTGCTTGTGGGCACAGTGTTTACGGCAGTCGAAATTATGTGTTGGATGCTGCGGTATTTTTCAATCGTCAACTAACTGCCGAAGAACATGCAGCGGTATACCAAGAACTCAAGAACGTCAAGTGGCCAACCAAACAATACAGCCAAGTACCAGCCAATCTTTCTCCTTTGCCCAGTAGTTGTGTGGCTGCAATTGACGGACAGTGGGCGCAAAGCGGCTTGGTCAACAGAGCAGAGCCTAGTGTTATTGCCGAGTTTTCTAATGATACGGGTGGAGAGCCGAACGTTACTGAAAAGTGTTTACTTGGCACAAGTGTTAAAATGGCCGAGTATACAACAACAAAAGCTAATCTAACTGGCAGACCTTTGACCATGTCTTGTTGGGTCAGGATGGATGATGACTCTAGCAATCAAATCATTTGGGGAAATACGTTTGCAGGATATCGATTTGTTTATCAAGCAGGTCTTGGGATGAGCTACCGACTTAATGCCAATAATAAAATTGTTTATTTTCAGGATGATATGGTTGAAGGCGTTTGGACTCACCTTTGCGTTACTCACGAAAGTGATGGGACAATTACTATGTATCGTGATGGTGTGCCCGATGGGGTAACCGATTCTTACACCACAAATTGGCCAGCCGTTGCTACAATGAGATATGGTTTTGATGCTGGCTATGTGTCTACACTTCAAGGCCAATCTACCCGTGCTCGTATTTATAACCAAGCACTTACTGCTGACGAAGTACTTGCCGAGTATCAAGAAGGCGCACAAGCAATTCAATTCAAGACCGAGTGGGGATACCGGGAGAAATCAAGTTCTACTGCTGGTGACTTTGTTGGCCCATTCGAGGTTTTGAATGGCAATGATTGGCAATTAACTTCCGACACGATTCAAGGTCAGCTTTGCAAAGTATTAGACAAAGGTGGCGGGAATGGGCACGAAGTTGTTTTGCCTTGGACAGGTGTTATGTCTTCTAATGATGCTGCATACGGAACTTGGGAATTTTGGTTTTCTCATGCTCAAAGCACAGCATCTCAAATAATGTTTGCTGCCCAAGAAAAATTAGTTTGGAACAGCGGAAGCCAAAATGGCTATTTCTTGCAATTCAATACAGACGGGTCTTTGCAACTAAGAAAACTGACTGCGGGAAGTGCTACAACCCTGCGTAATAGTGATGCAACTCCTGTCTCTGCTAATACTTGGCACCACATTAAAGTTACCCGTAACAATCCGGGTGACTTTTATGTTTACGTAGATGGTACTGCCATTGGTAGTGTTGCGACAGATACCAGTTTTGAAAGCGCGGAATACATGGTTTGTGAAATGGACGCAGGAGATAAGTTAGCAATAGCTAGCCCCCAAGGACAGTACGCAATCACAAAAAGGTTAGGGGTGTACTAAATGAAAATCGAATTGTTGTTTGGAGACGATCTTTTTGACGCAGACCTCGTGAACAACGATCCTTGGGCTTTAGCACAAAGGGAAGGTATCAATTTTCTATCTGACAAAGAATTTGTAGCAGGGCACGTGGACACTGACGAAGGAATTATCGTGTCTGCGCTTGTGGAAGGTTACGGCAACGGAGAATACTCTTTCGACGTTGCTGTTGACCATCGTTACCAAAAGCAAGGCCTTGGTAAAGAGCTTATTGAAATCGCGATGGGCAACTTTGAGATGTACAAAAACGTAGAACCAGACGCTGTTTTGAACTTAGACGTCGTTAACCCAAACATAGTTAAGTTTTTGGAGAGGGAATACGGTTTATCTAAGCAAGAAACCGAACTTGGAAGGTACAAAGTGAGCGCTCTTGAATATTGGTATGGCGTGCCTTTGAGACCGATTGGATTTGCGACCGTTCCAAAAGGGTACATTGGTGTTGAGCAGCACCCAAAGTTTCGGCACGGGGTTGTGGTGTATGATCGTCCTCTGACTGAAGACGAAATAGCCTCGTTTGAGCTTGTTCCGTTTCTGTCCGATGAACAGTTGCAAACTAGAATAGACGACATCGTCAACGAAATGGCCGAGTACAAACAAGAGTACTTGGAGGAACTGGAGGACGATCCACGGTTCTTCCGGCAAATGGTTATGGACAAGTTTGAACAGACTGGATTGGGTTTTCACGAAATACTTGAACACGAGCTAGTTGATCAGATTGCACAAAAACTAAAAAAGGCTCAACTTGAACCTGCTAATTTAGACGACTTGATTAGCTTTGTGCTGTGGATCGAAGACCGTCCATACAACAACGAAGTAATTATCGAACTTGGCCTTCTCGATGACTTGTTGTTGGGAATGTACGATGTTGTCTACGATGCCTTGCTTGAAGCTTCAAAAGCTTCTCCTTCTTACAAACTCCCTGCCTACGCTCAATCAGATCGAGCTAAGCTGCAACAGATGGATGAGTTTGAAGACTTCTGGGACGATTTTGACGAAGACTTTAAGCAACATGCTTCTGAATTGTTGCAACGAGCAGGACAAGAAAAAATCCTCGGTGCGTTGGAGAAGTCAAGTTACGACGTACGTACGCTGTACCAAGACTACTTGAAACAAAGTGACGTAGAGCCTGCGGTTCCTGAAGATAAGTTGTTTGAAGAAGAGGCATCACAAAAACTAAAAAAGTACGCCGATAAGTATTTCCACACAATTGGTCCCCGCCCCGAAGGTGGATGGAAATGGTACCACCAGTACCTGGACCAATTTGGACTTAGCGTAAACAAGAACCTAATCGACTTTTTCAACCAAGGCCCTAAGCAATCCATTATTCTTGATCTAAGCCCCCAGGAGGCTGAGGAAGCCGAAGATAGGGGCATGGAGCTGCAGAAGGCAGCCGAGCTTCTTAGACAGGCTCAGAACCTCCCACAGGTACTAATCTTAGACATTGACGGCACCTTAGCTGACGCTAGCCACCGACAGCACCTAGCACAAGAGGGGGACTACGACGGATTTTTTGAAGAACGTCTGGTGGAAAAAGACGAGCCGATCCCGCAAGCCCAAAAGTGTCTAGGAGACCTTCTGTCGCTTTTTGATCGAGTTGTGTATATGACCGGCAGGCCCGAAAAGCTAAAACAGGTGACTACGAATTGGCTAAACAACCACTACCAAATTGAAGAGCCTGAACTGCTTATGCGCCCCAACGGCGACACCCGCGCAAGCAGCATAATCAAACACGAACTTTTTCTGAATAACTTAGTCGAAGAGGACGCGGAGTTTACCGTAGTAGACGATGAAAACGGTAACCTGTGGGCGCTTTCTCCTTATGCTGCAATTCTCGAAGCGCCGGTTTTGTGGGACATGATCAACAAGGAACGAGGTTAGTTATGTGGACGGCGGACACAGCTAAAGAAATCGGTGAACGGATTGGAATCGATTGGGGCTTGGTGGCATTTGAGCCGATCGATCTCGCACGAGGTATGGAAATTGAGCTTGAGCATGGTTCCCGTTTTCCCGCTGCAAATGTGACAGACGACGACGAAGAGCTAACCGCAAAGATTGCTTGGGCTCATTTAGAAGAACACCCAAAGTATTACGAGTACCTGGCTTCGATGGAAGAACTAATGCAGGAAGATTCGACAGAAGAAGAATTAGTTGAATACGCACCTGAAGACGAAAGCTAATCACGAGGGTAGGATCTCGCCTATGACAAGCCACCGGCTACTTCTGAAGTTTATTTCTGAGGGGCTTACTTATCGGCAAGCGTGCCAAAAGCTTGCTAAGCACCTCCGTAAAACAGCGGACATCCCTATGTCCCGAACCCTCAGACGTTTAGCCCAAATGGAGTTTAAGGACGTGCAGGGTGAAGACGTGTTTGATGCGTTGAAGCAAATTTGGACTAAAAAAAGTCCAGGCGAGATTAACGGCTTGTTAATTGATCCCATTTCCGCCGAAAAAATGATCGATGTGATCGAGTCTCTTGAACTTAGAAAAAGAAAAAAATTCTTATCTATGCCTGTCGAGGAGATGTTTGAAAAAGCCGACAGGGTTTGGGATCAGTTGGAGTAAGTAATGCCTCACTGGGTTGCACCATACAAGACTCGACGATCTACACGCCTGCTAAGTTATGCAGTACGGCAGAACCACACCTTACTTGAGACAGGCGGGGAAGCTTGCTATTTGCTCAAGCGTCTTCGTCGGGCTAACGAAATACAAGCTTTTGCTAGTCGTCGAGCGGATTGGCTGACTAAAGAAGCCACAAGCTACACCTTAGACCCAGATACGGGGTACCTGCGATACAAGCTTTGGGGGGCCGACACAGATTCCGTTGAGACGTACCCGGACATCGGTACGCTAACCACTACGGTATCCGCCAGCGGCGGCGGTGCGACCGAGGTGTGGGAAGACGCGGTTGACAAGCACTCGTTTATTTCCGGACGCAACGAATACGCCTTCGATGTCTACCAAGACGATTTAGACTCCGATGGCAATTCGATCATCGATGCTGTCTACGTTGTTTTCAACACTCCACCATTTACCACAGGCAAGCACGTTAGTTTCCAGTACGGGCCGATAAACCCGTTGAACAACCAATACCGGATGCAACCGATCCGGGACAACCAACCCGTTTACCAGGCAAGCTTGTTCTCTTTTGAGCAGTGGGAAGATGCCAACGCAAGAATTAGAAAACAGCCGACGCCTAATCAATTCTTAGTTGCTTTTCCCGGCATCCTAACAAACTTCGAAGTTGTTGCAGGTGGGTTTTTGCAAACAAGCGTCAACAATTATTGGACAAGCCCGCCGCCGTATTCCCCCGATCTTGTAGAGCACGACGTTGTTATTCGTTTATCTACTAGTCAGCGCTACCAGATCACAAACGCAACGCCTATCTACGTAGAAAACATTTTGGTGAGTCAGCAATTTGAGATGAGTTTGCTCGATCCAAAAAGTAGTATCTACAACGTTGCTGTGGTGGGGAGCTAAACCCGTGGCGATTACGATGCATTATCGAGGAGTGCGCTTCGTAAAAGACTACATTACTAAGTTTTTACGAAGCGTCTTTTTGGCCTACGAAAAAGAAGCTATCCTTTTTACAGACGGCACCAAAAAAATAGTTTTTAGCAACACTCCTTACGTTACGTCCGAAGACAGTTGGGTATCGAGACCCGAGCTTCCAGCAGTGCTGATCGGTTCGATGAATGCAACCTTCCAAGAGAGGACGATAACGAAAAATCTTTTGGTGTCCCCCGGAGAGGTGGTTGCAGGTTACAATTTTGAGGGCGGTGACATTGACATTAGTGCTTCGTTGATGTGTCTGTCGCGTACCACACACGAAAGAGATAATCTTTCGGACATCGTCTCGATTTTTTTATCTCGTCCTGAAGCAAAAGATTACTTTCTCGACCAGGACATCAAAATTGTTAGTCCTCCTGCGATGTCTGGTGAAGGCAAAGTGTTTGAGCCTGCTGTGGACTACCCTGTTTACACAAGTAACCTAAGCTGGGAGTTAGCAGCGAGTTGGGAACAGTGGAACGATACTGAGGACACTCTTGCAAATATCATTGTGGATATTTCTGCGAGCTTGGATTTAGACGAGAGTTAACATTGACTAAGCTTAAAAAGCTAAGATCAACACAAATCAAATAATGGAGCGAAAACCATGGCCGAAAGAATTCCCGGAATTATCGTTCGAGTGGTTAACTCCACCGGTACTGTCGCTCCACCCGCCTTTCAACGCTACCCTTGCATTGTTGGCCTTGGCGATCCGTACCGTCTCGTAGAGAACACTGCGATCGTCCGTAGCGTGGGGTCGGTGGATGATATCCCGTCAATTTCAACTGTGAACGAAATTGTCTCGGTGGGTGCCTTGCCTGGGAGTGCTAGCTACACCGAAGGCACTGATTACTACCTTATCGGGGACAGCTCGAATCGAATTAGTTGGAGTCCTGCCGGGTCGCAACCGACAGAGGGAAATCAGTACTACATCACGTACACAGAGACGCGGGCTGCAAGTGCATACCAGGCGACTTTGTACTTCAACGAAAACTTAGTTTATACCGACCACGGCAACAAAACACGTACCGACGGCAGTCTCAACGACATATCTGTAGGAGCTAACCTAGCTTTTCAAAACGGTGCTAATGGTGTGTACGTAGTTCAGTTAGACGATCGCGAATTTTCTGATCCCGATAATCCCTCAAACAGCGAGTTAGAAACGGCTTTTGAGAATGCCGTAGACGTACTCGAAGAAATTTTTGATTCTAAGCTTTGGCTTGTTCCGATGAGTTCTGGGACATTGAACACTACAACGGCGGCAAACATTTTGTTCAACCACGCCGTTTTGGCAAGCCAGCCAGAGCAAAAGCAAGAACGGTCTGTGCTGCATCCGATGCCTAAAAACACAGCCTACACTGCTTACGCTACTCGTGCCCAAGCGTACGCAAACGAGCGCATGATCGTACCAGCAATCCCCAGCACGCTACAGGTAACGGGCTTTACAGGTACAAAAGATTCTCGTTACTACTGCGCGGGTCTTGCGGGTAAGCTTTGCGCAGGTCCAATCGGCGCGACGATTTACGACGAGATCATTGCTGGCTTGACCTTCACCGACAACTTCAGTCGAAGTCAACAAAACTACATGGTGCAAAATGGAGTAAGCCCTGCGAAGAGTGCTTCCGGAATCGTTAGAAACATTATGGCGATTTCAACCGATACCACATCGGCATTGACGGAAGACTTAGGCGTGCAGGATGTCAAAGACTACGTCAAGAAGTACTGGCGGGAAAAGCTCTGGCAAGTGTACCGCAACAAGCCAATAACAAACACCTTGCCGAATGCCGTTAAGCAAAGTTCGGAAGGTATTTTGGCGTACTTGCAGCAGGAAGAGACGATTGCAGATTACCGAAACGTGACTGTCCTGCAAGACGGTACAGAACCGCGCCAGTTGAATGTCGCTGGAGAAGTTCAACCCGCGTTCGGCCTGGCTTACATGGACGTAACATTTACCTTCGTCCTGACCTTCGGATAAGGAGGAGTAGACCATGCCTTACAAAACTACGATTCCAAACACTGCACACAGTGTTTTCTACTCGTACACGATTTTTATTAACGGCAGTCCCGTAGGATCTTTGAATTCGATTAGTTCTCGTTCGCAGCGCAATGCCGAATCGATTCGTGAGGTGTTGTTTTCTGCGGGTGCCGAGATTAACGAGATTGTGTGGAGTGGTACTGACACCACCCTAGACCTAAATTACACCGAGCTGTACACACAATCGTTGTACGAAGCTTTGGGCTACGACGTTTATTCGATCGAGGATTTGAACACCAGCTTCGATATCCAGGAGCAAATGCGTGTTCCCGTATCCCCCGGTGCTCGTCCAATGCCCGACCCCGAAGAACCCGCTAAAATCAGAACGCTTGTTTATCATGACTGTGTTCCCACGTCTTGGGGCAAAACGTTAGACACTGGTACTGCTCGGGTTGTTGAGACCATGAGTGTTATGGTACGTACCGTAACAGGTTCAATCGAATAATTTAAGAGAGAGAGAGAGCCATGCGCAAAACAAATAAACGAAAGGCAACCCAAGGACAACCGATCTTCCGTCGTGCCGGGTTTATGCAGCCCATGGTTACAGAGGGAGAATACTGGTACGGGGAAAACAAATATGGCGAGGGAGACTGGTTCCCGGCCAGTATGTTTTCAAAAGATGACGTGATTGAAGAAGGGTACGGCGAAGACTTAGAATTGCAAAAAGGGTTTTTCGCAGAGTTTAGCGCTCCGGGCTACATGGACCGAACTCTTCTTGGGCTGTACGATACGGAGTACGATGCTTGGTATGCTCTGCTGGACTTCGATGATACGGCTTTTGTTTGGACTGCCGAGTGGTCGGAGGATTCCGACAAAGATATGTATCCTGAAGGTGTGGAACCCGGTTGGTGGACTTATCACATGTACTGTCCGACAGATGCTTGTGCCAAGGCAGTCAAACATTACTACCAAAGCGTCGAAGGTAGCAACATTGAGCAAGACGGTTCGTTTGTGTATGTGTCAGGACCTCCCGGTAAAGAAGAACTGACCGACGAAATAGAAGTTGAAGAAGGCTAACCAACAAGAGAGAGAGAAGCTAATGCGCAAAACAAATTCTTTGAGAATCAAAGCCCGTCGTGCTGCTCTGCGTAGAAAAGCTCGTCAAAATATTCGCAAAGCTACACGCCGACCGGTGCCCAGACGTGCGAGTATCCGCCGTAAGGCTGCAGAAATTACAACTAGCGAATATGAAAAAGAACTCGATGCGTTAGCTGAAGACATCGTAGACGAGGCGGAGTCTGAAGAAGAAGCGATGGAGCGTGTTTGGGAAGTTGTGGATGGCCACCAATGGATCATCTACAATGCCTACAACATTCCTGTAATCGAGGCGGCTAAGGGCGACGCTGACGACGTGACCTCAGAGATGGGTACCGACATCTATTCGGGAAAAACCTTTTCCGAAATCGCTACCATCACCACGTTCTATTTGATGGAACAAGACCTCCGCGAAAAAGTTTACGACCTCTGGCAGAAAAAAGAGGAAGGGTTCGACGAGGAAGACGAAGACTAGTTCAACAAAACCTTAGTAGCACCCACGAAACGAGGCCCGCCTATGACCGCAGAACCTACCAAACCCGATAGCGTTGACGGCATTACGCCAGAACAGGTTGCTCTTTACGAAGACATGTTCATGCTGGGCTACGCTAAGTCGGATAGAATTGTTATTTTTGACGACGGCGAGAAAAATAAACTTACCGTGCAGTTTCGCACCCTACTGCCTTACGAAATTCGGGATATTGCAGAGGTGTCGGAAAGGTACTCAAGTCCAGCAGGTAAGTTTATCGTAGAGCAGATTGAAACCTTAGCTCGATCCATTGTGCTTGTCAACGACACTCCCTTAGTTTTGGACACCGCCTCTAAAACGGCTGTGTTCGGTTCTAAGCCCGTAGACTCGCTAGACCAGGCAAAGTACATCTTAACCCAAAAGCTACGCTCCACGCCAATCCTAGACGCTCTGTTTGATGCTTACCAAGACTTTGCGGGAAGCATTGACGAAAAAATGAACGATCTAAAAAAAAAGTCAAAGACAACGTTCTAATTCGGCTTGACTTAGAAATACTACGTTACTTTCAAATCCTACCAACCGACGACCGCTACCGAAACCTGACGGGCTTTCACAAACTTTTGCTTGCTGAATACGTGCTCGATTGGCGCAAGGAAGAAATTGCGATGTCTGGTGCTGGAGGGCTAGGTGCTTTGGGGGGAATTGTTAATAATCTAAGCCCCCCAAGTGAAAAAAAGCCAGTCTCAACGAAAGAAGCTCCGTTCGATCGCGTCAACCAAGACTTTGCTAAGCATTCTGCCGAAGGCAACGCCACAGGCAAATTGACGATCCCTCAATCCCAAATGGATGCGTACCAAAAACTAAGATTAGAAAACCAGGCTAGACTGCAAAACATGACTGTTGAGGAACTGCAGAGACACTGGGAAAAAATTGACGACGGAGAACTGGGCTAATGGCTGACGAATTTAGTGTTGACCCTTCGTCTATTACGGCTGCAACAAAAGCCTTAAACGAGATGAGCACACGAGCCGGGGCGGTAAAAACTCAGCTAACCGGTTTAGCAAGGTCACTGGGGGACCTTCAAAATTTCTCTGCGAGTAGTTTGTTTGGAGATGCCGCTAAATCATCAAGAGAAGTTGCAAAAAATGCCAGAGATACTGCCAAAAGCAGAGCGGACGAAGCAGAATCTCTCAAAAAAAGCACAGGCCTTTTAAAACACACACGTACTCAATTAGAAAGAGTGGCTAATACTGCAAGAAATTACGGCAGATCGATGACTGACATTCAGTTTTCTTCCATAGATACTGCCAAAACCAGAGCGGACGAAGCAGAATCTCTCGAAAAAAGCACAGGCT